ATCACTTGAAAAAATATAATCACAACTCCCTTAGTACCTAGTGAAGGAAACGAACCTTCATTAACCATTCTAGGTAAATCGAATAGGTCATATTTCAACCCATTCGATTTTTCTTTTATATATTTTATACTCTCCTGTTTCGAGCAATAGTTTTATCGCATCCTCAACAGAGAATACTTTTTGTTTTCTTGCTTCTGTAATACTCATATTACGTTCTAAATTATACTCTCTGAATAATTCCAGAGCATTTTTAATTTTCCTACATAAATAGGATTTTCATCAGTCCAGTCCACAGTTCTTGTGGAAGTATTTTCTAAAATTCCTACCTCAGACAGGAATTTTAAAATTAATCCTTCTCTAATTGGGAGAATTTTAGCTAATTCCTTTCTTATATAGGATTTCTCCATTGGATGATGTAGATTTTCTCTTTTGAGTGAGTTAAGTTTTTGACTCAGTTCTTTGTAATCTTCTTGTGTTAAATTTTTAATCTTTTTCATGATATCTTGTGTTAATTTTTTAATAATAATACATGATATAAATAAAGGATAGCATTAGCTATCCTTTATATTAAGCCTCATCCCAGAGACACAGAGTTCTTTCTGTGCCAGGAACGAAACGATTCGGGACGCGTTTCACGTCAATGACTTTGACGGATTCAACATCATCCATAACTTCCAGGATTTCTCCTAAGGTCGTGCATTTCCGGAGTTGCTTCATTAACCCCGATTTTGCCTCATCCAGTCCATTGACTCTGTTTACGAGTTGGGATAAAGAGATGACCAGTGTTTGTGTTTCTCCCTCTCCACGAACAAAACCTTGAACAACACGTTCTTGTCCATCCTGAGTTATGAACTTATATTCAGGGTTAAATGTTGCATCACTTAAGTCGACAACGTCTCCAATTTCACGTCCGCCTTCTGCGTTACGAACTATAACTGGGGAATTTAATAATTCTTTAGACAGACCTTGTGAAAATTTACTTCTACCTTTCATAATCTTTACGTTTTATTTAATGTTTTTTATTCAAAGATGGTCACGGGGTGTAGGGTGTGATCCTTTTTCTTTGCTCATAATCATATTAGTTTAAAATTTCCCTCTAAAAATAAAAAATATAAAAAATTTTTTTTCTAAATCCTCAACCATTTCTATTTTCACAAAATTTATCCTATCTCTTGTTTATCTTCTTACCCTTTACTATTTTTGAATTTGATAAAATTAATACTATGGAAAACTTTTATTTAACAGGAAAAATTTCAAACAAAACATTTATTACCTCGGAACTAGTCATGAGATGGGTATGTCATTTTAGAAAAAATAACATCTCTCAATTTACTAAAGATCAAATCGTCCAATGCGGTATAGGACATAATGATGTTAAGAAATATCTAAAAATATTAGAAGAAAATAAAGAAATCGAAAACTTAACAGAGAATGGATATGCATATAAGATAAAATTAAATCTCATCAAACCTTGTTATAAATTTCTACTAGATAAAAACATTACAAAAACACACAAATTCTTTTTATTAGTATTATTAGAATATAGTAAAATTGAGGAAATTAAATATTTAAATAAGAATTTAAGTAGAATCCTTTATGGTAACGATCAAAATGCAACTGGAATTTATAATTATATCAATAGAATAAAGGATTATGGATACGGAAGTTATATTGATATATTAAATAATTCAGACTTTACTTCAGAAGTAATTAATAATGATCTCTATTCTAATGAACTTTATACTGAAACACAATATGGATTTATTGTTAATAATAGAAAGGAGAAAGTCTTTAAATGTCAGTATTGTGGGGAAAGTGATCCAAATAAATTTTCTAGTGGATCTTCTAAAACATGTAATAAATGTAAAAGTAGAAAGAGAAAAGAAAGGGAAATGGAAAACGTAACTAAATGGTTATTATCTAAAACATTGATAAATAGTAATAAAAAAGGTTTAGAAAATAACTTAGATATGGTATATCTAGAAGAGATATTGAATAAACAAGAAAATAAATGTTATTATACACACCTTCCTTTTAAATTTGATGAATTTAATTCTCCATCTGTGGATAGAATAGACTCTAGTAAAGGATATATAAAGGGAAATGTGGTGATATGTAGAGCGGGAATAAATATTATGAAGAATGATTTAGATTTAGAAAGTTTTAAGAAGGAGGTATGTAATATATATGAGAATTTAGATAATATTAAATAATTTATAGTATTTAAATAAATTTCTCCTCCATTTTACAATTCCCTAAGAAGAAAAAGCATGAAATTCAGGATTTAAATAAAATAAAATTTTTAAATTTTCTTCGGAATGAGGTATGAGGATTGTATTAAATATAAAATATTTAAGATATATGGGAATTTTAAATATATGAGGTATTTAAATATAAATTTTATATAATAGATAAATTTTAAATATAAAGAGACTCCCAGCTCAAGATTTTTTGCGAAGCAAAAAAACTTACCCTTTGAAGGGGTAGGGTAGGTACTAGTTAAGGACTTACTAGTTATAGTTCTGGTACTCTCATGAGAGGTAGGATTTGGAGTAGAAGTGTGATTTATTTAAATATTTGGTTAAATATTTAGCAGAATGCGCGTTTAGGTAAGGATTGTTCAAGTGTAATTTAGAAGAGCTTCAAGTGTAAAATAATCGAGTTGGTGGTTTTCGTCTTCTATTCTACACTTAGAGCATTTTTTAAATTTTTAAAAAATAAAGTAGGAATATGATTTATATAAAAATTTTATCATAGAAACCGACGGTCTTATCTAAATTTGTTATAAAAACCATTCGGGAAAATCGTGAATAGAAAATTTTTAGATTTTATAGGTAATGTGAGTTATTATCCTTATCTTTGTTTGTGATTAAAAATAATTCCACAACATTATCTATTTATTTAATTAAATATATAAATTTAACATGGAGAAAATAAATAAACCACAAAGAATACAAATAGGAAAAAACTTGATAGAAAATGAGGATTTAAATGGGTATACTATATACTTATTCTGTTTATTATCCTTATATAAAGATAAAGATACGCAGCAATGTTTTCCTTCTTTAAATACTTTAGCGGAAGAAACTAAATCATCAAAAAAGACAGTTATGAATAGATTAAATGAACTACAAGATAAAGGTTATATAACTATAACTAAAAGAGGAAATAAAGGAAATTTATATACCCTAATTCGCCCTCCAAAATTATTAAAAGATAAAGAAGAATTTACTTTCGAATTTATGAAAAGAGATGATTTAACAATAGAAGAGAAGATATTCTTTATTTGTACTGCTCCAAAAACTATTAAAGATACTAATACCGGAATAGGAGAAATGAAGAATGTGAGCGTGAATGCGATTGCTAGGTTATGTGGATTTTCGTGGGGAAATGCGAAAGAGCTTATTGATGAACTAGAGAAAAAGGAAAAGATAGAGTTAAATAATAATAATTTAAAAATAGATTATACGAAGATTAGTCAGGCTATATTATTTATGGCTGCGAAAATTGAAGAGAATAGTAAGGATATTGTTAAAACAAATAATAGGGTAGATACATTAGAATCTAGAGTAGAATATTTAGAGAGAGAGATATTAAAGATAAATGCTAAGGATGTAGAATGTGAAACAATTTAATTATTACTAAATGTTATATTTAATAAAATCAGGAAGTAATTTAAAGATAGGATTTACATCTGATCTAGATTCTAGATTATCCCAATATAAAGTACATAATCCGGATATTAGATTATTAAATTATAAATCCGGAACAAGAGAAGATGAAAAGAGATTACATACCTTATGTAAAAAATATAAATATTCTGATGAGTGGTTTATATATAACGAAGAAGTTATTGATATATTTAATAGTTATATTAGTAAAATAGATATAGAATCTTCTTTTAAATATTCTATAAGCATAAATTTAAATCTTATACTGGAGGGATTATCCCAACTATCTAAAATAAGTGAATATAAAGTGTTAGTCTGTTTATGGAAATATTCAGATCTGCGTGGAAAGATTGTATTAGATTCTTATTTAAATAATTTAATACATCATGCAACACAACTTACAATAGGAACTATTAAAAATTGCATCTCCTCTTTATATAAAAAGAATCTTATTATAAAACTCGGAAAGGATAGAGGAGTTTATTACTTAAATACTAGATATTTTTTAAAGAAATGAATTAAAGAAACATTAAAAATTAAATACTATTAAATAAAATAATATGATATACTTAATTGAATCAGGTAATTTCTATAAAATAGGATTTACAGAGAATCTTAAATCTCGAATGAAACAATATGCTACTCACAATCCAGATTGTAAACTTATAGATAGTTTTGAAGGATACATAGAAGATGAGAAACAGTTACATGAGTTATGTAAAGAATTTAATCATTCTTCTGAATGGTTTAATAAAGATAAAAGGATATTAGAGATATTCCAAGAATATAAAAATTCTGACACTGTTGCATTAAATAAAAAAATAAAGAGTTTAGAACAACGGGTTAATGAATTAACACGTAGCGTAGGAATGCTGAATGATCGGTATGAGAATTTAACTACAACTATAAATAAGACTACAAATAATGAGAGTGATCTAATAACTTTATGTAAAAGAATAGTCGAATGGGAAGAAAGAACCTTGTCCAGATTAGATATATTAGAAAATATAATATCTAAAATAATATAAATGAAGTAAATAGTTGAATTTAAATATACCTATTATATCCATTTCCCTATAGGATTTCTCACAAAAACCACATACCTTTGTAAATCATAACAATCAATCCTTTTATGCAAAATCCAACTTTTGAATCTACACCAATAACATTAACTTTTCCAGAATCATTTTATATAAAAGAAGGACTACAACGATATTATAAAATAATCTCCGAACCTAAATATACTCCAGAAGAGGAGAGTTATACATATAAACTTCAACCATGCAAAAATGAAGAAATTTTAAATACAGACAATACTAAAATAATAGAACTTATAATTTAAATATATCACAATGAACGTAAACGATTTTTATAAAACAACCAATTACAATGAGCTATATCTCCAACTTTTACAAGGAATTAAGGAAGGGGTGGGAGATTTTAATACAGAGAATATAGCTTTATTAACAGAGAAATTATCAGCAGTAGTAAATGAATTAAATACTACTAATACTAAGATAGATACGACAAATACTAAAATACAAGATTTAATAACTAAAATAGAGAATTTAACTACTACATTTAGTGCTAAATTAGATACAGCATTAGCATCTCTAGCTAATATTGATATTGATTTAGATCCTGTTAAAGAAACTTTAGGACAGATAAAGGATACAACTACTTCTATACATACGAATACCTCTAGTATAGATACTAATTTAATTCAGGCAAATACTAAATTAGATACTATTGTAACTAATACCTCTCCAAAACTTCCGCCAGCAAATGGAGGGGCAATTGATTAGGTATAAATTAAATTGCACATGTTATTGTTATATAATATATACATTCTTTAAATATTAAAGATATACTATCTTTGTAGTGACATAATTTATAAAGTTAAACAAATAGTATATGAACGGTAATATAATGCAAAATGTATTAGTGATGTATAGTTATGTAATGAATAACTTAAATAAAATAAAAACAATAATAATATCAGATCCTGAATTTAAATCTCAGGATTCAATAGAGTTTATAGATGAATTTGGAAAGATTAAATATCCAGAACTATCGTATTTAGATAGACAAGGGGCTGTGAAGAAGGATTTGAATAATATTATTCCGGAATTAAGAAAAAATCTAAATTTATAAAATTTAACATTTAATCTTAGGATTAGATCTATAATCTTAGTATATTTGTATATGTTAAATTAAAAATATGATTATGGAAAAACTTATTAGTGATAAGGAGTTAGAATGTATAAATGCTTCTATGATGGATGTAATGAATAATGCTAAAATCGGAATTGAGAAATTAGTTCAAATTATTCAGTATTTTAATGAAGGAGATTGTGAGAATAAAAAGAATTTAAGAGAACTATTAGAAATGAATAAGAGCTTCTCTGATTATTTTGATATGATTGAGGATAGACTTAAAGTGATATTATCTAAGTTAGATAACTTCCATAGAGAAGAAGACTATGATGGAATTGATATAGAGACATTGTTAAATCTTATCGATGAGAAATTAGATAGAACTTTAAATAAAATTCCTAACGAAGAAGAAGATTCTTTAGATGAGTTAGAAAATAAATTAAATAATCCTGATTTAGATAAAATTCCAGATTATGTTAAAGTTGGGATTACTATCGGAGCACCTATAGCTAGTAATAAATTACCGATAGATCAGGTTAAATGTACTAGTCCTGATATAAATGAGTTATTTTCTAATTTCGGAGAGATGGTAAAGGAAATGTTAAAAAGTTCTGATATAGAATATATAACAAATGACGATTATCTTAAATCCCTTAATTTTATTAAGGAGATGATTGAAAATATAAGCAAGTAGTCTTCTTTGCGTGTTTATTTATGTGTTAATAATGTTAAATGAAAATACCCTATAACTTAATTGTTATAGGGTATTTTTTTATATATAAAATTTAAATATGTAATTTATTTAATTCCTCATTGTCATTTTTCTTTACCCACTTATCTATTAAGATATATAATAAATACCATAATACTAAGAAGCAGAAAAATACTAATGCAGATTTAAATAAATAAGTTAATCCGGCAGATAATAAAACTGAGATAATAACCTTAACAGCTTTATAATTTAGGATTTTATAAAAGAATCCCTTTACTTTATTCCAAAAATTTTTCATAGTTAAATATTATTTAGTTGTTACTTAATAGTTCATTAGAATCATTAATATTAGGAATTAAGAAGCTTATATAGTTACCTTGTTTAAGATTTGCTCCATTATTTGTATCATAAATATATATATAATAAGAGACGACAGTACTTCCACTTATTGCAGATTTAAATGTTGTAGATAGATAATTTTCATCCGAGACATTTACATTCTCTGATAGAAAAGGAGTTATACATAATAAATTTTTATATCTAGAAGCTAAAGTAGAGTTTTTATATCCTACTGTTATTCTTATCCCTTTATCGTCTGAATTAGAGATTATAGAAGCAGTAACGTTATTTATATATTCGCGATTATAAAAGATTGTTTGTAGTGTTCCACTTGAAACATTGGCTGTTCCGGCAACCATTGCTTGAGTCTTTTTTAATAATGCTATTATTTTATCCTCATTTAAATAATTAGTGCTCATTTATTTATATATTACTTGTTTTTATATTATTATATAATATTAGACATTATTCCTGAAGGTTTATTATATATAATATTCCTACTCTTTATTAAATTCTTATGAAAGAACCCTTCGTTTTATATTATCCAAATCAACTTCAGCATCAAATTTTGGATTAGATTGAATCATTTCTTTATATACGGATTCTTTAGATGTAAAATATTGAATTTCTTGAGAATTAGTAGAAAGAGTTCTGGTTTGGAAGAAGATTTAAATAATATCGCCCAGACAGGAAGGGGGTGGGATTTTGCTATTGGAAGTATTAGATATCATTTAAATATAAGATTATATATAAATCCTACTTCTTCTTTTTTCCTTTATGCTTCCATTTAGCTACATTTCGAGCAAAATTAGCTCTTTTCCTTTGTAGAGGTGTAGCATTTGGATCATTTAATACTGATCTAGCATGTTCTTGAACAGATTGTCCAGCTCTTTTAGCAGACTCTGTAAATTTTCCACGATTCTTTTTCTTAATATAAATTTTCCCGCCCTTTTTAAGAAATTCCGCAGATTCTTTACCTAAATACTTCTCTATAACATTATTAAATTCCTCTAAATCCAAATCTGGAACTTTTAATAGACTAAAGTCTATTTTACTAAGATTAAATTTCATACTCTATAATTTAACGCGTTAAACATATTATTTCTTATATTTTTAAATTTAAATATATAAATCTTGTTTTGACTGCAAGTTATTAATATATTTGCACTATTCAAAATAAGTGTGTATTAAAAATAGAAAATAAGTTAAATGATAGACAAAATTCTACCCCTCATAAATAGTTTGATTAAATCTAAAATTATAAAAGATTCTAAATTGGTACTTTGTGTAGTTATTGTACTATGTACTTTATATTTTTCTAACTATGTAGAAAGATATTTAAACGAAACGATAAAGGAAACTGTTAGAATTGAAATAAATAATGCATTCAATCAAAGAGAGAAAGAGAGATCTGAGAAACATGCGGAATTAGTAAATACCGCACTAACTATTCCCCCTAAAATAGATAATGAATTACGTAAACTTCAACAAACTCTTAAAGCTGATAGGGCGTTTTTCTGTGAATATGGTAATAGTTTAACTTCATTGAGCGGAAATCTTTTTACATACTTCACAATGAGGAATGAACAAAATGCTTCTGGAGTAGCGGGAATTAAACAGCAATATCAACAACAAAGTACTGATAATTTTAGATTTAATGTAGAACTTAACGAAAAGAAAGTATATAATCTATTAGATATAGAGAATATTAAAGAATCAGATCCGATTTTATATACAATGTTAAAAAAGAATGGAGCTAAACAATTATTTCTTTATTTAATAGAAATTGATGGAACTCCCAGAGGATTTATTGGAATAAGTTATTCAAAAGAATCCCCACTTTCGCATGATCAAATGTTTTATTATATAACAACTTGTGCAAGAGCTATAATAGATTTAGCTATGGTGAAAAGAAATTAAAATTTATATATTATGACTATGAGTATGAATGAAGGAGATGTTAAATACTTCTCCTTCGATGGTAATGATTTAATCGTCGATAAGGAAAACGATGATGTTACATACAATGATGAGAAACATGTGTATGTAGGTAAAAAGGGAGTAGGAGAAGGAAAAAAATTTATTTCTGTAACTACTTTAATTGGAGAGTTCGAGAATAAGTTTGATTCAGATTTTTGGAAGAAGTATAAGGCGTTAGAAGAGTTAATGGGAAATGATTTTATTAATGTAAAGAGTTCTTTATTAAATACTAAAAAATGGGATGATTCTTATATTCCAGATAGTATTACAAAAGAAGTATTTGAAGAAACTTGTAATAAATATGTAAAAGATTGGGGAGAAACAAATAGGATAGCTTGTGAGTATGGTACAAAAGTACATGCGGAACAGGAAAGTGGATTTTACAATGATTCGGAGAGGACAATTAAGAGATTTAATTTAGGTGGAAATCTTCCGGTATATAAAAATCATCATAGATTAGATATAGATACTGGAATTATACCAGAGATGTTAATTTCTTATATAGATCCAGATGGGATTTTATGTATTGCTGGGCAGTCCGATTTAGTTGTTAAAAATGGAAATCATATTCGTATATTAGATCATAAAACTAATAAGAAATTAAAACAAAAATCCTATTTTGATCCTAAAAAGAAGAAGTATCAAATGATGAAATATCCTTTAAATAATATAATGGATTGTAACTTCTTACATTATACTCTTCAATTATCTCTTTACGCATGGATGCTTCAAAAACAAAATCCGGATTTAATTATTGATGAGCTAAGAATTGTTCACTTTACTCACGATGGTGAAGTTAATGAGTATGTTCTAGAATATTTAAAATCTGATATAGAGAAGATGCTTAAATACTATAAAAAGCAGTTAATTCTCCGGAAATATGAAGAAGAAAATAAACCTATAATATTTTAAATATCATGAGTATTAAAGATATATTATCAGGACACGCAAAGGAATTTTTAAATATAAATGAAAAATTATATTTAAAAAGATTAGAGATATGTAAAGAATGTCCTTTATATTCAGAAAAATATGGAGGCTATTGTGATCCTAAATTATGGATAAATCCTCGTACTGGTCAGGTATCTGATGTAGAAATGGTTGGATGGGTTAAAGGATGTGGATGTAGACTAATGGCAAAGACAAGAAATAAAAATAATCATTGTGTATTAAATAAATGGTAAATGTTTTATGTTAAATTTAAATGTATATGGGAAAAGTAATGAAAAATGATTATTCCGGATTATATGTTCCGGAGAATGTTAGGTCAGAATTAAATACTGACAAAGCTCTTAAATCGATAGGAATCGATGAGAAAATAAAAAATGTCTCTGACGAAGAACTCCAGAAACAAGTAGAGTTTTTTGAGGATAAAGTAAATAATTGGGAAATTAAACCAATGGGAACTTATTTAATCTTCTCTAAATATCCTGCTAGTCCTTATGAAAATCCTAAATCTAAGGGGGGAATTATATTAAAACGGGACGTTAAACATGATCCTCGTTCTGGAGAAGATATAGATATTTGGAATGAACGCTTTATTTCTGTAGGTAGTGTAATAGATGTAGGTCCCGATTGTAAAACAGTTACCCCGGGAATGGATATAATGTATATAGCTAATAGTGAAAGAGATCTCCCAATTGATACTGACGGAACTGGAGATACTGTTTTATGGATTATTCAAGAGCAAAATGTATTAGCTTGTAGTTCTAAGAAAATTAATAACCATGAAGAATTGTCTTAAATATCAAGAACCTAAAATATTTCTAAAACCAGGAGATTTGGTTCAATTAAAACACGATATGCCATTTAAGCCTAAAATGCTTATAGTGGAAAAAGTTGTAGATTCATCAGAAAATGAAATTTCATTTCTTGGAATGAGGTGTGTATGGTTTAATTCTAATCGAGATATGTGCGAAGGAGTATTCTCGACTAAAGATTTAGAAAAGGTATGATATGAAGAGTGATATAAGTAATCTCCTTATTTATATCACTCTTTCTTGCTAAATATGGATATGTACTATGGTAAAGTTTTTTAATTATAATAATCAAACCGGATCCTTAGAATTAAATAAGGAGGAGATTCTATTACTTAAAGAATTTAATGATTTAATGGAGTCTGAGAGAAATAAATGTCCAGAAGATCCTGCTGGAAGGTTTAAATTACGAGCGTTTAGGGAATTTAAATATATTTATTTAATGTTAGATTGGCAATCTCCTATATGCGATTTCTCTGAACAGAATAGAAATAAAGAAGCAAGAAGACAAGCATCTATAACAGATGAGGAATTTTCCGATCCTTTATTTAGAACAGCTTGTAGAAAATATGAGGAATTGAGAGATTCTTTTAGAACATATAAATTGCTTAAATCTGTATATACTGTGATAGATAAATTAACGATATACTTTAATGATTTAGTAGATTTAAGTGATGTAAATGATGAGACAGGACAACTAAGATATAAAGCTAAAGATGTAATCGCAGAAGCTAAAGGGATAGGTCCTCTTTTAGATGAGGTTAGAGCTGCTGAGGAGAGATATAAAAAAGATATTGAAAAACAATCTAAAATAAAAGGGGATTATGAACCTGGATATAGAGATTAAATATGGCTAGGAAAATTACATATGGAGCAAAAGGTAATGTATCTAAAGTAAAGGCAAAGAAAGATATTCCTAAAAAAGTAGATTCCGAACCAGAAAAACCTAAAAGAGTTGTAAAAAAGAAACCTACTACAAAGGAACTTTTAAATTCTTTAGATACTGAAACAATAGTAAAAGATCTTAGTACCTATGATACCCCAGAAAAGTTAAAAGAAGAGGAATCGGAAGAGCAGAAATTATATGATAATTCTTATATATCTAAAGATTTATCTAACTATAAAATTGCTAGAGATGAAGTTGAAATAGATGATTATTTATATAGTAAATTAAAGACTAAAGCTCTAGAACAATCAGAAGCATTTACTGATTGGGATGTTAAAATAGGAGATCCAGTAGATTTCTTTGATTCCGAACTTTCGTATGAACTTACTGGGTATAGACCTATAACAGAAACACAAGGATTAGATTTTAATCCTGATTGGTTCAGAGAAGATGCAATGACTAAAGAAGCTACAGGGAAGTATGAGATGTATGCTTATAAAGGTCCTGCATATAATAATTTCTGGGATGAGAGATTCAGAAGATGTACTGAGGGCTATACTTCACATGGGTATACTATAACTGGATGGAATTATTTTTATTTAAATTTCTATCGAATGCAAACTCCGATTATATTAGATACAGGAGGAACAAAAAAAGGTAAACGTGCTACATCTTTTCCAATGTTTCTAGCAAAACAATATGAATATTTTCATTATCTGGAATTATGTAGGAAAACAAATAAAGATGCTCTTGTTTTAAAGGGACGAGGATTAGGATTTAGTGAAATGGGAGCAAATAATGGAGTTGCAATGTATACATGTGAACCAGAGTCTCAATCTATATATACCGCAGCAACTAGTGATTTCTTAGCTAAGACATTAGAGAAATGTTGGGTACAATTGGATTATTTAAATACAGAAACAGAGAATGGATTTAAGCATTTACGCCAAGCAATAAATACCATGGTCCAAAAAAGAGCATCAAAGAAGGATAGAGAAGGTAATGAATCCGGATTTAAATCTATGATAACAGGTATCGTAGCAGATAAACCTTCTAAAGTCAGAGGTGATCGATGTGAATTACTTATATACGAAGAATGTGGTTCTGACCCCGAGTTGATTAAGAAATGGATTCAAGGAGATGCTCTTATTAAGGTAATTGGACAAAGAGTTGGATTTAAGATTGGTTATGGTACCGGTAAATATTCCAGTATTTATTTAGAAAGAAAATATAAAATTTTGCCGGCTTGAAGAGGAATCTTCATTGAGAAAATCGAGCAAAATCGGGGAAAGCTGTGATGCCAATCCCGAGGTAATCAATTAAATTGCGAAAGGTTAATTGATACTGTAACGCATAGTAGGTGAATAAATATAATCCTACCACGAGTGTTCGACATCTAGAACAGATGAAAATATATGCTGACCTTACATAAATTAAGAAGTGTAAGAATCTAGAGATAAAAAGCTCTAGAGATAACAAAGTGGGAGATAGTGGTCCATCTTTAGAAGGACTAGAACGGATGTTTCTTGATCCAATTTCCTTCGGAATCTTACCATATAAACATAATCACTCCTCAGATAATCGTACAGTCTATACAGCATACTTTATCCCATCTACTGCCATAGTAATGCAACCTGGGATAATAGATAATCGAGGAGTTACAATACGTAAGAAAGCAGAAGAATTTTTAATGATTGAACGTCAAAGATACTCAAATGATCCCTTTGCTTATATGGTACATTGTGCAGAGTATTGTTGGACTTTCCAAGAAGCTTTATCTAGGAAAGGAGATAATATGTTCAATCAGAATTTAATCGCACAAAGATTAACAGATATAGAAGTTCATGGCTACGGAATAAAACCAAAAATTGGTATACTTGCTTTAGCCACAGATGGAGGTAGAGATAATATTAAATTCATCTCTTCTCCTAATGGTAAAGTTAAAATATTTGAAGAGCCTATAAGAGATGAGAATGGAGATTTAATACCTAATCTTTATGTTGCTGGAATTGACTCTATTGACCAAGGTATTGATCAGTCTACTGGGCAGAAGGATACATCTGATTTCTGTTTAGTTATAAAGAAGAGGAATTATGGACTTGATGGAAATAAATATGTAGCTATATATAAAGATAGACCTGAGAATATTAGAACAGCTTATAATCAGACAATTCTATTACTGGAATGGTATGGAGCAAAAGCAGTATTAGAAAGTTCCAGAACAGCTATTGTAAGTTATTTTCAGGATAAAGGAAAACAATATTTATTGATGAAAAAATTACAATCTACGAATAGTACAGATGTATCTAAGAAGAAATCTTTAAATTCTAGTATGTACGGTATTTATCCCTCAAAAAGAGTTATTGAGTATTATCTTGAACTTATTCAGGATTATGTTAATGAATTCTGGGATAGAATTGATTGTATAGAGATGTTAAATGAGTTAAAGGATTATTCTTATGAGAATAAGAGGAAGTTTGATATTATCGCTGCAATGGGGATAGACCTTGCATGTCCCTCCTTAAAGAAATTTAAGGTAATAAAATAATTCCGCAAAATCGGTGAAGGCTAAGATAATTAAATTTATTATATACAAATTCAAATTTCTATTTACAAAGAAAATATGATAAATTTAATTATTATGTTAATACCGAGGTAAGTCAGATCATCTCTGACCACTGTAACGCATAGATAGTGAACGTTAATGAGAGTAATAATCTATCCACGAGTGCGGAACATCCTATTTAAATATAGGATGAAAATATATGCTGAACTTATAAGAAATTATAAGAATATAAGGATAAAAAGCCTTATAGATAACAAATATGGTGCGAAATGGGCGATCAAGAACTAAGATTACTAGGAGGAATTGGTGAGAAGAAGAAAAAAATTAAAATAAGTAAAATAGGATATTATTATGATTCTAATGGAGTAAAACATTTTGGAAAAATACCTACAGATGATGGAATTCCTGAGGATTTAAAAGTATTAATATCTAGAACAGATTCAGTATATGATTAATACGACTGAAAAAGAATATTTAATATGTATGATTAAAGAATACATATTAGAATTATATGGAGCGATATATAATAAATCAATGGATATAATTAAAACCGAGGATGGTTATATACTTAAAATGTATATAACAGAAGATTACTTAACTCCTTTATGTATATATATCCAATGTGATAGTAAAGAGAAGTTTTTAGAAAAAATAAAGAAAGAATTACACCTTCGAGGTTTAAATCTAACTAGATACTTCGTAGGACAAAAAATTGATTTGGATGAGCGTCGAGTACAAACGAGGATCAAAAGACTATCAAATTCAGAAGGCTAACCAAGCTATTTCTGATCTCATATATGATAAAGTAGCAATAAGAAAAGCTTATAACTACTATCACGGGAAGATGGATTTAGATCAATATAAGCATTTCGAAGAAAATTATGGAATAGGAACTCCGACACAAATACAATTTATACCACTTATAAAAAAGCACATAGATTATTTAGTCGGAAAGTTTCTAGATGCTCCATTAAATATGCAAATTACATGTAAAGATCAAAAGACATTATCTTTAATAAATAGAGAGAGACAGCTTAAAGTATTAGATGGAGTTAGGGAATTATATATGAGTAATTTATATAATACTATTCTCTCTAAATTCGGAGATCAGAATACTCCTATAACAAAAGATCCTCTAACTGAAAAATCTCTACAATTATTAAAGGAAGATATAGATAAAAATTTTATTTCTGAATATGAAATAGCAGCACAGAATATTATAACATATTTATCTCAATCTAAAAGTATTGATTTAGATATAAAAGCTAGATTATTAATGACGGATTTATTAATCTCCGGAACACTTTATTTTAAAACACAACCTTCTAGAAGTGGGAATAATGTGGATATAGAAGGATTAAATCCTATTAATACTTTTGTGGAGAAAAATCCTAATAGTTATTATTTAAATAAATCTCCTAGAGCTGTATGTAGATATTATATGACAGTAGATCAGATCTTATCTAAATATAATTCAGAATTAACTGAATCAGATAAAACTAAGTTAAGAGATGAATTAGAGAAATCGTATTATACTGATAATCAGAAATATATAATTAGATCTACTGGTCCGATAAATGCTGCTACTACAGAAGATTCAGAATTTGCTACCGGAATATTAGGGGGACTAGAAGTAACTCCTGTTTGGGATGGGAATACTGGAATGTATGGATATAATAATAGATTAATTACTGTATATGAGGTAGAATATATAGAGACAGGAAAAGATGGTGTAATGCATAGATACTCTGTAGTTAAAATTGCTAGTGATATTTATATTGTTAGGGATGTAGATTTAAATGTAGTTAGATCTATGGATAATCCTAAGGAATGTACATTATCTGTTAATGGGTTATTTATGACAACGAGACAAAATATCCCGTTTAGTTTAGTATTAGCTACAGCAGATTTGCAAGATATGTATAATATACTATTTTTCCTTCGAAATAATGCCATTGCAGTAAGTGGGACAAAAGGTATTGCAGTAGATTTCTCTAAAATCCCTACATTCTTAGATGAGGAAGATGAAACAAACAGATTACTTAAATTCATGGCGTATGTAAAACAAGGATTCGCAGCATTAGATACTTCCCAAAGTGAGGCTGGACAATCTATGCCAAATGCTGTATTTAATACATATGATATGAGTTTATCCTACCAATCAATGCAAGCTCTAGATTTAGCTATAGAAAAAATAGAACAACTCGCATCTAATATAACAGGAGCATTTAGAGAAGCTATTGGAGGAGTTGAAACTAGAGATGCTGTTACTAATGTTAGAACCGGAATTAATCAATCACTAATTGTCACAAAAATATACTTCTCTAACATGGCATTAGCTTTAAGAGAATTATTCTTAGATAGTTTAAATATAGCTAAAGTAGTATATAAAGATGGATTTCAAGGAACTATAATTCTTGGAGAGAAACAAAAAGCTATTTTCACAGCACTTCCAGAACATTATACAGTAACAGACTTTGATATAAATATTGCTGATACTCAATCCGCTTTACAAGACTTAGAAACTATAAAAGCATATAATCTTGAGTTAATTAAATCGGGACAATTAACAGCTGATGTATTAGTACAAGCTATTGGATGTAAGAGTATCACAGAATATAAACAAATAACATTAGACGCAATTAAACGTCAAAAAGAGGAGAATAATCAAATACAACAAGCTCAACAGCAGATACAGCAATATGATCAAGCTCTTAAAGAAGCTCAACAACAGATACAGCAACTTCAAGAGGAATTGCAAAAATCTATTAAAGAAGTAGAAAATCTAAAACAAAAAGAACAAGATTCCTCTATTAAATGGTTTACTGCTAAATCTAAAGATGAGAATGATAAAGAGAGAAATAAAATCGAAGAAAAGAAAGCTAATATTGAATGGGCACAATTATTTGATAACAATCCTAGAAATAACGAAGTAAATTTTGGAAAATGAAAAATATTTCATTAAATTTAAGCATTTCATTAACTGAATATGGAATATCTGGATTTACATTAAAGGATACTACTAGTATAAGTACTAGTAGTATCTATCCAGAAGTATCTCAGATATCAGCTAATTATTTAAGAACAAAAGATATTGTATTTATTGATTTAATTACTCTAAATACTATAGATAATCCTAAAGTATCAGATTTTTATTATGTATGTCATTCAGATCAAGAATATACTGATTATAAATTAAATTATTCTACTAAAATAGATGGATGGCATATAATAGATCATTTAGCATTACCTAATTACGAATGGGTTCATGGAGTATCTCCATCTAGTTTAAATATGGAAGGGGAAATATTCTATTCCGCGAAAGAACTTTCAAATGGAGAAGTAGAGATCTATGAAATAACTATTATATCCGGAAGTTATACTGAAAAGAAAGTATCTATAATGGATTTATATAGTAATCAATCTAACTCTAATATAATAGGGATTGAAGAAGAGACATTTCTTTTAGGGAATTTAGAATATTGTTATGAGAATAAATTAAAATATATCTATTATAATAAATTGTATACTAGATGTAATATAAAAAATGATAATAATATTTCTCAAGTATTTAGAGATAGGAATATGGTATTTATAGCTTTAGAATTGATCCATAGATTAATAGATAAATGTAGTTATTACGAAGCTGAGAGAATTATAGAAGAGATTCAGGTTTGTGGAGGATTTTGTAGTAATGATTATATTAAATACTCTACTGGATCTAGTTCTTGTAATTGTAGAAAGTAATGAAGAAATCAGAAGTAGTTACTATACTAGGATCACAAAGTTGTAAATGTGAAGATTCTTATACTTCTATTCCGGAAGATGCAACTATTTTAACTTATAAAACAGAATATCCAAACCAGAAAGTATTATTAACTAGTAGAGGTTGGTATTTTAAATATATAATAGATTCTAAAGGAAGAGATTTGTTACATAATCAAACAGAAAAAGTATATATTACTTTTAAAGATATAGGAGAACATAAAATAGCAGTAAAAATTAATAATGAATTAAATTCTTTCGAATATTGCTTTTACGAATGTGAAAATCTACAATCTATACCAGAAGATTTATTTAGAAATTGTTATAATGTTAGAATCTTCTCTTATTGCTTCTTTGGATGTTCCTCTCTAAATTTTATTCCTAATAGACTTTTATACAACTGTACAAAAGCTACTAGTTTTGAGAGTTGTTTTGAACGATGTAGAAAATTATCTTTTATACCAGAGGATTTATTTACATATTGTACAGATGCTAAATTTTTTATCAATTGTTTTAAAGATTGTTCTGGTATATCAAATATTCCAGAAGAGTGGAAATAAAATTTAGAATTAAATAGAATAATAAATTTAATATATAACATATGAATAAAATAGATCAATTACTAGAAAAAACAATTAAGGATTACCACTCCTTAATAGAAGAATATCAGTATGGTAATTATATAGATGAAAGTTTTATAGTTGAAGAAGTTTTATTCCTTAAATATAATGAAATAGATTGCGTAAAAGATTTGCTATTTAATTCTATCATTGAATATTTTTTAAATAATGATTACCAAAGCACAAAATTCCAGTGGATGTGAAAGTAAGGTATATAATATAACACCTGAATCTTGTTTTGATAAAAGGGTAGAGGATTTTAGAATTAAGGAAATAGAATTTAATCCTATTACCAAAAAACTTGTTATTAAACAATCTCCGGATGTTATTATATCCACAGACATTCTTCAATTAAATGATGTATCAGAACCTACTCATTTAAGTCCGGTAGAGGATATAGTAGATAATATCCCAGGTAGTGCGAAGGATGGGATATCTTATATACTAAGAGTAGGGGATAAATATTATCACTGTACTTGGAGAAATACTCTTAAATATTGGGATAGAGTACAATTAAAAGATGGGTATGAGTTTTTTAATAAAAAAGACTCTACAGAATATAGATATAATGATGGAGCTTTGGTAGATATTTCTACTATCCATTTAAGTATGAAAATAAATCCGGATAATATTCAGATATTAAATTCTTCCGGAGATGGTGTCACACTTCCAGTTGCCACACAAACTACTCCTGGATTATTTAGTAAAGAAGATAAAACTAAATTAGATTCAATTACTAAATATGTAAAAGAGATATCTTTTTCCGGAGCTGATACTTTAGTGTTAGATATAGTTAGTAGTGATGGAACTAAATCTTTACCAATTCGAGAAGCGAATATAAATCAGAATGGTTTAATGTCTAAAGAGGCTTGTTTAAATCTCTCTAGATTATTAAATACTGTCACGAATAATATTTACACGAAAGAAGAAGTACAGGAGTTATTAAATAAAAAAGTAGATGTTGCCCCTGGAAAAGATTTACTAGATACTTCTCAGATATTTAAAATAAATCAAATCTTTGATTATGTAGAAAATGTAGAGTATGCTGAGGCTAATAATAGAGCTTCTCTTAAAGTGACTACTAAAGATCCTACTATTGGAGAATCGAGTTCTAAAATACTCAGCTTCCCAGATGTATCTTCTGCGATATCCGGATTAATGTCTCCTAAATATAAGGATTATATAGATTCGCTAAAGAGTTATTACACAGGAGATCCTACTAAAGAATATACTGGACAAGATCTACAAATAATATTTCCTATATATGATCCTATATCTAAAAAAGTAACGTCTAAATATTTAGTATTAGATGCTGCTACCTCATCCACTGCTGGATTAATCACAGCAATGGAAAAGAATAAATTAGGAAATATTTCTTCTATTGTTCAGGCTGTATCTGACAATACATACAACTCTAATTCTGTTATATTAAATTTAGTTACTAATAACCCACAAACTGGAGTAGAAGAACCAGTACAGATAGTATTTAAATCTGCCACTTCGGAAAAAGCGGGAGTAATGTCTTCATCTGATAAAGGGAAACTAGATAATGTAGTTAAATATCTAACAGATTTAATAGATACTGATACAACATCTGCAACTCAGGCTATTATACATTATCAGTCATATAATCCCTTTTTAAATACCTACGAAGATAAATATTATTCTCTCCCAATGGCTACATCTACCATTGCTGGATCTATTACTTCAACAGATTTCAATGTAATACAAGGATTAAAGGATGTTAATGGAACTCCTCTTACATACGAAGGTACTCCTTCCAAAACATGGAAAATAGGAGATCAGATATTGAAGAATGAAAAAGAAGGATTTAGTGTTAGAAATGAGGATGATACAGAATATGGAGATTTAATAGTTAGAAATTTAACTATTAAAGAGGATATAGTATTTGGTGGAAGTGCTTTCATTATAGATACAGAAGAAGTAAAAGTAACTGATAATATTCTTACTTTAAATAGTGGAGAACAAGGTGAAGGCGTCACTAAAGGAATCTCTGGATTGGAGATTGATAGAGGAAAACTTCCGAATTATTTTATTATCTTTGATGAATCTGATGATAGATTTAAATGTGGTACTGAGGGAAATCAATTCCCTTTAATGCTTCGAGATAATGAACCTGATATGGTAGACGGTGCTTTCTTAACCTGGAATTCTACATTTAAAAGAGCACAAACTACTAGCACGGTTCCAATTCAATTAGCGTTAAGATTTGCATTACAGAATTTATCTGAGAAAGATACTGATCTTATATTTAAAAGAGTTGATAATGATTTATATCTACAATATGGAGATACTAATGATAAATATTTAAGTTTAAGGGTTTTAGATGATATTTTATTTAAATCTAGTCCTTCTGCTACTAAATATGTATTTGATAAAGAAATTTGGGCTCCAGCTTTTAAAAGAGATGATGGATATGAACCAGCTTATTTAGATAAGGATATAGAGGATAGAAAGTTTTTACAATATGATTCAAGTAAGAAATTAATTCATTCTTCTAATACTGTTTATAGTGATAAAGGTGGATTAGATTTTGTTGATAATATAGATGATACTAATTGCATTAAATTAATAAGTAATTCTAAGACTTTTGGCATTATCAATTATGAAAATTTTACATCTATTAAAGATTCACAACCTTATTGGTCATTTATAATATCTCCGAGAAATACTTTAACAAGAGATGGAACTGAAAAGATTTCTATATTAGATATATATACTGCCACACATAATGCTTTTGGATTTACTAATCCTCTTATTTTAGACTACGTTAAATCATATATAGGATTTGGTGACCATAATCATAAATTTTATGGAGATGCTGCTAGTTTTACATTTGATGTAAGTGGTGATATTATACAATTTATCCCTTCTTCTGATCGTTCTTTAATTAACACAAAATCTTCAGAATTAGGATTTAGTGCTAGTATAATAATCCCTACTGGACTTAGAAGCTCCGATCTATCTCAAATAGTATTTGCAAATTACGCTAATTTAAGTAAGAAATATTTATCTTGGGATAGTAGCACTAATGCTATTACTTCCATAGATGGATTTGATAGTCTTGTAGTTGTTAATCCAGATGATCCTAGTAAAAAAGTAACATTAGTTTATACTAATGGAGGATTTAGTATTGTTTCTGATAGTAATGTACCAGGGATTTCACAAAATGTTTTAAAACTTAGTGAAACTATAGGATCTGATGGAAGTATTACATATAATCTTAATTCAACATATACTCCATTACATGTTAATTTTCCAATGTGGGGAAATTTCTGTGATAAAGATGGAAAACCCTTCGCTACCGTAGAATCTTTAGTTGGTCATTACTTACCTCTAAGTGCCGGATCTACAAATGCTTTAACTGGTCCTTTATATTTTTCTCCAACTTCCGCGTTAGTAAATAAGACTGATACTGGAGAAAATGCATGGGCTTTGTTTATAGGAGATAGTACTAATGGTACTTCTTTATGTCTAGGAAGCCTTGGCGATTTAGAAAGCGTTGGCGATTTAAGAAATACAGCACTATTAAATATCAATAGTTCTGGAAACACTCATACTATTAGATTAGGATATACTGATGAGAACGGTAATATTAAAGCAGGAATAGTTACTTCTGGAGATAATTTAAGTTCACAGACTGTAATTTATACTATCGGAAATAATGATATAAAGCATTATAGAAATGGTGCAGAATATATAATTTACGATTCCAGCAACTTAAATGTAGAAAAGCTCTTACAAAACTATACTTTAGAGGGAAATATTATAGGCACTCCTAAGACTACTAGGATAAAAGGAACCACTATTCCTTCTGGAAGTGATTTTATCAATAATTTTAGAGAGCTTATATGGGGAACGAATGATTCTACTACGTGGATAGTTCCTTTTAGAAGTAATTCGGCTGATAGTGGTCTTGGTGGAGCTTATGCAGCTAATCTTGGATGGTCACTAGGTGATACCCATGCTTATATTAGTATATCTTATAGAAATGATTTACGTAGTGTAATAATAGGTGGAGGAAATGAAGGGAAAATAAAGTGGTTCGAACAAGTTGCATTTAAATCAGATATAAATAAGCTTAGCTCTAAATACTATCCTTATAGTGGCAGAGGTCATATGACTATAAGAGCAGATGGGAGACCTATATTAGCTAATAACCAAGGAATACTATTTAATAGGACATCTGGTGTTGTTGAAGGAATATATGTAACTCCTAATAATCATTTGAATATTGGAGGTTCTCAATCTAATAATGTTCCTGTAGATATTTATAATAAGTTAAATGTAAATTCAATATCGACTACTCGTGAGCAACTCGGATTATTGGGTTATCATCCAACAGATTGGACTGGAGTAAGTAATACACAAGTAGGAGTAGGCACACTAGACTCTCAACTGGTATTTAGATCAAATAGTTCTGATCTACTACATTATAGAGATAGTGTGCATTGTCTGATATTTGATTCTTATAATTTCTCAAGGAATCTCGGAACTACAAGCTTAAATAGTTCGTTTAATCATTTTCCGATGATGGCTGCTCAACCAACTAACAGTGATGCTACTACAGACAGAGGATACCCAATACAGCAAGCAGGATCTCTTATCGTCATTCCCGGAGTATATAATGGTTCAAGTCAAATTTATGGAACTTGTGATTCTAACAGATGGTTTGTAAGAAGTGGATCACCAACATCAAATAATGAGAATGAACACACAGCTTGGAAGGAGTTAGCTACTACTACTCATTTGAGTGGTTATTTACCTTTGAGTGGGGGGGTACTAAGTGGTAGTAATAGAATTGTATTAAGAATTAATTCACCAAGTTCTGTGCCTGCGGTCGATATTGTTTTTTCTATTGGTAACAGTATTAAGAGTAGTGTTGGATTTGAATTAGGTACACTTGGTGCTTTTTTATCAGATAACGTAAGCGATAAAGTATTTTGTTTAAAAAATGGACCAGAAATTAGAACTAATTCAGGAACTTTAATTGGTAAAATACCTTATAAATCTGATTTAGATAAATATCTTCCATTATCCGGAGGGACTCTTACTGGAAGGTTAACTGTTCCCAGAATTAACACAAATTATATAGAAAGTATAGATGGTAATGCTCTACTAGCCTACCATCAAGCTGGAGTTGATGGAGTAACTAATGCACAAGTAGGAATTGGTACCGTGGTAGATCAAATGATACTGCGATCAAGTAATACTAATTTAATGCACTACAAAAATGGTACACAATATACTATTTTAGATACGTCTAACATAGCAGCATTAACTATCCAATTCAACGGATCTACTAATACCACATATGCTCCTAATGCAGCTAAAACTGTAAATATCACTCCTGCTGCTATTGGGGCAGCTGCTGTAGGTCATACACATGTAATGAGTGATATTAGTGGCTTGTCATTAGCTTGGAGTAGTATTACCGGAAAACCAGAAACTGCTACCAGATGGCCGAGCTGGTCTGAAGTAACAAATAAACCAATAAATCCAAGTTATTCTTTTGGTGGTAATAATGATTCAATAACTACCGCACAATTTTTGACTCACCTTCAAAATCTTGGTGCATTCAGTACTGGTTTTGGTATATATCGTGGTAGTTGGAGCTATATGGCTAATCAATCAATTACTGATACAGGTGTTGGTGTAATACATCTTGCGGGTAGTACTGTAGAAGTTATCGGTAATAGTGCATCAAACTGTACTATTAGAGTAACTGTACCAACTACTTCAGGTAACGGAACAACCAAACGTATTTATGTATATTGTAATAATGGTGATGATTATAAACCCGGTTGGTTTGCTGTTGCAAGAACTGATGAATTAACTTGGAATTCTATCTCTGGTAAGCCTTCAACATTCACTCCATCATCTCACACACATACTAAATCTCAGATTACTGATTTCCCCTCATCTATGCCAGCATCTGATGTATATGCGTGGGCAAAAGCACCAAGTAAGCCTTCTTATTCTTGGTCTGAGATAACAAGTAAACCAAGTACCTTCACTCCATCATCTCACACACATACTAAATCTCAGATTACTGATTTCCCCTCATCTATGCCAGCATCTGATGTATATGCGTGGGCAAAAGCACCAAGTAAGCCTTCTTATTCTTGGTCTGAGATAACAAGTAAACCAAGTACCTTCACTCCATCAAGCCACACACATCCTTTATCTGGTATTAGTGATCTACAAGCTTCTTGGGATGCTTTGTTAAAGGCTGCACCCTCAGCTTATGTGACTCGTTGGCCATCTTGGAGTGAAGTTACAAGTAAACCATCATTTGCTACCGTAGCTACATCAGGAAGTTATAATGATTTAAGTAACAAGCCTTCTATACCAAGTGCCGAGACAGCTGCTACTATCATGTCAAAAATTAATTCTCAATCCGAGATTACTTTTACGAAGCATGTAGTATGTTCAGCTGGAGCAGGGTTACAATCTACATCAGATATAAGATTCAAATCTAATTTTAATTCTTTACCAGATGATACTTTAAATAAAGTCCTCAACGCTCCTGAATTTACATACAACTGGAAAGATGAAACAACTACCTCTATAGGTACCTCAGCACAATATTGGGAAGATAAAATCCCGGAATTAGTACATGAGATGGAGGATGGAACAAAAACTTTCTCTTACGAACGTTATACAGTAGTACTACAAAAAGCTTTAAAGGAAGAACATAGATTGAGAGAAGAGGAAAAGAAGAGATTTAAAGAAGAGATTGATTCTTTAAATACTAGGTTAAATGATTTAACCTCATTAATACAGAAATTGATATAATAACCTTATATATTATATTTACTAATATAAATATCGTTCCATAGACATATCAGCTTATATATACTTATTGATACTAGGGATATATAAAATTTAAATATGATCTCTATGGAAGAAATAATAAACAGATTAGAAAGTATAATATCTAATATATTTAATATCACGATAGAAGAATTAAGAGATAATAGAAAGCTTAGATCTTATACAGATGCTAGAAGTATCTTATTCTATTTCTTACACGTTAAATATGAAATCTCCTTCTATCGTTTATCTAAGATTTATAATAAACATCACTCTACTATAATAAGAGCTGTAAATAAATGTGAATATCTAAAGAATTACGATAAAGAATTTAAATTAAAATATCACATGTGTGAGCTACAGATAGAGAATACGTTTAAATGAATCATATATTAACTATCTTTGTGCTATGAAAACAATCAGAGCGCGAAGATAGTTTTTTTATGTCTAATTTAAACTTATTTAATCTATGGCAAATTTTACCGAAATGGGCAGTGGAATGCCTAATATTTTTAATTTTATTCCAGAAGCTGGAAAGTCTGGTAGTGGAATAAATGATTTAGCAGGTCTTTTAGCTTTATCTAAAGATGGAAATAATAATGATGGTTGGGGAGGTCAATGGGCTGTTTGGCTTATTTTTATCCTAGCTTTCTGTAATGGTGGTTTTGGTGGCTTTGGGCGTAATGGATTCGGTGCTGGTTTTGGAACTCCGGAAGTACAGTCAGCATTATCTAATGAATACTTACTAACTGCTATTAATTCTGCATCTAGAGATAATGTGAATTTTGTACAGAATTTAGCTACTCAGTTAAATTGTGATACTAACGCAATTCAGAATGCTATTAATCAGGTTGGTCAGACTGTAGGTCTTGGTCAGAAAGATATAATCAATCAAATCTGTGCATCTAATAGTGCTATCTTAAGTACTGTTCAATCTACTGGATGTTCTATAGAACAAGCTATTAATCAATGTTGCTGCTCTACTCAGAGATCAATAGATGCTGTTAATTTAAATTTAACTAGTTTAGGTTATCAGGAACAATTACGTTGTCAGGAACAAACTTGTAATATAAATAATAACATGAACCAAGGTTTTGCTAATGTAGGATCTAAAATAGATGCACAGACTATAGCTATTAACCAAGGATTCCAGTCTATTAAAGACATGATGTGTGATTACAAGATCGAAGCTCTTCAAACTAGAAATGCTGAATTGAATAACAGTGTTCAGACCTTACAGCAATATAACGCTTTACAAGCTTTAATTAATCCTATTACCGCTAAATTGGACTATCTCGAATGTATAATTCCTCCGAGACCAGTTCCTGCTTACCAAGCTTATCCTTATGGATATAATAACGGATACGGATGCAATAATGGGTGTGGATGTCCGGCTTCAACAACTGTAACTCCTGCTTAATTTAAATATTAACATCATAAGGGAGAGAAATCTCCCTTATTTAATACAATACTGTTATGAGTGTAATAAATAATAAAGGATTCGTTAATGAAGGAGTTACTTATCTCCAAATAGTAGAAAGATTCCCATCTTTAATATGTAGAGAAGGATTTTCCAGTACAATTACTATCGAAGATCCTGTTATAACTAGAGTAGGTACTTCTAATGTGTTTCTATTAAATTATTCGCTAGTGCACACGATAACTTATAGACCTGTTTCTTGTTCAGTTCTTAAAACTACTGTGAAGAAGTATACTATAACTATTCCTCTAGAATTAACTACTCCTCCTTCTGTAGGTACTCTTCCTACTATAACTACCACAACTACTTTAAATGATGCTGAAACGTTTACTAATACTTGCGGTGGATGTCCAGATGGAGCATTTAATAAATTTTCAAGAAATGTAGCATTAGAGTTTGCTGTAGCAGCTACTCCTGGTGCGTAATGTTTAATATTTAAATAAAATAATATCTTATGAATTTCGGAGAATTAAAACCAGGTGATGTTTTATATTTAATTGATTATAATCAATTTAAAAAGGATTTAACTTATATAAAAGGATTAGTCCAAACAGTTATTGTTAATGAACCTCCTAAAGAGAATTTAAATAATGTATACCAAACTCTTATGCAGAAGACCGGAATTAATCAACCGGTTCAGAGTTTAACTATTACCGCATTATTTAATGGTGTTCAATTCCCATTTACTGTAACTAGGGATATGTCTATAGCTAGAGCTGATACACGTACTGTATGTATCACTAAAGAGGATGTATTACAGGAAATCAGAGTAAGGAAAACTGACGCTACTAATCAACTTAAATCTTTAGATAGATATAATAAAATAGTAGAAGAATGTGAAAAAGTAGAACAAGAATTATTAGGGGATAATCCTTCACTTGGACGAATTTCTTCTGATGATAATAGGATATTAGCTTTAGAAAAGAAAATTGAAGAACTTACTAAAATTATAAGCAATGGAATCAATCGAAGGAATGAAGAAATTACTACGGGAGATGTCGGAGATGGGAAGTAAAAAGAAATCCCATAAGAAACATTATCCATACGAAGCTAAAGAATCTAAGAAATATAGAGGATTTAGAGAAGATGATGAGAATGAGGGAAGTGATGAGGAATATGTAGGAACTAATAAGAAGTTTAAGAAAGATGATGAAGAATATAAATATAAACATAAAAGATCTAGATTATTCGAAGATGATGAAGATGATGATTCTGAATTATTTGAAGATTTAGAGGATAAATTTATTGATGCAATGGAATCTTTAAAAGAGGAATGTCCTGAAATGTATCATATAATTAAATTTAAACTCTATGAAATGATTAATGGCCCTCATTTCACAAAAGATTTATGTGAAGAAGCTCTTGAATGTATTATGGAAGATTATAAAGCAAAAGAAGCTGAATTTGAATATGAGGAATCAAAACAAGTCGCTAAAAAATTCGGAGTTGAGTTTGAGGATTTTAATGAACATGATTGGCATTATGCATTAAATATCTGTTATCATTTATTTAAGGATTTATGTAAAGACGATATTCAAATGTGTGCTAAGCTTACATATTTATGGTTACGTGATAAAGCTATTCCAGAGGGAAAAGCTTTCTATCATTATATGAAGCATTTAAAACATAAACATAAAGAAGATAGAGATTAACTATCTAAAATGAAAGAAGAGAAGAGATTCTCTTCTTTTTTTTATTATATACTAATTATTGGATTCTTTACCTAGAATTATTATATTTGTAAAATATAATAAAGTACTTTTATGGGAGAACTTATTAAAGTAGAAAAGATTCTAGGAAAGCCATATTTAATGGTTGGATCTGCTGATACCGATATAATTCTTAATGGAAAAGGTAATGTAAAAGTTAGATTCGGAAATTCTTTTTTAGATCTTATTTCTAATGGAAAGGTATGTAAGACTACTGATGATACTAATAGTATAAATATTGTTCAGAATAAAAATGATATAGGAGCTGCTGATGGTTGGTATTTTGTAAAATCAGAAGATTCAATTTATTTTCAAATAAATGGAGTGCTATATCCAGTATTATCTAATAGAGACGACGTAGAAACTTCTGAGGATTATTTAGCTATCAATTATAATCAAAATCTTACTCTAGAACAAATCAGAACTGCTCAAAGGAATTTAAAAGTTATTATAGATAACCAAGATAATATTGCAATCTTACCTACTGATTTTGTTTATTTTAATTCTGATGATAAAGTTCATTACTATAATAACAATGGAACTTTAGTAGAATTATATCTAAATCTATCCTCTGGAGGAGTAGTTAAAGATAAAGTGACTATTAATTTAGAAAATAATCTCCATGGGTCCGGAGATCTTAATGTAATTGGTCCAAATGGGTTGCAGGTAAAAAATCAACAAGATTATTTAAATATAGTAGTTAATAATAATGAAATAGTTTTAGATACTAATACTTCTGGAATTAAATTTAATTCTAAAGAAGGTATCACATATATAAATGGAAAATATATATCTATAGGATATCCCCCAACTTATAACTATAATTTTGAGGTAGATGGAAATATATATGTGAAAGATAAAGCTGTTCTTAATTCTGGAATAATATCTGATAATTTCATAGAGGGAATGGCTGGATATAGATTAGCGAATATAAATTCCGAATGGACTTTAGAAGTAGATAATTTAATAGTGAGAAATTCTGCTAAAGGCCCGTTTGGGGATAGTTCATCTAAAGAGAAGGATTTTATTACTAGAGGATTAAATACTAATTATTTCTTTGAACCACAAGGAATTGTATCTAGTATATCTGAAATAGTTCCTGATGAAGAAGAATCTGGAGAATCTGGAGAATCTGGAGAATCTGGAGAAGTTATTCCTATTAAATATGAGATATCTATAAATGGGATTTATAATATAAAAATAGGAGATTATTTATATTTTGAGAAGCATTCTTATGGATATAATGTAGAAATCCCAGAAAATTCTGAGGAAGGGATTGATGTAAGTACTTTAATTCCTACTACTAAAATAATATCTAAAGGAAGAATTAAGATTGAAAAATTAGAATGGATTTATGATGAGGGTACTTTTACAATTTCTGGATGTAATATAGTTGCTACTATCGATGGGAATGTTTTAGATAGGGATTTAGAAGAGTATTTAGATAAAACTACTGATGAGGAAAGAAAGAGAGAATTAGAAAAACTTCCAGAAGTTGGGGATATTTTATATTTAAAAACTCAAGATTCTTTATATTTACATAGTATTAGAGAAACAAATCCTAAGACTGGAGAATGTTTAGATAAATCTTATTTAGGTATAAATGATGAAGTTGCACCCTTATCTCCTAGATTAAGATTAGGGTGTTTAGAAGGTATTAGAGATCCTATATATTTTGATACTTTATTAGGTTCTGATATATACGGAGTCTATTCTGAAAAAGTGTATTGTAGATATATAAGATTAAAAGGAGATTGTGAGATAAACGGAATGCTTAAATTATCTGCACCTTCTACAAAAGAAATAAACTGGTCGATACTAGGTATGGATACTGATTTTCGAGTATGGATTCCAAATAAAGAGGGGACTAATAACGTGTTTAATATACCTAGCACTTTTAATAGAAGAATTACATGGGGAGATAATGAAATATCTTATCTATCTGATTTAGTTCCATTACAACAGAATATTCTTAGTTTAAGGGCTGATGTAGATACATTAATGAATTCTTCCGGAGAAACACCTGAAACAATAATGGCCAAAATTAATAGTCAAGATGAGATAATATTTACCAAACACACAGCTCATTTAGCTGGAGCTGGTGATACTTCTGTATCTGATATTAGATATAAAAACAATATAGAAGCTATAACTGGAGTATTATCTTTAGTATTAAATTCTCCTGGATTTAAATATAATTGGATGGATGAAAAGGATATATCTATTGGGACTTCTGCTCAATACTGGAATAAATACTATCCAGAATTAACTAGAGAATTACATAACTCAATATTAACCTTTTCATATGAAAGATATCCTATAATTTTACAGGAAGCATTTAAGGAAGAGCATCGATTAAGGGAAATAGAAAAAGAAGCCTTTGAGGAAAGGATTAAATATTTGGAACAGGAATTAAATAATTTAAAGAATTTATGGCAGGAAACAAAGAAATTGAAGTAGAAGACTTTGCTACTATAGCACAAACAAATAATATTTTAGGATCTTCTATAGGTGGAGGTGGAGGTGGGGTGGGGGGACTGAATTTGTAGCTAAAATTCAGGCAATCTCCGGAGGAGCAAGAGAGGATTTATTAACCTCTTATTCTTCTATGGAATTCATACCTCTATCGAAAGTACAGAAGCAAATTGATAATATACAAACATTAAATACTTATATTTCTCCGAGAAATGGATATTGCCGTATAGGTATTGTGTCAAACAGATCTGATTCCAGAATACCTTTTAGCTTTAGCACGGATCTTAATAATATCACATTCGGAGTGGTAATTGACGGACAAATCATAACAGCTCCTATAGCTCTTGGCACAAATACCACTCTTTACTGGAATGCTATTCACACTGTCGCTCTGTCAGGGGATTATTTATTTTGTAGTGCAGGAAGTTCTTCCAATTCCACAACTCAGTACAGAGTGTATAGGATAGGGAATGGAAGATTAAATCCTATAGGTTCCTATACAGGATCTACCTTTAAGTATCCGAGAAGTTTCGGGTTTGTTAGAAGAAATGGAAATGCCCATGAAGCTTATTTTAATGCCTCCGGTACTTACAGATATATGGCTGCTATCAAGGTTAACAGTACAAATGGTAGTGTTAGTTATACAAAGGGGGCTGATGTATCTCCTACTTGCTATCTATGGATGCTGGACATGACACCTCTGTCATCAGACGAAGCGACATACTCTTCTCTTGTAATGACTGAACAGTCAGGAAGAACTATAGGTATACATAATTATTGGGACCCGCTGTCTTCCTCATCACTCAAACCTGTACCATTTGGTACCAGTTCAATGAATAACGGCTATTTTGCAAGAGCGATAAGATATAATGGAAGATTATGCCTGCAAGTATCAGCCGGATCTAATTCGCCTAATTACAGATTTATGGATATCTACACCGGAGAGATTTTAGGAGTTTTAAACACAAATAATCCACAACTGGAGATCATAGATTATAAAGGAACTCTTTACGGAACAACTTTAAATCAAAAAGGAAATACTTACACAACAATATTTTAAATATGGCAAAAGAATTTATAACAAAGGATAATTTAAATAATATATTTTCTAAAGCAACTCCTACAAGAGCAGATATCTTACAAGGGGGGGGGATATTAATTCAGTCAGGGCTTGGTAACCTTAATACTGGAAGTATGACTGCAACAGTATCGTATCCAAAAACATTTCCTACTAAATGCTGTGTAGTGCAACTCACTCCTAATAACTATTATGGTTATTGGTCTAAAGGAGATGTTTTAACCATTAAATCCTTCACAAATTCCTCATGTACAGTAGAATTAGTAGGAACTCCTCCAGTAAATACCAGAAGTGAATTTTTTTGGTTAGCTATAGGATATTAATTAAATTAATATGTTACTAAATAAAATTAAAACATTTTTACATAGAATCTTTATTAAAAAAGATTCCTTAGAATTAAATATAATAAAAGACAAAATCGAATCTTTAGAAGATGATGTACATCGATTAAAACAAAGGGCTAAAATAATATAATATGGCAGAATATCTAACTGTAAACGATAGAGCTTTAGATTCTACTGGATCTGGAGGAATTGAAGGTTTAGGACTCAGAATGGTTGGAGGATATTCTTCTATAACTAGAAAAGGTATAACAATTACTTATTCCGGATTTAAATCAGTATATGGAGTATTCTGTTGTTTAAAAAATAATAATGAAGCAGGTTATACAGTAAATTTATCCTCTTATACTAATACCTCGGCTACTTTCATACTCGGAGGGAAAGATCCTAAAGAATTTTATTATTTAATAATAGGAGAAAGTGATTAAATATGGCTGAATTTTTAACAGAAGATAATTTAGAGGACTATTCCGTGGAAATGGTAGATCCTGTTACATATATAAATTATAAAGGACTACGAATCGCTTATGGAACTACTACTTGTCCTGGGTATGATGTTGTTTCTGTACCATTAAAAGGATTTAGTGGGATAATTACCGGAATGGCTTCATTAAAAAATAATGATGAACAAGGATATGCTATAAGTATATCTAGTTTAAATACTACAGGAGTAACATTTTCTCTGGGGGGAAAAGATGATAAAACTGTAACATTTTTAATAATAGGATTATCAGTAAATAATCAATTATGGCGGAGTTTATAACGGAATTAGATAATATATTAGAGACTACACATGATATAACTAGACCAGGTCATGTAGTCATGACATTAGGTCCTTTGGTATTTGAGATAGGAAGTACTTTATGTGAGGGACATACTGAAACTAGAGTATCGTTACAAGGAGATTATATACCAAGAACTGCTGTATGTTCATTTCGGGGAAATAATGAAGCTGGATATTCTTGTAATGTTATGGGTGTAACAAAGACATATATAGGATTGTATAGTGGAGGAAAAGATCCAAAAACTATAGATTGGATAGTATTCGGAACTAAAACTTAGAAATATGAGTAAGGATTTTTTAACTCTTAAAGATGCTGCTAATAGATTAGGATCTTCTAGTAGTACAAATATGAATTTTATACATAAAGATGGAGCTATTCTTTCTGGAGCCAATCCTACTCCACTTAGTAGTTATAGTTTATATGATTTTCCAGCAGATGATGATATAATTAAAATATTATCTCAGATTTTTTTATATGATGGAGTATCTAATACAACTACATCTTCTGTTACTTCACTTATTCGAAAAGTAGGAGCAATTTCGCATAGTGGAACTGGAGCTAAGTTTATGAAAGATTATTCATCTATATTAATAGCTAATCTATTCGAGAATCGAAAAAATAATTGGAGAGTTTCTTTTAAATATACTATTACTGCTATTGGAAGTTCTGAAAATTCTTATAATTGTTTATTAACTCTTTTAGTATCAGATACTAATGATAGAAAGTATTTAAGTATATTAAGAAGTACAGATACTACTAACCCAACAATTAAAATAGTAGTACAAGACGTTAATGGAAATGCTGATCCAATTAATCATCCTATAATATATGGAGGAGATATGGGAAAAGCTAATATTTTCGCAATAGAATATATAAATAATAAGTTATATCATATTAATGAATCAAATAGTATAAGAGCACTTTTATGGGATTTTGGAAATGTTAATGCTATCCCATTAGATTCTATTGGACTACAAATCGGAGGTATACAAGAAGGTAATATAGATTACAATAATCCCAGAATGATTATAAAATATTTAACAATAGACGCTTAATAATATGGAAGATTCTTTAAGGGAATGTAAAGGATGTGATAAATGTCCCCAATCCCAACAAATATTATGTATATTAGATTATGTAAAAGAGAATAATGAATTATTAACTCTTATACTGTCTAAATTAAATATACTACAAATTTAAATATTAAACAAAATGCCAGTTGATTTATCACATATTACAGACACATCTAAATTAATAACTGCAATTAAAAATATAAAAAATATTGATTTTATCAATAGATTAAAGGATCCAAATAGAGAATTTATTCAAGACTGGGTGGATCCTTTATCAATTGCAACACATAAAATGGGATGGAGTGATGATGGTGTTCATGGATATGTTTATCCATCTGTACAAAAAGATAAGAAAACAGGAAAATTAATTGATTATACAAGACCTCCATATTCATTAGACGCGGCTATACAAGAAAGCATGAAAACTGGAGAAGAGATCAAAATGAAAAAAGATCTCGCTAAATGGTTTACAGAAAATTATAAAAAATATTTTCCTGGTTTTAAAGGTGAATAAGTATATAATATTATAATCAGATTCTAAAATGAACTGTAATAATTTCTTTATTAAGATGTTCACAGCTCATTCAGGATTAAGTTCTAAGAGAGTATGTGGATTTTTTGGGTGGGTAGTTTGTTTATTTATATGTATATGGTGCACAATAAAAGTAACAGAATCCCCAGAAATAGTAGATATGCTCTTCATATGTAGTACTACTCTATTAGGAGCTGACACTATTACATCTATATGGAGAAAGAATATAAATAAATCTAATAATAATGAAAACAATACTAATTAAATATATTACATTAGGAATCTTTATCATATCCTTAATATATTTAATAAAACTAGTAGATAAACAATCTAGAGAAATTAGAGATTTAAAAGATATTCATACCTCAGAATTATGTACAATAGATTCTCTTCAACAAGTACATATCGTAACAGAGAAACAATTTAAAAGAATAATTTTATCAAAGGATTCTTTACTTAAATCGGAATTAGAGAAAAAAGATTTAAAGATTAAACAATTAGACAATGTAATTAAAGCTAATATAAACACAACTAAAGTAATTAGAGATACTATATTAAATAATATTGAAATAATAAAAGATACTTGTATTCCGATAATTAAATCTATTGATTGTATTACATTACATGAAACTCTGGAAATTAATAATGAGAAATTATATCTTACTATAGATTCTTTAGATTTTGATATAAATATAACTATAATAGACTATAGAGATATTATATATTGGTATAATTTTAGGAAAAGAAAAGAATTCGGATATAGTACAATAGGATTCCGGAATCATTATATTAGTAAAATTACTGCAACATCTGATTGTTTTAAAGATAAGATAAAGATACAATCGTATAAAATTAAAAAATAAAATTTTTATTTATTTATTGTATTACATACAAATATTATCTACTTTTGTGGATGAATAACTAAAAATTAATGAACTATGATTATTGAAAATAAGCCTATTGACATTAAAGTGGATGCACAGCGTCCGGCTAATTATGTAAGTCTAATGTTATTTTGTTATGAAGTTCCGAGCCAAAAAGCTTTAACTTTATCTACAATTAAAAGAGATTTAGAGATTATGAAAATTTTAGAAGAGAATGTAGAATCGGAATCATTTGAATTGGATGATAAATATAAAAATTCTCTTAAAGAAACTATTTCCTCTACTCCTTTTAATATTAGAAAGAAGTCTTTAGCAGAGTTTGGGGAATATATAGAACTTCTGTAATAAATATTGTATATGGAATATGAAAATGATTTAGATATCTTCAACTCATTAGACGAAGAATCTACTCCTCAAAAATCATCTGAGGAGAATGTGGATGGTAAAAAAGATACTTCCCAAGAGGAAGTTAATACAGAGGAGAATACTTCTTCTGTTATAGACGAACAATCTTTATTAGAGTCTGTTCTTAAATCTAGAGGAATAGATTTTAATAATATAAAAATAGAGGATACTGAAACCGGAGTAATTCACAGTGTCCCATTTACTGAGTTAAGCAGAGAAGAACAAATAGAACTTCTTAATTTAGAAGAAGATGATTATAACCTAGACGATGATGAGATAAATCTTCTTACATTTATGCGTGAAAATAATCTTAACTCCGAATCTTTAGTAAATTATTACAAACAGAAAGGAATTGAGGAATATTTAGCAAATGAAGGAGCTGTTTATAAGGTAGATGAATTATCAGATGAGGATATATATGCTTTATATATAAAAAATAATTACGGAGATATTTTAACAGAAGATGAATTAGTTGATGAAGTAAATAAAGCTAAAGAAAATTCTGAATCTTTTGAGAAAAAGGTTAATAAATTACGTGAGATATATAAAGCAGAAGAAGAAAGATTAGCTGCCGAAGCTAAACAGAAAGAAGAACAAGACTCTCAGTTATCTGAGGAAGAATTAAATAAGATAGTAGGTACTCTTAGAGAGGCTGGAAAAAATATTAAGACTATTGGAGGTTTTGACCTTGAAGAATCAGATATAGATAGTACAATGGATTATATAACTAAACCCCAGATTACGGGAAGGACAAAACTTGCAAGTGATTTAGATAATCCAGATACATTATTTAAATTAGCATTTTATGCTACTCATGGAGACGAACTAATTGAAGCTATTCATGAACATTATAATAATGTACTTAACGATGAAGAGTACCTAAAGAATAGACTAGAGAAATTAAGTAAACTTAAAAATAAAAAACGTAGTAATAACACATCTAATCTATCAACAGGTAAAGGTAATAAAATAGAAAATTCAGATTTAAAAAGTTTTCTTAACCTAAAGGATTAGATCTAAATTTAATTTAAAATGTTTGTAGCAGAATACATTTCAAATCGAGCTAATATGAATGGCTCAAGAACTTTTCATGACTTCTCCCAATTCTTGGGACGAATTACTCATAGAGTAGGTTTAGCTGCATCTTTATGTCCCGGACATACTGTATCAGCTTTAACTGAGAGAATTGAAAATATGGTTTATCAAGATATTCCTAAGCCCGGACGTAAGAGTATTGATGCTTTTGCTATCGAATGGGACGTGGATGTGAATCAATGAGGTTCACAATAAATTCTTTAAATTGCTGGGAATCTTTACTGCTACTAGAGACAATCAGCAGCATGACTTTGATGAAAGTAGTGTTCAACGACTAGGGGAAACCTGTAAATCTTATTATTTAAATAAGATTAAAAAACTGAATTACTTATGAAATATATTGTATATCTTACTAAAAATTTAAAATCTAAAGTTGGAGAGTTAAATAAAATTTATATTGGAGTGCATCAGACAAATGATCCTAATACTTTTGATGGATATTTAGGGTGTGGAGTTTATATAGATCAACCAAGTACTTATATGTACCCAAAAACTCCATTTCAATATGCTGTTAAAAAGTATGGAACAAAAGCATTTGAGAGAACTACTTTATATATTTATGATACTCTGGAGGAGGCATATAATAAAGAATCTGAATTAATAAATGCCGAGTATTTAAAAGCGGATTATACTTACAATTATTTAAATACAAATTCATATAAAACAATTTATCAATTTAACACATCTGGAGAGTTACAAAAGAAATGGGAATATTCTTTAGAGGCATATGATTTTTATGGACAATCTCCTAAAAAGTTTCAATATGCTATAGATAGGAAATATGAATTTCTTAATTCTTATTGGGCATTAGAACCAGAGATAGATGTTATTAAATATTGTAAGAAATCTAATCCACCTATTTCTGTATATTTATATTCTAAAAAAGGGAAGCTCTTAAATGAGTTTCAATCAGAAAAGGAATGTGCTGAATATATAGGAATATTAGATATAAGTAAAGCTATTAAAAATCAGTCTCTAGTACAGAATCAATATTATATATCTAAGAAGTTAGTAGATGAATTTATTCCGAAGGCTAGGATAAGTTGTAAGAATCTTATTTATTATGTATATGATAAAGAAGGAAATTATATAGGAAGATTTAAAGGGAAAGAAGTAATGAAGGTTATAAATCTTCATTCATGGGCTAAAATTCAGAATATATTATCTTATAACGAGGGATGGTATAAGGATTATTACATATCTACTACAGAAGTATCTAAAGTTCCACAAAAATGTTATTCTAATGGAATGATAATTGATGTGTATGATAAATTTGGGAATTATATAGAGACTTTAAATACTATAAAAGAAGTAAGAGAAAAATACAATATCCCATCAAATAAATTAAAGAATATCCAGATGGGGGATAGATATTATAAAGATTATATCTTTAAATATCATACTAATAAGTAAATGATATAGTCTAAGTTCTTTAAATAGAATAGGTTCATTAAACGTATTCCGTTTGTTGCTGTTCCAGAAGGCGATGGTGTTGGAGGAACTGAAATTCGGATGTTGTTTAAAGAAAAATACTACGATAAACATGATATTTTCGTGATAGATAAATCACATCAACAGTGTTATGTTACTGCTCGTCCAATTTGGAGAAGTAATAAATATTATGAATACACTGTTCGATTAATCGATACTGATTATATGTCGTATCTTGATACTTCTGCGTGTCAACCTGGTATGACTACTCACTTCTTATCAAATGCTCATCCGTTTGATTATCACGACTTTGGAACGACTAAATATCAGTCTAATATGGAGGTTCATCGTAATTACTTGACCTTACATAGAAATGATATTGATGCATCTCAGGCTTATTTAGCTAATGAAGATGTATTCTTGAAAATTAGTGATACGGAAACTAAAGGAAGTGAGAAATTGTTTACTATGACTTCAATGGAGAAGACTCTTATTGAGAATTTCTTAGAAGTTAAAGCTAAACACGATCTTTGGGCACGTAGTTCAGTGGATGCCAACGGAAAAACTACCATCGTGGATCCGCAAACGCAGAGACCCGTTTATATTGGAGACGGTTGGAATTTAGCCGCTTAATTAAGTAATTAATTATGAAACACTCTCTTAATTCGGCGAAAAGCTGAGATGCCAATGCCGAGCCAAGCAGTTAGATTTTAATTTATCTAATGGGCGAGTGTAACGACTAGATTTATAACTAAATAAAATTACTTCGTATGTAAAATAATTACTTCGTATGGAAAGAAATAAAAAAGCATTATTAATAGGATTAATATTAGGAGATGGACATTTAAATCCAAATTCCGGAATAGCTTTAGAAATATCACATTCACATAAACAATACGATTATATATTATATAAAGCTAAACTAATTTCAAAACTTTTAAATTGTAAAGAACCTAAACTTTATCATAGAAAGGATTTATATCACGACGAATATAAATTATCTAAAGGCCATCGGTATTTTAGAATACTATATAAATGGATCTATAAGAATAAAATTAAGGTATTTTCTAAACAATTATTAAGTTATTTAACTCCAGAAGCTATAGCATTATGGTGGATGGATGACGGAAGTCACGGAATTGATCGAAATAAGAAAACCGGAAAAATTAGATCTCATAGCTTTCATTTATATACATATACTTCTTTAGAAGATACTGAAAATATAATTTGGTTATTTTCTACGTATGGAATTAAAATGTATAAAATTGCAAAAGTAATGAAAGATGGATCTACTAAATATTATATAAAATGTAGAACTAAAGAGGGAAGAAAGTTAAGTAATCTTCTTCGACCTTATATTCTTCCATCCTTACAGTATAAAATAATGCAAGAGAACGAATAGTTATAAATCCACGAACAGAGAGCATCCAAAATTTTGGATGAAGACCTAGTCTGAACATGTATTAAATGAAGTACATGAACTAAACAGTAAACTTGTTTAGGGTAACAAAAATTGATAATTCCTCAAATAGAAAGATACGCATACTTAATCTCTTTCGATCAATTACTTACTTCACACTTCAAAGAAGCATTAAGTTTCTTAACCTCTAAGGCAAAGAATTTAACTGGTAATGATTACGTATTAATCTGTAACTCTTTACTCTGGAATCAAATTGGTGATAACTTGATGAATGAAATCGGAAGGTGGACTCCTACTGCTACTTTGATGTATAGTAAATCTTCTGGTATGAAGAAGAAAGTAGGTGAAACGGTTGATGGTGTTAAAGTAGGTAATACTTTTGTTAGCTATGAATATCAGGGTAATACGATTACTTTCATGCCGGATAAGGCTTTAAATATAGAATATCCTGATCAAGCATTCGGATTTATTCTTGACTTAACTCCGGACTTAGCTAACGGAAAACCAGCTATTGAATCTTGGACGTTCAAGGGCTGTGATATGATTAAAACTGATGTAATTGGCGTAAATAGATCCGCTTGCGCCGCTGCATAGTGATATGCAGAAAAATAAATTTCTCTAATTGCTGGAAAGCTAAATAATATAAATATTACATGCTAATCAGCAGCCAAGGTTTTGGGATATGTAAGACTTATGTAAACTCCAAAATTGGGTTCAACGACTAGTCTGGATAGACGTAGGAAGTTCTACTTCCGAAATGGGAAATAACTTAATGTATAAGTAAAAACACAATATATGAAAACTATAGTATACCTAACGATAAATAATAAAAACAGAAAAATTTATATTGGAATACACGAAACAGAGAATCCTGATAAATTTGATGGATATTTGGGAAATGGGGTAAATATATATAAACCATCTAGTATATTACATCCAAAAACTCCTTTTCAGAGTGCTGTTAAGAAATACGGATTTGATGCTTTCTCTAGAGTTACATTATTTATATGTAATACAAGAGAAGAAGCAGAAAATATTGAAAGATTTTTAGTAAATGAAAATTTCATTGGAAGATCTGATACATATAATATTACATTAGGCGGAGATACTCCTCCATTATTAAATAAAATTATATACCAGTATTCTTTATCCGGAAACTATTTACGATCTTTTAATAGTATTAAAGAGGCATCTGATCATATTCATATTCATGAAGCTGCAATTGGGCGTGCAGTATTGAATGGAAGTATGAGTGGAGAATTTTATTGGTCTGATATAAAAGTTGATAAACTAGATCTGTCTAACAAACCTATTTTACAAAAGAAATCAACTTATTTATATACTTCTAAAGGAGTATTTTTCATGGAATTTAAATCTATGTCTGATACAGCTAGATACTTAGATGTTAATCTTAGTTCAATACAGAAAGCTGTAAAATTAGGAACTAAAATATCTAAATATTATATTTCCGATAGAAAATTTGATGTTTATCCAATAAAATCTCAAGAAAGAAAAAGAAGTAATGACCCTATCTATCAGTATGATTTAGAAGGTAATTTTTTACGTAGTTTTAAAAATTCTAAAGAAGCTAAGGAATTTTGTAATTTAAAACAAAATAGATTATCTAATGCTATAAATCTAAATCAAAGTTGTGGTGGATACTTTTGGTCTTGGGAGAAAGTAGATAAATTAGAAATTCCCAAAAATTTCAATCCATGTAAAAAAAGAAAAGTAGGAAGATATGATTTTGAAGGAAATCTATTAGAAACATTTGATACTGTTAGGGAATGTAGAAAACAATATGCTAATGTTAGCAAGGTTCTTAAAGGAACTGCTTCACATTGTAAAGGGTTTGTGTTTAAATATATTGAATAAACTTATAACAAGTTAATGATATAGTCTAACTTATATGAAAATATAAGAAAATAGCCTTTGAGGCGGGATCGACGGTATCTCAGGAGGAACCGCTAGCACACCAGTTGCGGGATCTGAATCATTTTGGATCCTAATCTCCTAAATTGCGGGAATATCTTTAGAGATTTAACTACTAAATATAATTAGTGATAATTATATGGCGAAAGTAACTACTTCGGTATAGTAATAAGGTTAAATATTAGACAATCCGCAGCCAAGTTTCTTTATATAAAGAAAAAGGTTCAACGACTAGTAAGTCCTATTAAATAGGCATAGAACTTAAGTAAGTTCGAAAGAGGAGACACTTTTAGGAGTGATAATATAGTCTGTACTTCATGGAAACATGAAGATTCTTGACGGAAACGGTCAGGAGGAATAAAAAGAAAATGATTTACTGGGGTTGAAATCTTAAATTTTAAAGCTACGATCCCCTTTAATAGTAATATTAAAGAAAACAATTTCCTTAATTGCTGGAAACTCTATCTTAGACAATCAGCAGCCAAGGATTATACTAAGAGCCTTAATAGGACAGGTATAATTTAGGTTCAACGACTAGTCTTTTGTGACGTACCTATCAAGTGATAGGGAAATGGGAAATAACTTAACTGATAAGTAAAACTATTTAAATACAAACATAATGAAATATATCGTTTATTGCACAACGTGCTTAGTAAATAACAAAATTTATATTGGAGTACATAAGACAGAAGATCCTGATGTTTTTGACGGTTATATAGGAAATGGAGTTACTAAACATTCTCTTGGAGGAGTTATTAAAGATCCAAAAACACCTTTCCAAAATGCTGTAAAGAAGTATGGATATAAAAATTTCAAACGAGCTATACTCTTTATTTTTGATACAGAAGAAGAAGCTTATAATAAAGAGGCTGAATTAGTTACATTAGACTTTGTGAAAAGAAAGGATACATATAATGTAGCTTTAGGAGGTTTAAAAGGAGCTGTATATGAAAAATTATATCAATATAATCTTGAAGGAAATTTCGTAAAAGAATGGGATGGATTTCAATTTGCGGTAGAACATTTCCAATGTAATCCAGCTAGGTTTAAAATGGCAATAAATGATAAACGTTCTGCATTTGAATCTTATTGGTCTAGAGAAAAGGTTGATAAACTTGATGTAACAGAATATACTAAAAGTATTAGATCTGAAATATATCAATGTGATATAAATGGAAATATAATAAAAGTCTGGGAATCTGTGAATAAAATAGTAGAAGAAACTAAATTATCAAGAGATTCTATGGATGAAGCGATTCAGAAGAGTAAATTCTATAAACAATCTTTCTGGATAAAAAACAAAAACGATATATGGAGAGTAATTAAATCTAATATTGATAATACACAGAAAAAACCTATTTCTAGATATACATTAGATGGAGATTTAATAGTAACATATTTAAATCAAACTCTTTGTATAAAGGAAACAAAAGCAGATATAAAAGAATTAAAGCTCGCAATTAAAAATGGAATCCCATATTTAAATTCCTTATGGACACATTACACCGAACCAACTTTTAAAAAATACGAACCATCTTCTTTAGATAAAGGTTGTAAAGTTGGACAATATGATCTAGATGGAAATTTAATAAAAATCTGGAGAACAGTTGCGGAATGTGCAAAAGAACATCCTAAATGTAGAGAGGTTCTTAAAGGTTTTAGAAATAAAACACATGGATTTGTATTTAAATATATCAAAGATTAAGTTAAAGATATAGTCTAATCACTATGGCGACATAGTGGAGCATTTGCTCAAATAAGAGTAACGATCTTATTTAAATATCAATGACAGCGGCGTATCAGTATACGCACCCTATCGTTCTGTTATCTTTAGACAGAATCCGCTATAATAAATATAAAGAGGGCTAACAACCCTCTTTATTTTAAATTTAAACATTTAATGATCAATGAATATGAGTATAAGTGTAACTGCTTTAAAAGAAGAATTAGATACGGTAATACATTTACGTAGCCGTTTTGGTCCTAATCACGCTGGGATGTCAATTTCCCCAGTTAAAAATCCATTAACAAGAGAGTATCCTTCTTGTGTTAGAAATGTAGATTCATCCGGAAATATTATCTTAGGTAAGGATGATAATCCTTTGGATTACTTCGTTCGTACTACTGATAGATTTTTTATTAAAGATGGGGATGAATTTGATTTGAGTAATCCTATAAAAGCAAAGCAGTGGGAAGCTATTAAATTCTCTGATCTTATTTTTGATAATAAAGGGAAATTTGATGAAAATGGTAAGATGTTAGTAGGACCGGAGGAGAAAATCGGACCTCAAGCAGTTTATTATGTAGAACGTATTATTGAGGATACTAAGAAACGTAATACGGCCTCAAGGAAATTAAATAAAGCATTAAATTATATCTTCAACGCCTCAAGAGATGCTTTAAGAATTAGAGCAATGCTTTTAGGTAAATATATAAAAGATGCTTATGATGAAGAAATAGAAGAATTCTTAACAGAAATTGCTAAGAAAGATGCTGACAAGATTATTTCTTTATTCGAAAGTAATGATACTAAATACCTAATAGCATTTACATATGCTAAACAGAAAGGTATTTTACGACAGAAAGCTGGATTATATACTTATAATGATAATGATATTATAGGTAGAGATGCTGATTCTTGTATTGATTTTATGAAAAATCCTAAGAATAAACTTATTACTGATAGGATCTTAAGAGAGATTCAAGAAATTTCTGTAAAAGACAAAGATGTAATTATAGAAGCTATTTCTGAGGATAATAAAAGAATTGAGGATTTAAAAGCAAAAAATGAAGTATCTTCAACACAAAGTTTTTTGGATGGTTCTAAGTCTGATTCTGAAATATTAAAAGATTTAGAAGATGCTGAAAAAACTCCATTAGAAAATAAAAGTAAACCTACTAGTGAAGCTAGTAAATAATACATAATATGAATTTAAAACAAGTCTATCAAGCAGTACTTATAGAATTAGAAAAACAAAAAGCTCCCAGTATGCTCTTAGACGAGTTTAATTATTATTATTATAAAAGTGTTATTCAGTATATAAATACTAAATATAACTTTTGTGATATGAATCAACAAGAGGATGATGATCTTAGAGTATTAAATATGACAGCAACTTTATCTGGAGGAAGTATAATAGATAAAGGAGATAAGATATTATTTACTCTACCTAGTGATTATTTTCATCTTAAAAATTGTGTAATTACATTTAATAATCCTAATTCTAAATGTAATTCTAATTCAGTAATTAAAAAGGGAGCGAGAAGATTAACATCTGATAAATATCCTGGAATATTAAATAATTATTATTTTAAACCTTCATATAAAACACCTTATTATTACATATATAACGATGATTCCGGACAAATTAAAACCGGAACTCCTGTTGTTATGAAATTGTTTTATGGAGATAATAAAGATATAAGTATTTCAGATATATCTATAGATTATATTAAATATCCAAATGAATTAATCCTAACTCCGAATGATTTAGAGAGCGAAGATGATATTCTGGAGGATTTAGAGTTTCCTAAATATGTATGTTATGAGATAATAAATATTATGGTGAAATTATTTTTAGAGAGACATAGAGATCCTAGATTAAATACTAATCCTATAGTTAATCAAACAATAGCTCCACCAATTTCCCCTAACAAATAAAATTTAAAAACATGTTTGAATTTGTAAATGAAGTAATTATTAATAGTGCGAAAGATTCGCTTAGTGGACTTAATAAGTTCGATAATCAGATAAGTGGTGAACAAGGTTTTAGGGTTCTTCGTGTAGGAGATTATAAAACTGCAAATATTAAAGGTGGGAAGATATATAAGACATCAGCTTCAAATCCTCAGGTATCTATATCTGAAATTACTATTACTGATGCTGTTAAACCCACAACTGCTGGTGTAATAAATCATATTAGATTAGCTATTGGTATGCAGCTTTCCGGATCTGCTGATTCATATTTTGCTGAAACTATGGATGATAGGCGTCGGAGAATGTTTTATGCTAATTTAGATGTAGTTAGTACTGATACTGCTTCTAATATTGCTTCAAAATTAGCTGAAATTATAAATAAACAAGGTAATTTCTATAACAATCTTCGGTTTAAAGCTGATCTTGATGGTGCTAAAATTACTGTAACTTCTGCTAATGAGTTCCAGTTATTTAATGTACTAGAAGTACAGAAATTAGAAGATTTTAGTACTGCTGCTTTAGGTAATTATTATCCTAAAGAACCAGTATACAGAACTATCTTAACTGGTAGCCATACTCAAACTGCTAAAGAAGGTGTTGGTACTTACTGGACTATGTTGAAAAATGTACAGATCCAGACTAGTCTCAGAACTGGTATCTTTAATCAGGATAATGATGATTCTAAGATTGTACCGGGAGCTTCTTATAATCAATATGTATTTGATTATGAATGCGAAAGAGATCATACTGGTATGGGTGCTGTAGGTGAAAAATTAGTATCTATTACTAAAGCTGTTTTCTGGATTAATACTACTATCTCAGACAATTTTGAAACTGCTGTAAAAGCTGCTGGAGTAGTTGTGGATGATATCGAAGTTGCTTCTGATAATGGAGCTGGAGAGTCAACTACTCAAACTATGGCATTAAAAGTAGGAGAGAAGAAATATGTAGATATTAAGCTTTCCGAATACAATACTGTAACTTCTAATGATCCTGATAAAGTAACTGTTAAAGGAATAGAAATTACAGGTAAAGCTGCTACAGATTCTGCTGTAGCTGTAATTTATAAAAAAGGATCAGATACAGTACTAACTGTTAATGTAACTGTAACCGCTTAATATAAGAAAATATATTATTTAATAAAAGGCAGGTAAGATAATAATATTCTTATCTGCCTTTTTAAATATTATACTATATGGAATTAAATAAATTAGCCTCTGCGATTTTAAACGATATTTTATCAGGATTAAGAGGTATTACATCTAATATATCCTTATCTGTTGAACAGTTAGAAGATGATATAGTAGATGAGAGATTAACTATAATAAAAGAATATGCTTTAAAAGGACTTCTTCCAGTTAAGGATTTAGTTACATCTATTAATTGTTTAGAGGTAGATTGTAAACCTATAGAGAATTGTAATTTATGTAATTCTAATTTAAATGTTAGAGAGACTAATATTCCTCATGTAGAAATACCTCAAATTGTTACAGATTTAGGAGTTGATGCAATTCAGTATTTCGGAACTGTTGATAGAAATACTCCGTTTAAAATTTATACTGATATATCTTATCAGTATCATAAATATAATAGGTGGTTAGGAAGAAAGCCTTATATTTATATAGATACAGCACCTAATGAAAATGGGATGTATGATTGTTATATATTTAATGCTCCGTTGATTAAAACATTATCTATAATAGCCGTATTTAAAGATCCTAGACAATTAGAACAATTTACTTGTTGTAATGCAGAAGAGGTATCTAATATGAACTTCTTGACTAATGATATTAAGAGAAGGATTACAGAAAAGAAGGTACGATGGTACCGTAGCCTTAGTGCACCTAACCTACCAAATGATCAAGTAGCTAAAGCTTAATATATATGAAGAATTTAAACTTCCACACAGCATATACATATATTCAAACTAATTACGGTTTAAATATAGACCAATTAGAATTTGAATCCTCAGGAATGATTGCATATGATAAGATAGGAAATAAACAAACTGAGATAAAGGAATTTGTTGGAGACGTTGTAAACGGGGAATTAGAACTCCCATGTGATGTTACTAGTATCGAAGCAGTATTCGGGAATTTTATAGACTCTCAAAAAACATCTAATAAACAACGTTGGCCTCAAGTTATTACTAATTACATAGAACAATATATAGAATACTGGAAATATAATAAATCCTTATTATATGATTATGGAGTATTATTAAATTACCAGATGAGGGAAAATACTTTATTATTTGATAAGGATTATAAGAATGTATTAGTTTTATATAGGAAACAAATTCTAGATGAAGAAGGATTTCCTTATATAAATTCTAAAGAGGCCGAAGCAATTGCAGCATATTGTGCTTATACAGATTTATATAAACAAGCTATTAGAACTAGAGATCCTAATACATATCAAATGGCTCAGAATATAAAATTAGAATGGGCTAGGTTATGTGAAAGAGCTAGAGTTCCGGAAAAAGTATCTCAAAACGATATGAATAGGATTTTAGATGTAATGACTAGTTTTGATAGAAAATCTTACGGAAAATCATTTAAACCAGAGAAGTAATGAAATATAATAATACAACAATATCTTCTCTTAGTTATACATTCTCCGCACCTGAATTGTTTGAAAAATTCGATTTAAAGAAGTTAGAGGTATCTAGAAAAATGCTTAAAAAGAATTATAAAAATGGTGCAGAACTCCGATTATGGTGTTGTAGGATTTATATTTACTTTTTATATTTAGTAATATTGGATATTATCAGAAATAGTACTACTTTCGTATTTACAACCAGAAAAAGAATGATTTTGGGGATTGAAATACTTAAAGGAGAAGAACTTTTAAATCATCTAAAGACTTCTACAAATACAATGTATAATTATTTTGATTCTGAGTATAAATACCCACAAATTAAATTATTCTATGAGAAAGGTAAGAAAGGAACTTTAACTAGAGGAGTAATGTTAAATTACTCCTTAACTAGAGAATTTTTTGATAATGTAAATAGTGGTAATAAGTATGGCTAATAAGATTAAGTATTTAAAGGATTATCTCCCGATATTACAAGAAAAATTCCCAGAATTTAGTATAGAAGATTTAACTACTATTATTAAATATGGGAATAGATATTTATATTATGTAATATCTAATAATAGTGATGTTTATTTATCTAGTAAAATAGATGGTAAGATGTTTAAATTTCTCATTGGAAGAGTTACATTTCAAAGTATTGCTCACAAAATTAGATACGCTATTAGTAAGATGATTACTAAGATGAGGTTTTTATATAGACAGCGTAGAACTAAATGGTGGGGGTATTGTTATTTTGGATTAACTGAGGAGAAATTTAAATCTATTTATTTAAATAAAAGAAATATTACGTTTAATTTTGGAGATGTATGCTTATATAGAGTGCTTGATGAGTGCTTGCTTAATTTAAATTATGACCATTTCTTTAGAGTTAAATTATACGGAATTCCTGGATATAAGGTATTTTTTGAGAATTATTCTACTAAAGATGCAGAATATTTCTTAAAAAGATCTTTTGATGGGTACGAGTTTACTAAAATTGATAATATAACTAGAGAAGATTTAACGGAATTTTAATATGGAAATAGCTCAAAACTCCTTTAATGGAGGATTATTAATGGATATGAATGATACTGTAGTTCCGAATACAGTATTAACAGATTGTTTAAATGGGACATTGATTACTTTCGATGGTAATGAGTTTATATTACAGAATGATTCTGGAAATGGGAGAGTTGAATCTTGTGCATTAAAGAAAGATTTTATTCCTCTTGGAATAAAGCAGTATGGAGGGATTATATATATAGCATCGATGAATCCTCTTACTGGAGAATGTGAATTAGGTTCATTTCCATCTCCAGAAAGGAATATATCTTCGGAAGAATTATCTATGGATGATATAGATACTGCTATACTTGATAGTACTTTATATCCAGAAGGGAAGAGTGAAGGATTACAAATTACTTATTTAAAAGCTGATTTTTCTTTATTGCAACGAATGGTTTTAAGGCCCGGGGATAAATTTCTAATTTATATAACTCCTAGCACTGGTAGCTCTTCGATAAATAACTTTATAGAAACTTATAAAAATTATAATACTACATTCAATAACGGGAAACTTCAACGGAGAGTTTTTTCATTACATCTTGCCACTGTAAATGAAAATGGATCTATTACTTATATAGAAGATCAAACTAATGTATTTACAAACGAAGTTAGAAAGTTTTTTTATACAGAAGGCGAAGCATTTGGAGGTAATATTCAATTAAAAACAGTTCAGGATCCCTCATTATATAATACATATAGTTCTAGATTTAATGGATATTTAATTATAGTATTAGAGATAGAACCTATTGATTTTTTTAATATTGAGATAGGAGATGTAACTGAAAATGGTAAGGATGATTATGATGTAGAGCTTATTATTAATAGTGAAAGTGATAGTTATAATAATGTATATGGAGTAAGAATAGAAAAAGATGAAGAAGGTACCCATGAGGATGCAGAAATAGATCCCGAGTTTATTTTAAAGCCCGGAGAGAATATTCCACAACCCGTAATATCAATTAAACATGATTTATTAAAATTAAGTAAAGAAAAAGATACACGTATAACTATAAAACCATATTCAAGATTCCAATGGTTTGAGAATCTTAAATATACAACAGTATTAAATTATCGAGATCTATTAACTAGTAAAGAATCTAATATATGGAGATATTCTACTACTAGTACTACTAATATAGAAGGAAGAGAAGTTAAAAGGGTTACTATTACTACAGACTTCTTTGTTAGAGGAACATCAAACGGATTAAATAAGTGTGATGTGATGTATATAGAATTTTATGATGTATCCGCAAATGCATCTCTTATATACCCTTTATCTAAATCTATTTCAGGATCCTATAATTTCTCTATAGATTGTTTTGATAAAGATTTAAAAGTAGAACCTTATTATTATCAAAACGGGAAGGAGGTGGAAGATATAGATTCCGCTATTACAAATTTCGAAAATAATTATTTAGAATCTTCCGGTACCAATTACTATTTATTATTGGATTCTTCAAGATTAGAGGATTATTTTAAAATAGTATCTGGAGAAACTGTTCAAGAGAATATAAATACTAAAGAGCCTTCTATATCTAATCCTAGATTACCGTGGATATATAAAATAGAACCTCAATTAGGAAATGGTACTAAAATATATAAGAATTTTAGTACTCAAAATAATTATGTATATAATTCTGAATATACTAGGTTAAGATATAATAATTTTTATATATGTAGAATATGTGGATTGAGCTTTAATAAGGATACAGAAAAACACCAATTTGGGGTTGAGGAATATAATGCTTTATATACTCTTTTCACAAATGGACAATTTAATTCTTATTATACTTCTGCTATTACAGAAGATACTAAGAACTTTTCAACACTTAAAATAGATAATTATATAACAGTAGTATCGGATTCTGCTATAGATTTATCCCAAAAGAGTATTACTGGACCAACTATTATCCATAAAAAAAATAATATACTACAACCTTCATTGTCATCAGCTTCCGATTTAATTGAAGAAGGGGAACACAAGACGCTATATGAAACTACTATAGAAAATAGTGTTACAGTAAGTTCAGAGTATAAACTTAGAAAAGTAAATAAACTTAATTTTGGGATATTAGATGCTGGTATAATTTACTCATCTGATACATCTAATTATAGTTTAACTACTTCTGGAACTCCATTAATTTTTCCATCCGCTGTTATAACTGATGATAAAACTCAGGATGATGAAAATATTAGGAAGCTTACTATAACTGCAACCCTAAATAAACAAGTAAAATCAGGAACATATACTACAAATATTCCGGGAGATAAAATAGAATATAATAAATGGGAACCTGTAGGATTATTAGGGTGGGATGGACTACAAGTATCATCTGGAATACCTTATTATCATAACGATGATGGACGTGGAGATTGGATCTGTGTTAAGGATGGAGTAGATAATATTTTTGTAGATGAGGATGTATCATCTAAGTGGGTTACTAAAGATCCAAATAAAGGGGGTTATAATAGAGATTACACTGTAGACGCAGAAAATTCTCCAACCACAGTCGTAAATAAAATAAAATCAAGACTAGGGAATAATAAAATAGGGATATTAGCATTTGCTGGAGATAGTCTTGGTACTTCTCTAGAAGCTTTCGTAAATGACTGGGGAAGTAGAACCTGTAATAAATTATATTTTTATCCTAATAAAAATTCTTCTAAATATTATCCATCAACCTTTGTTATAATAGAATTTGATGGAAATACAATGTGTATTTGTAATATATACGGAACTAGAGTTGGAAATAATATGTCAGCAGATAATATAAGGTCAGAATTTAATACATTATTTAATAATTTATATAGAGCAAGTAAAGTATCTGGAGCATCTAATAATCCTTATACTATACCTAATCCTGATACAATTAAATATGATAATCTTTATGATACTACATTAGAAGGAAAGATAAAATTAACTGGATCATTTTCATCAGTAGATATTAATATAAAAACAGATGATGGTACTATACCTCTAAATGACAGGATTACTACAATAATAAATACATATATAAATTCATTAAAGGATAATAAGTATTATATTGGATATGGAAGTACAGATACTGGCCCCGATAAAACAAAATTAGAAGATTACAAACCAATAGAAACTACACAAGCTCCTTTTTCAGCTAGCATACCTTATAGATATATATTTAGTTCTTCTTTAACCTCCTCTAATTTAAATAAAGTTAAAAACATATATCTCGAAGCAAGTAGTTATACTACATATATGTCTAAGGATTTAGATAACATGTACGCTACTAATAATGAAAAATTATATTTTAAGAGAGTAGATAAATTTGAAGTACATCCTCTTTTTAGTATTCTAAATAATAACATTCATCTGATAGGAATGGGTTTTGGAGCAAGTAATCAGGAATCTAGATATATTGACTGGTATTCTTTTAGAAATTTATCAGATAATGAAGATTGTTGTAATGCTAACCTTAGAAATCCAGATGATCTGGTATTTAGCAAACAATTACAGGTAAGAGGAAATATAACTGGGTCTAATTTTAGTAAACCAGAGAATTTAGTTAATTTTGCTTAATTATATATGACCCCTTTTTTAACCTTAAATTTTGATATTACATTTGAAATTATGTATAAGACTCTTCAAACAGAAGGGTTTTTAGCATATGAATATAATCCATTTAGAAATTTAAGATTATCCGGAAATAGATATCTTAAAGCTACTGATGGAAGATATGTAATAAAAAGTGGGGACATTGAAATTCCTGCTACTTTAAAAATAATTGAACCTATAGATAATGATACTGGAATATTTAAAGAAAAAGAAATCTATATTACTGATCAAAATATAGATACTTTATTTATAATAAGTTCTAATAATAGTAATATAAATACAGATGAAGTTAAAAGTAGATATTCAGAAGCAACCGCTAAATACCCTTTTCTTAAATATACACCAAGACAAGCATTAAGTCCAAGAGAATGGGTTCGTACTAATAGCAAAAAAGAAATTGAAGTTAGTAATCCAGGTAATAATGAAGGAAGATTGATTACATCTAATAGAAAAGGAGATTTAGTTGATTTTAGTACTAAAGATTTAAATTTTAGTATAAATAATCCAGTTGATATAGAGATTCAAGAATCGTATGACGGAAGCGTAAATCTTATACTTAATGATGATTTAAATCCCCCAAGACTTATAAATTCCCGTTTTACTCCAACTGAAAATGGAATGTATAAAATTATAGATAGAAATGGGAATAATGATACTAATATATATGATGAAAATTCCTTAGACGGAGAGACTAAACTATATAAAACTATAAAAACTCTTCCAGTTATTAGATTTGATGGTGTAGAATCTGGAGGGGAATTAAAGGTTGGGAATTATGTATTTTATTTTAAATATCAAGACTCTGATGGAAACGAGACTGATTTTGTTGCTGAATCAGGAATTGTTTCTGTTTATATAGGAGATATTAGTGATATAAAAACTATAAAAGGTGGAATATTAGATACTAATGCGTATAAAACTATTAGATTCACTATAACTAATATAGACGATTCTTATGATTATCTAAATATCTATTATACAAGATCCACTAGTACTGAAAATGGAACAGAGATTACAAAAGCATATAAATTAGTTAATAGCTTCTCTGTAATAAATACTGTATGTACTGTTACTATAACAGGTATAGAACCTGTGTCAGAAATTAGTTTAGATGATATTAATATCCAATATAGTATTGTAGAAAATGCTAAATCTCAGGCTCAAGTACAAAATAGATTATTTTTAAGTAATGTAAATAAAACAACTATTCCGTATAAAGAATTAGCTGACCTATCCTTGCGTATTATTCCAGAAGTTTATACAAAAGATGAGGTTGGAGATATATCATTAGATAATGGGTATTACACACCAGTTGGATCTAGTAGAGAAACCTCCGGAATGTATTATAATGTATATAATATCTATCATAGAGTAGGATATTGGGAAGATATATATAGATTTGGAATAGTATATATAATGAATGACTTTACATTGTCTCCAGTATTTAATATCCGGGGAAGGAATTTAGGAATTGAGAATACTGAAAAAATTGAATCTATATATAATTGGAATAAAGATACCGAACTTCCTGGAGATAGAAATTATATAGAAGTTTTAGAGAATGGATTTATAAAATCTTCTTTGGATAATGCTAAAGGTGTAGTTAAATTAAGTATTGAAAAGAACTCTACTTATGATGGATATAACAAACCAGTAGGTATTAAATTCATATTTAAGAATTCAGAAAATAACTCCGATTATTCTACTTGGAAGGATACTGAGAATTTAATAAAAGAATTAAAAAAATATACTAAAGGATTCTTTTTTGTACGTCAAAAACGAATTCCAACAGTATATTGTCAAGGAGCAACTATAGGATTAGATTTAAATTCTAAGATCCCTGTTCTTCCAGTAAAACGTGGAGACGGTAAACCGTTAGGAATGACTGAATCTTTCATAGCTAATAGTAATGGGGATAGTATTTTAGAAAATGATATTAATAATAGATTATTATATTCTAATGATACCCTACCAAATGCTGCTATTGTTCCGGAAGCGGAATTAAATAATGAATTATACTCTCAGATATTTAATGGATCTAAATTCGTTCTTAGAGATTCGTATTTAACGTACGATACTACAGAAAATTATATTACCCAAAGAGGAGATGATAGACATTATACATTTCCGAATTTCTCTAGAAATAAAGAAGGTAATAGTAGTAGATCTTGGTATCAAAATATAAGTTTAACTTATATTGATGATAACATTCAATTAAAAACATCTGGAACGCAAGATTTTTCTTCTAGAGCTGGTGAAGCCGAAGTTGCATATAAATTTAAATATCTAGGTAAAGAAGATAATAAAGCTAAAGCAAAAAACCTATTACGGGGATCTTGGGGTTCTTATGTAGGAATTGAAGGACTACAATCATACTGTAAATTAGTAGATATAATGGTTCCGGGATATAATGAAGGCATGTTAGTCGATTATTTTAAAGCTAGATTTAGTGATATGTCTCCATATTATTCTATATGTGATAGATATGAGTGGGATTCATTAGAAGGCGAAGAATTAGTTTGTTATAGAGGAGATTGTTATATAAATATTTTTACTCATAGAATGTGTAGAAACTTCCAAGATCCGGAAAGTCCTACTAACGATACTATTGTAGATCCTTATACATGGAGAGATAATTATACTGGTTCAGAAGATGGAGCTTTAGATTTGGAAAAAGCGGAACTGATAAATAGAGGAGATGTTAATGCAGTTCAAATTGGACATTGGGTTACATTAAAATGTTTATCTAATATAAATTTAGCATTACGATGTGAAGATGGATCTAATACCTCAGAAGCGGCTTTAAATGGACATCCTAGAACATTTTATCCTATATCTAGATTTAATGCATCTGGAGAGTATAAAATTCCTGAAAGTACAGTATATAATTCTGGATATAATAGTTCTACATCAGATAAGAATTATTTTATTCTTCCGGATGTTCCATATATAAAAAATGATTTTTCTAATAGAATAATGTATTCTGATATATTCATATCTGACGCATTTAAAAATAATTATAGAGTATTTCAATTAAGTAATTATAGAGATTATAATAAAGAATATGGAACTATTACATCTATTATCGAATGGTATGGAGATTTAGTAGTAGTATTCGAAAAGGGAGTTGGACTTATACCAATAAATGAAAGAATCCAAACAGCTGGAGAATTAAATAATCCAGTATATTTAAATTCCAATAATGTTCTCCCAGAACGTCCTATTTTATTATCTAAATTATATGGATCTCAGTGGAAGGACTCTATATTAAAAACAGATAATTATGTATATGGTGTCGATACTTTTGCTAAAAAGATTTGGAGAACAAATGGAAAATCATTTGAGATTATATCTGATTTTAAAATTCAGAAATATTTAAATGATAATATTTCATTTACTGAAAGAGAGAGAAGCACTACCTTAGGATTGCGGAATGTAAAAACACATTTTAATAAATTTAAATTTGATGTATTATTTACTTTCTATGATGATATTCAGGATATAAATCCAGTAGGAGAATTTATAACTTCTAGAGAATGGAATTTGTGTTATAATGAAAAATTACAATTGTGGACAACCAGATATTCATGGATTCCATTAATGTCTGAAAATATATCTAATGTATTCTTTACTAATAATAAAGAAGATTCTAAGAATATATCTAAAGTCTCAGTTACATGGGAAGGTTCTGTTGCAGCTAAAGGAATTATATTAAGAGATCCCACTACTTATTTGAATAAAGTAAGTTGGGAAAGTATATTAAATCCGATTAATAATCCTTTAGTTGTATATAAAGGAATAGAGATTCCGGATCTTACCTCTCCTGTTACAACTGGAAAAGATGTTGCAGTAGGGTTATTAGATATTAAATTAGATGTAGATCCAGATAAATTTAGAATTAAATACTCTAAATATGAATTTATAAATAATGACATTTATCCAGATAACGAAGATTTTTATTTATATACTCATGAAGATAAGATAGGTAATAAAGTTTCGAATAGACAGACATGGTTGATATTAAGATCATCTAATAGTACTATTAGAAATAAATACCTAGAAGGGAATAAGTATGTAACTCTAAATATTCGAGCAGAATTAGTGCGAGGGAGAAACGAATCTATAACATCAAATATGGAAGAATTAGAAGTAGATGCTAGTAGTACATATACTGGAGTAGTTTATATAAGAACATCTTCCGAGACTTGGAAAAATCCTACATATTTCTGGAGACATGGAGTAGCTGGAATATTTGATAATAAAGAAAAAATCTATCCAACCTCATGGTATAAAGAACGAGATTCAAAAGGAGTACCTCTTTCTTATGACCCATTTGAATTTGAGTTTGTTGTAAATAAGAATGTTGGATATCATAAAGTCTTTACAAACCTCTTTATTATATCTAATAACGTCCTCCCAGAATTAGTCTCATTTGAAGTAATCGGAGATGCGTATGATTTCTCTAACATCCCAGATTTAAAAGAAAATACTTATTTAGTACAGAAGGGAAAAATCGATGAGTCTGAGGCAGATGAGTATATAAAATTTATTGATAATAAAGATGGTAATAATAAATCTACTGGAAAATCTGCTATTGTATTCTATGATGATAGATTATCTGAGTATAGTTTAAGAAGAATTCAACCTATTAAGGATATGTCTACTTGTGGTATTATTAAAGGTAATACCAGATATCAGGAAGACTTTGTTAATATTACTCTAGAACCTTTTAAATATCAAAAAGGAAATAAGGGAAATATTAAATTAAAAATAGAAGAAACTAGACCCAGAGATAAATATATAAAGATTAGAGTTAAATATAAAGGAGATAAGAGAGTTATTATTACCGCATTACAAACAATGTTTGAAATAAGCTTTTGTTAAATAAACTAAAATGAAAAAGTTTTATGATGGGGGAATAGTTACATCAACAGGACCTTTGATAGGATCTATTAGTGCTAGCAGCCCTCTTACATTAAATAAAATGGCATTGCAAAATGCTTCTTTATCTAAAATAGGACCTGGATTATGGGATAGTCTTAAAGCTAATTTTGCTCCTACTTCAACTATAAGTGCTCTAAGTAAATTGGTTATTCCTACCTTAACTACAAGTGCTTTAAGTGGGTTAGGTACTTCTGCTAATATAGGATCTGTTTTAGATATAGGAGCCAATTTAATTGGAAAGGATTATTCCGGTAAGAAGGGAAATATAACTAAAGGACTTGATGCTGGATATGATGTTATTAGTAATACTGTAGGAACTGCAATTCCAGGTGTAGGAATAGCAATGAAGGCAGGTAAATTAGTAGGAAATGGATTAGAAAAATTAGGAATTGGAACAGATAAAATGACTACAGCTGATGCTATTTTAGGAAGTAGCTTTTTTAATCTTGGTGCTGTAGGATTAATAAATAACGCATTTGGAAAAAAATCTAGAAAATTTACTGTAGATCAAAATATTGCTAATAACTCTTCTTATACAGGAACTGGTAAATTCATTACAGATGCTGGAGGTCTATCTGGAAAAAAATATGGATTATTTTCTAATAAAGCCAGGAAAAAAGCTAATAAAAAAATGGATAAAGCTCAAGGATATCAAAATACTATAGATGATATCTTAACAGATGCATCAGATAGATCCGCAAGATCAATAAGTTCTTCTGATATGTTTACTAATAGATTGCAATTAGAACAATCTGGAGGATTAAATAATATTAGATTTGGAAAGGATGGATTTAAATTCTTAGAATCCTTTAGAATTAAATACACTGAATCCCAGAAAAATATTCTTAAATATAAAGATGGTGGAAAAATAGGAGAGAAGAATATAATTCCAGAGGGTAAATTACATAAAGAACTTCATCATCTAGATACAGAAGATATATCTAGAAAAGGTATTCCTGTTATATTAAAGGAAGGGGATAAGATATCTCAAGTAGCGGAAATAGAACGGGAAGAGTTGATTCTTAGATTAGAAGTCACTGAGAAATTAGAGGAATTATATAAAGAAGATACTAATGAAGCTGCTATTGAGGCAGGAAAGTTACTAGTTAAGGAGATATTACATAATACTATCGATAAGGGTAAAGTAATTAAAGAAACTGAGTAATGTAGGTATATTTAAATAGAATTGAAATATATTCTATTTAAATATAGCCTTTTATATATAATGCTATGTTAAATTTAAATAGAGTAAATTCTTATTTAATACAAAAGTATCAGAATGGAGGAAAAAGTAATATAAAACAAACTCAAGCAGAGAGAGTATATAATTTTCTCAATCCAGCTGATGGTTATTGGAGTGCTCCTTATTACATACGTCTTCCATATTTAAATTATACTAATACTCCAGTTCCAATCCGAGAAGAAAGGGAATTAGCAACTCCTATTGAAGAGGCTTTCTTTAAACATTATTTAAATTTAGGAAAGGATTCGAGATTAATAAAATCTTCCAAAGCTAGGATAAATGCTGACAAAGATAAAGATCCTAAAAATACTGAATATGTAGGAATCCCACAACCTATAGCCCGTAGAGTACAATCTATGGTAGATACCTTAAATGTAGGTAAAATTCTACGTAATTATGATAAATATATAGAAAAATTTCCAGAATTACCTAGTAAATCTAGATTAGAAAAAATATATAGAACTGGAAAAGAGGTACTAGAATCTGGAGAGCCGAAAGTAGTTAATGAAGGATTAACTGTTAAATATATAGAACGTCCGGATAAGAATCAGCATTTTGCAACAGGATTAGATCTTTTCGGGAATTTTACCATTCAATGGGATAAGGATAATAATACTATCAAAGTAAATGATACATACGACTTTCCTTCTATAGTTACAGGAAAATACACTATTCCTAAAAGAGAAAAATCCTTGGAAATTAGAGAAGATATTAAATTTAATCCCAAAGTAGGATCTTATTTGTTAAGAGATAACATGAAGAATTATTATGCTGACGATGAGGATCCTTATTTTAAATAATATATAATTATGTCAGAATTAAAAAAATCAATTGTAAAAGTTAAAGTACATAATAAAGAATACCTCTGTGATACTGCTATAGATGACTGGGAAAGAGAACATGGATTTATGCATATAGAAAGTCTATCAGAAAATCAAGGACTTCTATTTATATATCCAGAAGTACAAGAAGAAGTAAATTATTGGATGAAAGATACTCCTTTATATTTAGATATAATCTTCATCTCTCCAGAATTTAAAGTAATATCTAATAAAGAAGGGAAGCCTAATGATACAAGTATTATATCTGAAAAGAATGTGTTATTCGTATTAGAGGTATCTAATAATTCCGGAATTCGATCTGGAGAAAGTGTAGAGTTTGAGGGATTAGATGAAGTACTTGAAGAAAGATTAGATTATTTAGAAGATTTGGAGGATGAATCTCCTAAAGATAAGATAGAAAATGATATTGATGATTTAGAGGATTTACTAGAGATACTTTCTACTAACGGTAAAGTACAATATAAAATAAAAGGTGGAGAGAGAATATTTTCTAGGAAGAATACTAGAGTCTTAATTCGCCAAGCTAAGAAAGCAGAGAAATTAAAAACCGATTCTGCATATAAGAGATTAGGTAAGTCTGTATTTAAATACATGAAAATTCAGGATAATAATGATCCGGAATATGTAACTACTAAAAAACATGAGTGATTATACTAAGGAACAATTACATAAATTATATAGAGATTTAGTTATTAATAGATCTACCAGACCTATGACAACTAAAGAACTTAGAGATAATACTAGTTATATAAATGAAGATTGGGAAGAAGCTTTTGATAATAGACAACTTACACCCGAACAAGAAGATAAGGCAATAGCAATCAGATATAATTATCCAAGAGACACTAAGACAGCTGCTTTCGATGCATTAAATATTCTATTCGGAGATCTTCAAGATGCTCTCTATACTAAAAGTAACGGAATTAGAGAGATTAAAGATAAATCAGATGTTATTAGAATAACTAAGGACGAAAATGGAAATGATATCAATCTTCCTCCTATATATAAACAACCTTTAATAGATATAATTAAGGCTTCTAAAAAAGTTAAGGGAATGACACCTGAGAAAGCAATAGCATTATCATATCATGAATCTACTCTAGGAGTTAATCCTTCTAGATATGGATATTTAGGAGGTAAAAATGCTACAAAAAAGGATGTTACAGATGCCATGAATTATAATATTGAAAATTATAAAGAAAGTACTACATATACTCCAGATCAGCTTGTTGGATTGGATCATCCAGATAGAAAAGGAAAAGTTGATTATATAAAAATATTAACTAAACTCATACCAGAACCAAAACCTGGAGAAAAAGGAATTAATTATATAACAATACATAATGATGGATATGGTGGAGAAGAATATCACCTAACTCCAGAAGGAAAAGAATATTTTGTTAATTATTTAAAGGAAAGATTTAAAGATAATAAGATTCCAGACACTATTATTTCTAATTTAAATAAAGCTCAAAAATTTGTTGAGAAGTTTGAACCTTTTGAAAATGCTTTAGAATATTTTCAGGAAAATCCAAAAATGTATAATAGTGATTCATATAGTAAATATGATAACGGATCTGATCTTACTAAATATTCGGAAGCTATACAAAAAGGACTTAGAGTAATTGAAAATAATCCTGAATTAAAAGCTTTAATAGAAAAATATAAATAATTTAAATATTTAAATGAATAAATCTCATATTCTCATATCAATGATCTTAAGAAACGAGGGGGGTTATTGGATGGATCCGGATAATTTAGACTCCGGGGGTGAAACATACTGCGGAATATCCAGAGTTAATTTCCCTAAATGGGAAGGATGGAAGATTATTGATAAATTTAAACCGTTAAAAAGAGAACAAATCATAACAACAGTTAAGGAATTAGAAGATTTAGTAGAACAATTCTATAAAGATAATTTTTATGATAAATGTAAAATAGATGATATAAGCAACATTTATATCTCAGCCCATCTATTAGACCATTCTGTTAATGCTGGTGTTTCTAATGGTGTTAAATGCCTTCAAAAAGCTATTTCAAATTTAGGACAATCCTTAGATATAGATGGGAAAATTGGACCAACTACAATTAGATTAGCGAATTTATGCAATTCTAAAAATCTGCTTCAAGAATTTATTTCCCAAAGAAAAGAATATTATCAATCAATAGTAGATAGAAAACCTTCTCAAAGTAAATTTTTAAAAGGATGGTTAAATAGGATAGATGAGGTAAATACATATATATCTAACAAATTTAAATCCTAAACATTATGGCTTGTAAATCTAAAAGCAAATCTAAAGGCAAAGGTTCAAAAGGTGGTAAATAATTCAGAATTATTAAATACTACCAAACAATAGGATTTTTATATACAAAATCCTAACTTTGTACAAGTTTAACGTTAAATATTAAAGAAATGAAAGTAAACGAAAAATTTAAAGTAAAAATCTTACAAGAGGGCGGAACTATGCCCACGGAATCTGCTACTCAGGCTCAACCTAGTCCAGAACAAATCTTTCAGCAAATTCTTCAATTAGCTGCTCAGGCAACTCAAAATCAGGATTGTCAAGCTGCATTGGCGGTATGTTCAGCGTTAGTCGAAATGACTCAGGGACAAGCTGCTCAAGCAGAAGCTCCTACTGAGCCTGTAATGGCACGTCGAGGAGGAAAATTAGTAGTAAAGAAAAGACAATAAATTATCTTAGATGGGGTATTATTTAAATATAATACTCCATTTTTTACTTTAATCATTAACTATGGCACAAGTTCCTAAATTTGAAACTGGAGGTAAATCTCCTTCAAATATAGAAGAATATAATAAAAAGAAGCAAGAATTACAAGACCTTTATAATAAAAAAGAGCAAGAAACAAAGACAATTACTATTAACGGTAAAAAATACGATATAAAAGAAGCTAAAGAAAAACTCCAGAATTGGGTTAGTTCTGATGACTCCCGAAGTTTAAAAAACTCTTATAGAAGAAGAGGATCTGGAGTAGATGCTTCATATAATAGATTTTTAGACGCTCTAAGTAAAGGTGATATACAAGAGATTAATAGTACTCCAAGTGGATTTGATATTAAATATAACAACTCAGAAGGATTTAATTTAGGTGATAAATATAGTAGTGATTATTTAGCTAAAGCTATAGATAATAACTTTTTAAATCTTACTGAATACTCTAATACTTTACAAGAACCTAATAAAATAGATGTATCATGGAATCCTAGAGAATTAATTAATTCCGTATGGGGAGGAAAGATTAATCAGGAAGTATATAATAGGAAAAATACTTCTGAAAGGATCGATGATGTAATTAGGGCTTTAGAAAATAATAGAGGAAGATTTTATGAGTATTTATCATCAGAAGATAAAACTCCATTTAAGGGATATGAGAATCTTCCTTTTAAATCTATACAGGAGTACGATCAATTTATAGAAGATTTATCTCAAGGTAGAAATGGGGATCCTAATTCAGAATTTGATTGGGAAGAACAGAAGAATAATCAGCGTTTTGGTGATTATATATGGAAATATATTTTTGGAGATTCAAATCAACAAAATTCTTCTACTCAAGGATCTACTAAATCCGAAGAACAAATTAAGAAAGAAGAAGATGAAATAAGGAAAACAAATAATCTACCAGAAGGTGCTCCTCTAAGTTATAATTTTAACGGAAAAAATATAGTAGTCACTAAAGAAGGGTTAAGAGAAATAGATTCTTCTGGGAATCTTGTGGGATTAAGAGGCTATTTTCCGTTTGAATCTAACCCAGCTACATATATGTTAAAATCTGGATGGTATGATACTGATTATATACCTTATGAAAAGATTAAGGATTATGTAGGAAGTAATGTTAAATATTTAAATGATATATATAATCCAGAAGTATATAGTTGGAGAAAAAATGCTGAGAATATTAAATATAAGAAAGATTGGGATAAAGAACAAAGTTATAATGCTTACTATAAATTAGCTAAGTTATTAAATCTTCCGGAAGGAGAAGAATATGGGATTGATTATTTTAATCCTTATATAGGAGATAATCAAGCGGTTGAAGATTATGAATTTATCGGAATAAATAATCCTCAGAATGTTGAGAGTTATCTAAGTAGTGGTAGACCATATAAATCTAAAAGTATTTATGCTATTAATAAGAAAACAGGAGATATAATTCCTGGAGAATTTAAATATAACCAAGGTTATTTACAATTTAGTCCGACATCAAACTATCCGGGAATTTCCTCTATTAATTTAAATAAACTTAATGTTAATCCAGTTGAAGGGAGAGATTTAACCTTAGGAAGTAAGTTTTTGGCTGATTTATATTCTAAGTATTTTAATATTAATAGTCAATATTTAGGGGCTAATGAAGCTAAAGGAGAAACTACTGCTGGAGGTATTCCTATTAGATATCAAGAAGGTGGAATATTAAGAAATTCAATTTCCTCAGATCTACAAGATAAACAATTTGCTTCCATGTCAGATGTATTCTCTGGAGAATCATTAAGTGCAGCAGATAAAGCAGATTTAACAGCATTAGCATTAGATGTAGCTGGCTTAGCTTCTACCGCTGCGTTTGGTGTAGGAAATGCTGTGGGAGCTGCAACAGGATTAGGATCTACAATTTCTACTGCTATTGCTGATTATAAACGTGACGATGATTGGTCATGGAGTGATACTGGGAACTTAATACTAAATCTAGGGATGGATGCAGCAACATTAATTCCCGGATTAGGAACAGTGGCTAAAGGAGCTAAAGTGACTAAAGCAATAAAAACAGCAGCTCCAATACTACGTAAAGCATTTACTGCATTAGGATTAGGAACTTCTCTTACTGCTTTAGGTAAAGTAATGTCAGGAGAAGAATTAACTATAAATGACTGGAGATTGTTAGCTAATGGATTAAATGCTGTAACGGGTATCGGTAGAAATGTTGCTGGGAAGAAGTTATATACTCAAAAAGCTGGTGCAGGAGAATTATCTAAACCTCTAGAAGTTAATGTTAACGGTAAAACTAAAGAAATTTCATTTAAAAATAATGAGGTAGAGGGATTTAATAAGATGTCGACAGAGGATAAATTAACTACTGTTAAGACTAAATTAAAATCTCAATATACGGATTTAACTGACGAGGATTTAAGTAATATAAAAATACCTAAAGGTAAATGGTATAATCCTTTCACACGCGGAGTTGGAAAAGTAAAAGAAACTAAAGTAGCTGGAAGAGAATTAACACCAGAGACTTTAGATAAGATTAAGAATAATAAACTCTCATCTTTCCAGAAAGGATTAGTAGCAGAGCAGGCTTATTATAGACGTGGTAATATTCAGAAACAATTAGAGGATAATAATATTTATCTCGGACAAACTTTAGGTGCTCCTACTGTAGTATATCACGGAAAATTAACTGAAAAAGCTCCTGGAAAAATTAATTTAAGAGCTCCCAGATCTGAAATACTTGAGCAAAAAGAGCAATTAATACATAATGTTGTAAATCCAACAAAAGGACCTACAGATGCGGAATTAAATAGTTCTATACTAGAACAAATGCAATTTACACCTTTTGGAACAACACGTCCTTTAACAGAACCTTCTGGGAAAGCTAGTAGAGTGACTAAATCCGATGTTAGAAAAACTCAAGCTAAGCTATGGAGAGAAAGCGAAGAAGGAAAAGCTACACTAGCTAAAAATAAACAGAAACTAGAAAATGAGAAAAGACGTAGACAATTAGCATATTTAAAAGGTCAGGAAACAAAAAGACGTAACGAATTAGGATATAAAGAAGAAAATAAAAATTTATCTAGAATAGTTACAACTCCGAACGAAAGTGTTAGTAATCAAAACGATGAAAGAATATTAAATCTCTTAATTAAAGCGGAAGAGGATGCAGTATTAAGAAAACGTATAAACGCTCAAGAATATCAAGCCGCATCTAAACATTCCTCTAAAAAGAAAACAGTAAGTAAGAAGAAAAGTAAAGATGTAGGAGATAGATTACCTAAAAAACATAAGGATGGAGGTACTTTAGACTACTTCTTTATTCGAAATAAACTTCTTAAAGAAAGAGATAAATATGAATTAGGCTCTAAAGAATGGATTGAAGCAAATAAAAATGTTAAGGAATTTAAAAATGGAGGAGTTATTAAATATCAAGATGGGGGAGTTACACCTACTAACATATTAGAAGAAGTTGTTGTAACTAGAAAGTCGCCTTCTAGAATAAGAAGAATTGATTCCGAAGTTTTAAATAATAATACTCTTGATTTTAATTTAAAACCAATGAATACATCTTCTTTAAATACTCCTATCACTAAATCTTCAACTGGTTCTAATATTGAATCTCAAAATTATCTTCCAACTAAATCGTCATTAGGAAGTATTCCTCTAACTACTATATCTTCCTTAGCTTCTGCTATACAAAAAACAGCAGCTAATAATAAGATATATAAAACGTTAAAAAAAGATCTAAGACCTTCTCTAATAAATCTCCCTACGGATTTAAATTATTCCATTCAAGGAAATGAAGGAGTTAGACAAGCTTATTATAAACAAGCAGCAAATTTAGAAGGATTAACTAGAACACCTCTAACCTCAGATGCCGATAGACAATTAGCATATAATTTAGAAGTAGCTAAAAATGCAGCAGAAGCAAGATTGCAAGGAGATTTAGCAAATGAACAAGCTATACAACAGTCTAGAGAAAAAGCATTTCAAGTTAATGCTAATAATTTAATAAGAAGAGAGGAAGCTGCAAATAGAAATCGTTTAGCTACTACAGAGTATTTAAATACTTTAGCGAATTTAAAAGCTCAGAAGATAGGACAAAATGCTAATATCTGGGATACATTCTTACATGATGTAACAGAACAAACTAAGCAGTATATAAATACAAATAATGCTAGAAAAGTAAATGAACAACTTTTAGATTCTCAATATAAAAATGCTAGATTATCTACAGAGGATTCTATTACTGCATCAGATTTACAGAGAAGATTAGATGCGTTATATCAAAAAGAAGAATACAAGAAAGATCCTACTAAATTATTCTTAGATCCAGAATATAAAAATATTATTAATGCTCAAAAAGAGTTACAACTTAAAGGATTAAAGAGAAGTATAGATTTACAAAAATTAGGATTATCCGGACAATATCCTAAAGTATTTAGATTCGGAGGAATAATTAAGAAATAATATGAAGTTAAATATTAAAAAATTTCAAGAAGGAGGACAACTGGCCCCGTGGGTTGGGTATTCTCCTTTCTTTCAACCTATTGGAAGAGAAGAAGGGACATCAGCCGTAGCTAATTCTTCTGCTAAATCTGGTGATACTAAGATTGATAATTCTCAGAAACAGTTGAAAGATATTATAGGTCAAATGGTTGGTAAAGGATTAACTAATGAAGTTAATTATTTCGCGGAACAAGTTGGTAATATCTTTGCTGATACAGATCTTTTAGGACAACCTATCAGTGTTAGACAATATACAGGATTAGTATCTAGATTAAACGAGATTCAGAATAATAAACAGATATTTGATCAAGCAAAAGAACATGCACTATCTAAAGGAACACTTTCAGAAGCAGCAATAGATTATTCTGGAAATTTATTCGCACAAAACTCTAATGGAGAACTTGTTATGATTACTCCAGATCAATACTCAGAAAGTAGAGAAGAGTATAGAGTATTAACTAATAATGATCTCTTAACTCTAAGGAATAATAGTAAAGCTTATATATTTGATAATAGCCTATCTCAAACGGTTGCTGGAAGTTTAAATATAAACGATATAAGTAAACGAATAGAAGAGATTGTTAAATCTATAGGAGTAGAAAAACAATCTTCTGATTATTACTTTGATAAAGCTAGAGCTAATCAATTAGAAAAAGGATTACAAGCTATTGTAAGTGAGAAGTTAAATACCGCTCCTGATGGAACTTTTAAATTAACTGAGGAAGTTGCTACACAAAGAAAAAATGCTAATCTTGCTTTAAATTACATATGGAATAATTTAGATCAACAATCTAGAAATACTTTAATTGCAAGAGCTGCTATTAATAATACTGGAGATCCTAGGGAAAATGCTATAGAAAGTATTAAAAATATCCTCATCTTCGGAACTGATCACTCTTATTCCCAATCATTAAAAGATGAGAATATAGAAGGTAAATCAGGAAATGGTTCTGGAGGTAAAGGAGGATTAACTGATATTAACCCTCTAATGAGTTATGTATCAGATCCTAAAAATCAGAAATATGTAGTAAATGTAGGAGATAAATATTCTTTTGATGCTAAAGCTAGTATTAGACCATTAATAGGAGCTAAAGGAGAAGTATTAAATGAGAGTTATTTATCCGATATAATTACTAACGGAGGGTTAGGTTCTTTAGTAGATATTTCAGGAGCTTCTGTTGGAACTGGAGTTACTTTAAATCCTAATGATTTAAGTAAGATATTATATGAAGGAGATAGAGTAGCGATGACATGGTTACCATATATAACAGATCCTAAAACAGGTTCTAAAGTAGTAGATTTAAAAGCATTAAAGCGTTTAGAAGATGCAGATAGAGAAATTTCTGCTATAGGTCCTACAGTTACAGAAGATCAGAAATTAAATATATACAGAGCACATAATGTAGATCATTTAATACTTAGAGGCGGAGAACCAGCACAAAGTCAATTATCTTATATGCATCAATTTATGGTTATCCCATCTCTAATTCCAGAAGAAGTGGCAAAGGAAACTCAATTAAATAGTATTACTAAGAGATTAAATAATGATTTAGAGGATAAGGCTAGGGATATGTATGCTAGGGTTAGATCTAATCTAGAAAATAAAATGTTGAGAGCTAATGGTTACATACCTCCAGAACATTGGTATAGACCTGATGATGATATATATAAATCCTCTATATTCTTACCTGTACAAGATGAGTTAATGTCAATCTTATTTACTGGAAAAACTGCCCCTCAAACAGCTAAATCTAATTTAGATTATGAAAATGTAATAAGAAATACTAATCAAATTACACAACAAACTGGAGGATTAAACCCAGCTGCATTTAAATAATATGGATAATTTAGAAAAAAAGGATTGGTTTGGGTTATATTACTCAAACCAAGATAAAACTTATATAGACTTCTTACAAAATGGGGTTACTCCTAATGATATAGAATTGAAGTCAAAGGATGAATATAAACAAAACGAAAAGATCGTTCAGGCATTTACTGCACCCGATGGGAAATTTGATGATAACGCATTTGATACATTTTATAATAAAGCATTATCCTCATATAACACATTATCTATAGGACAGTTTACAGAAGAGGATCTTCCAAAAGTGCAGTATGATATAATGTCTCCTTTTAAATCTCAACTTTCTCCTGTACAAGATATTTCTTTAGATATAATAAAAACTAAAAATCCTTTTATTCAAAGCACCGGATTAAATACTATACTAGGGACAGAAATGACTAGTATGTCTACTAGAGAAATGGCTCAACAAAATAAAATTTTCGATACTGAGAATAATAGGTGGATGGATATTACTCCAGAGGATTTAGGATTTTGGGGAACAGTAACTAAAACTCCGATAGTTTTAGCTCAATATGATAGAGATATACAAGAAACTGATCCAGAAACAGGAAGATTAATACAACATAAAAAAGGAGAAATAAAATTAGATGAAAGTGGAATGCCTTATTACGAAACTCTTGGTAATAGAGAAGTTCGTGGTAAACAAGTATTAAGTGCGTTTGATGTAATTACTAGAGAAAATTCTACATGGAATAAATTTGATTTTTTTGATAATGATGGAGAAGAATCTAGTATCGGATCTACTATAGCACAAACTATAGCTAGTATCGCTCCTTTATTTATCCCATATGTAGGTCAAGCTTATGCTGGAGCTTTAGTTCTTAGAGAAGGTACTAAGTTAGGGATTACTTTATATAAAATGCTGGATGGAGCTATTAATAATAATCCAAATCCTAATTTTGGGATATTAAATACTATAGAAGCTAAAGCAAACCAATTTAATACTAGTGTATCGGATAAGTCTCAAGAGAAATTATTAACCTTTGAAAATTTTGGAAGGTTAGTATCTGATATAGGCTCCCAATTATTCCAACAGAGATTATTAGCCCAAATCCCTAATTGGCTTGGTATAGGAAACTCTGAAAGAGCTGCTTTAAAAGCTATAAAAGCTAAATATGGAGATGAGGTAGTAAAAGCTATCTCTGACGGTAGTATAATTCAAAATAGAGGATTATATAATACTATCATTAACTCAGATCCAGCAGTTATAAATGCTATAAATAAAGCGAATATAAGAAATAATTTCTTAGGTAGATTCATGGCTAATTTTTATATGTCAGGAACCTCTACCATGGATGTATATAATGATGCTCTAGATGCTGGATATGATAGAAGAACCGCAGCTCTAACTGCTGGATTAGCTATGGGTGCTACCACTTGGATGATACAATCTACAGAGATAGGACAGAAAGCTTTAGAAGGTTTAGGGTTTGACAGTGAAAGGGCCGCTATAAGAAATGCCGGAAAGAAATTTATTGAAGAAAATAGAGAATTATTACATTACACAGCTAACAATACTACAGATAAGGCGGCATTTAATTCTGTGTTAAGAAAAGCTATAAATACATTTAAAAAAGTAAAAGAACCTATAGATAATATCATATCTAATTCTGGAATAGCTAGTAATGCTGTAGCTGAGGGAATTGAGGAAATGTCAGAAGAAGCTATTATGGATATGTCTAAAGCTATTACAGATGTATTCACAGGAATTTCTGGTACACAAAAAGATGCTTCTTTTGATTTCTTATCCTCTAATCCATTGGAAAGATATCTAATGGCTGGATTTGGAGGTGCTATTGGTGGGGCTATATTTAAAGCTGCTAATAATTTATCTGATATAAATAAAAGAGTTCCGGAACAAGCTACTGATAATATCTTTTACATATTACGAAATGGAGGTAAATCTAAATTAATCTCAGAATTAGAGAGATTAAGACAACAAGGTGTAGCTCCAAAAAATCTTTCTGCTACTAATAGAACAATAGAAGGAGAGAATATAAATTACTCTCCTGTAGAATCTGGAGATATTTCCCAAAATGATGCTGTAATAGACCTATCATTACAGTTAATAAATCAGTGGGATGCTATTATTAATGAAGAAAATCTACGCCTTAGTGATGAAGAATTAATATCTTTATCAGCATTAAGGGATAGGAGAGTAGAAGATCTTATTAAATTTGACGGAAGATTAGATATTATTAGAGATTATAATCAATTAGGAAAAGAAATAGGAAATCTACTCCTAGAAAAGAAAGATATAGAGAATCGATTAAATGCTCCTAATAAAGAAATTCCGAATAAAACAGAGTTGGAGAGTAGATTAAATATAATAAATGAAGAACTTCAACAAAAAAGAACAGAGAAGGATATACTATTACGAGGAGGAAAATCCGAAGAGTATTTAAAAAGAGCTTTATTTAATATAAGCGAAATATCTAATAAAATTTATTCTTCTGATATATATACATATACAGAAAATATTCTTGGCAAACCGTACGGATCTTTATCAGAATCCGAAAGAGAGGAAATTAAATCTAGATATAAAGCTTATAGAGAAGATAATAATGAGAAATTAGATAAAGCGTATAAAATATTTACGTCATTATCACAGAAATATGGTGATAATATTATAAATATAGTATCTAAGTTACCGTTATTAAATAAAATAAAAGGATATCTATCAGGAATAGATGAAGAGGCCTTACTTAATCTTGATGAAGATGCAAAACGTAATTTTGATTTAGCAAGAAAATTAGGACTTGAATTAGGGGTTCCTGTAGAAAGAGGGATTGATTATATATTTGAATATAGAAATACGGATTTATCTGATATAAATACTCAGAATATAATTAAAAACTTCTTTAATTCAATAAATCAGGATGGATCTGGAATTGATGTAGGTAGTATTTTCTCTACATATAAGAATTCTGGAGAATTTATATCTAATATATTTGATACAATATTTAATATAGATCAGAAAATAGATACCTTATCTAATTCTATTAACAATAAATTAAACTCAGATCCTACTTTAGATAAAAATTTCGTAATAAGAGAATCTATAGAAGAATTTTTAAATAAGAACATTTCTAATTCTATAGTTAAATCTTATATACAAAATAATTTAAATCTTTCTAATTTAAACTCTTCAGAAGAAGTAATATCTAATATTAGAAAGATTCTTATTAATTTATCAGGATTATTACAGTTTAATCTAATTCCCCAACTTAGGACTAGATCAATGATGAATTTAATTGAAAGTGCTAGAAATGAGGGAATAGAATTAACTAAGGATTTATATTCTTATATAAAGACATATCTAAAATCAGATAATAAGGTAGAATTAGATTACTCTTCTTATGTATCTAATCTTTTATCTTATGTAGATGAGAGTCTTGGGGAATTAGTTAATTATGATTTACAAAATATAAAATCCCAATCTCCGGATTTTCAAGCTGCTTTAAAAGAAGGATTTGAAGAAATTGGAGTTAATAATTTAGAAGAGGTAATACAAATATCAGAAGAGTTAAAAAATGTAAAAGATTGGTTTGAAGTAGCAAGCCTATTAAAAAATTCTAATTTAAATGATGTAGAGAAAAGGATCATTATAGAAAGTATAAATGATTCAAATAAATCTAAAACAAAATCATCTTTATCAGAAATAAATATTTTATCAGAAGCTTCAATAGATCCTTCTCAGTTAGTAGAGAATCCTTTAAATACTTTATTATCTGAGATATATTTAAATGTAGATGAATCTGCTGGAAATATTAATATCTTTGAATTATTATCAAATGAAAGTGATTTATTAAAATCTACTAATACACTTTCTGATTATGTTTTGCAAGGAAAGGTTAAATTAGAACAACTTGATACTGCAATAAATGTGATTAACGCATTGCAATCAGTAGTATCTTCGATGCAATCTTCTACTATTGAAAATGGAGGATATGGATTTAATTCTACTTTAAATTATGTAAGAGAAAAATTAGGAGTATCAGAAAAGCTTCCAGAAATAGAATCTAATTCCGCATTTGAAGTTATACAAGAATTAGAGAGGATAAAGAATAAATTGGGATTCTATAAAAAATTATCTGAACAAAATAAAGGTAATAAACTTAAAGAGCATAAGCTTACAGCTATAAAAACTAGACAAGCTCTTATAAAGAATTATCAGGATAAATTATTTAGAAATAAAGCTCCCGAATTATTTGAAGGAGTGGATAATATATTATCTAATTATAATTTAGATAGTTTAAATAATTCGGATTTAACTGATGAAGAATATATTTCATTGGAGAAACTTATTTTAGAAGTAGAAGATAGAATTTATGATAATGCTACTAAATTATCTAAGAATAATACAGTATCTAAAGAACATTTAATATCTAAATTATTTCAGAATTATGATTATTCTAAATTAATGAAAGAAGCTTATAATAATCCAGCTTCTTTAAATTCTGAAATAACTGAGATGTCTCCCTCCGATTTATTTATCTATTATCATACTATATTAACCACAAAAGCATCTACATTTAATAATGCATTAAGAGATATAGTGAATGAATCCTTGGGATCAGATAAACAACTTATAATTCCTATATTTTCTCAAGAATATGCTGCAAGGATTGCGTTAGCTTGTATTATAGATATAAACTTCATGAACAACTCTACCGAGTTAACTAAGGAGTTTGAGAATAGTATTACAAATCCAGCACTTAGAGATAAATATAAGAATTATATATCTAGACTACAAAATACAGTATTTATAAATGGAGCACCAGGAGTAGGTAAGACTACTGGTGTTGATTCTTTAGTATTTAAATTAGCTAATAAATTATTAGGAGAACAAGGTGCTGTTATATCTGGACCTAAGATGCAACAAACAGTTAATCTATTAAATTCGATTACTGGAAAATCTTATTCTGAAACGGAAGGATTGAACACTATAAATGATACTATTAAGAATAAAAAACTAACAGCAATTACCGCTGATATGTTATTAAATTCTATTTTAGTATCTCCAGAAATAATAGAAAAGGCCAAGAAACAGTTTAATGATCCTCAATCTAAAACTATTCCGGAGAATGAGAGGGTTATAGATATACTAGAAACTCAAGACAAGGAATTAGTTGTTAGAATAAATCCTAAATATCTAACTCCTTCTAATTTTAAATCTGGGATATTTCAAGATCAAAGATTGATATTTATCGATGAAGTTACACAATTATCTAAATTTGAATTAGAATTATTATCTTCATGGGCTCAACAAAATGATAAGATATTAATTACTTCTGGTGATTTATTACAATCTGGTTATGCTGGAAGTGATGGAGCGTATTTAGGGATAGATGTAGATACTAATTTAATATACACACCTACTTTAGCTACATCTTTAAGAATTACTAATATCCATAAAAAAGATAACTTAGATTCTTTAAGAGTATTAACTGATAGAGTTAGAAATGTAGATAATTACTATACTACAGGAGAATTTAATTTAGAAGAGGGAATAAAAATAGCGTTATCTAACTATGAGAACGTACCTAGTCTAAAATATTATGAAGACGACGTAAAACTCTCTGGAGATAAAATTGTTGGATCTATTTCTACTTTTGATTTAGATAAATTAGTTCATGACTCAGAAGAGCCGATAGGATTTATATATGATGATGTAAATTCTGATACATATAAGCTAATAGATACTTATATAAAAAAGAATCCTGGAAAAATAAGGAAATTTAAACTTGAAGAAGTACAAGGTTCAGAAGCTAAATACTTTATAGTAGATAAGAAATTTAATTTCGGATCTCATGGAGAATTTGTAGAAAAAGCTACTAGAGATTTATATACTGCTATAACTAGATCTAAAGAAGGTACTATTATTATAAATAATGGGTTAACTACTAAACTTACTAAAGGATCTGAAAGAATTAGTTATACACAATCCTCTATATTAAATAATGAAGCTGCTAAATCTTTCTCAGAATTAAGATTGAAAGCTCTTAATGCTTCGTTAGAGAATAAAACTATAGAACCTCAAAAGAAAGAATCTTCTACTACATCAGTCTCAACACCCCAACCTAATGTAGAATTAGGAAAAGTTTTAGATGCTGCATTTAGTGATTCTCCAGAAGCTAATAGAGAAATTCAACAATTAGAAAGAATAGAATCTAAAACAGAGAAACATTCTCCTGATAGTTTTATATGTTATTCTTATAGAACAAGAATTAAACCTAAAGCAGAAATTAATGGTGATATAACTACTTATAGCATTAAAGATTCCGCTATAATGCTAAGATTAGATTCAAATAGTGAACATAGAGCATTCTTTAATGGAGAAATTGATGGCTTAAATCCTACACAATTCGAAAGAGTTGATGAAAAGATATTAGAAGTAAAGAGTATATTATATAATTACACAAAATCCAGAAGAAATAAATTATTTAAAGATTATAATATTGAACAAGATTTATCTAATTTATATAATGACATATCTGGAAATACTGGAACATTAGATTTATCTAACGGGAAGTTTGTATTAAAAGCAACTAAATATTTTAATAAATCTATAGGAAAAGAAGATTCTGTTATTAGAATTATATATGAAATTCCTATATTAAATTCTTCTACAGAAGAGAATACTGTAGAGCTTTATATAGTAGAATTACCAAATATTAATAATGAATCTTTTAGAATTAAAGATTCTGATACTCCAGAACAAAGAGCTTCTAAAGCATGGTTTGTAGAATATCAAAAATTCTATGGACAAATAATGAATAGTTTCATTTTGGATGAAAGTGGAAAATCTAATAAATACTTCCAGCTTAGAGATGATTTCGAATTAGAACGAATTACTAATAGTATTATATATAAAGGATCAGATAAGAAAAAATTTGCACATGTTCCATTTGAATCTAAAGAATCTGAATTTAGAGGAATTTACTTCTCTAAGCCTTATATAGTAACTAATACTAGATACGGTAAATCTAATCGGAATGAGTTATTAATTCAACGTAACGAGAGATTAAATACTCTATATAATGATTATTATGAAACTTTAGAGGAATATAATAAAGCAGATACTACTCAAAAATCTAGATTAGAACCTATATTAAAATCTAAATCTGAGAGATTAAATGCTGAAATAAATAAGAATAATATCAAAGGCAAAGCAGTAGTATTTGCTACACATAGTAAATATATATTTGATGAGAATGATAATATTATCTCAGAAGATCAGTATGGAGATTATTACATAGACCAAATGAATGGAAAATATGATAATGATCTAGATAGAAGAGATAAAATTAGAATGATCATTTTAAATCCGGAAGGACAAACATTCCAATCCTTTATATCTAAATATAGAGAATTTATAAATTCATATAAAAAGAATTCTGGAGTAGCTAAATATAATGGTAAATTTTATAAATCTTACTTTGGAGATTTTATAGGATTTGATACATTGTTATCTATATATAATTATTATAATTATTTAAAAGCTAACGGGAAGCCAGACTCTAAACATATCAAAATCGCTGAGAAATTATTTAATTCTCTATCCTCACTTTCAACTAAAGAAGGAAACGCGGAAAACCCATTTGATCTTCCTAGTGCCAAAGTTAAATTTGGACTACCTCATGTTCTGAGGATAATGGAGAGATTACATATAGAAACTACTCCAGAAGAGATTAAGAAAATGGAGAATTACTCCTCTTCTATTAATGGGAATGATGTACTTAAATTCATAAATAAGATTATAGAATTTAAAATAAATCAAAGACTCCATCCCGAATTATTAGTATCTTCTCCGATTATAAATGAGGAAAATGGGGGAATATTCCAAGACTGGAACAAAGAAGATGGAATTACCGATTTAGATATAATTGATTTTATGGAATTTGCTATGTTAGGAAGAAGAAATTATAAACAACCTGACGGAAGCATTAGTTCTGTAGAAGCTCCTAATTATAATCCTTTATTTAAAAACGGAATCTTCCCATTCCCTGTTTATGAATTAACGGATAAGAAAACTGATTATACTGGAGGGGAATATTTTTATGAAGCAAGAAATCCAGAAGGACAATATTATATAGATAGAGATATTCAAACTCCACAATTTGTATTTCAACCATCTAGGGATTTAGCCTCTCCAAATGATTTCGGAATCGCAAGAGTAGAGAATAATAGAGAGGTATCTAATAAAGATGTTGAAAAACAAAAGAGTAAAGAAGTTTATAGAGCAGAATTATATAATAATATAAAAGATAAATTATCAACTTCTAATATAGATTTAAATTATCTACTTGTTAATAATATCTCCTTAGCAACTATAACAGGTTCGATGGATAGAGATGCGGAGAGTAATATAAATTCCACTATAGATGTAGTAAATACTATATTAAAAACTCAGCCTGTAAAAGTAGACGAAATATCAGAAGTAGATTATATAGAATATAAAAATAATGAATTAAAGATATATTCAAGACCTATAGAAAATATAGAACAAAACGATAGTATTTCTGAGGAAAATAATATATCTTTGTCACAGACATTCGGGAAAATGTTTGATGTGGTATCAGATCCTAAAGATTTAGAAATGTTAAAAAATATAACAAAAGTATTATTGACTTATGATAATAATAATTTATTAATAAACTATGTAACTAAATCTGAAATCATCCCCGATACAGTAAATTTAATTTTATCTAATATGAATATACAAACAATACTATCTGATATAAATAAGATAAGAAGTAAATATAATATTTGTTAAATATGGCTTGTAAATTTTTCGATTCAAACACTAGAAGCCCAGAATTTTTAATAAACCTATCTCCCTGGATTAATTTTCAGGGAGATACTATTTCAGATCAACAATTTCAGAATATTAAAAATTCTCTGCAAAAAGATTTTATCATTGATTCTGATGAAAATTTAGTAGATGCAATAAAGGAATATATAAGATTATTTTCCTATAATACGGAATTAAATACAATACTTAATAATTCCTTAGATAAAATTTTAACTAAGAATATAGAAAAAACTTTACCTCCGGAAGAATATAAAAATCCAGATCCTCTAGTAACTACATTAGAGAATGAAGTAAAGACTATAGAAGAAGATGAATCTGTGACGGAGGAGGATAGAGATTTAGCTACGAAGGAATATGTAGAACAATTAAATAGAAGTAGAAAAAACGTTACCTATAATGAAGAAATAAAGACTAATAGAGATTTAATTACTAAATTTCAAAATAATAATAGTTTATATAATAGATTTGTTTCTACATTTAAAAGGGAAATATTTAAAAATTCCTTTCTAAATCTAGATTCTGGAAAAATTGTTCAAACTTATTCAGAATTAAATAATAATATTGCAGAATATAAACAAATATTATTTAATCATATAACAAAATTTTTAGGAGAAAAAGATATTATTCCTTTATATAATCAGGATGGATCTTTTAATATTACAGAATTTACTACTATTATATCTAGATTAAATGAATATTATGATCAACATAATCCTACATCAAAATTAAATTCGATTAATAATGTTCTATACACTCCTTTATCTAAATCTAATCAAGATTATCTAAATGCATATAACGCTTTAGTGACTTTAGAGAATTTTGATAATTTAATAGTATTATTAACAGACGGATTAATTTCAATAGATCCATTTAAATTAGGAATTAAATCTACTAATAGAAATGAAATTAAATATCTTCCGTTCACTAAAAATGCATTAAGACAACATTTTAGAGTTAATGAAGATTCCGATATAAATAGAGAGACTACTAGTTTAACTAAAGCTATTATACAAAATATTCCTTTATTAGACTCTGATGGGAAATGGGATGAGATATCTTATATGACAGTTAATGAATTTAACAATGCTATATCTAAAATCGGAGATCCTGTTATTAAATCTTCTAATAAATATAATTCATTAAAATTAGGTAAATTAAATCCTACAGTAGCTTATATAGAATTTTTTAATTCTTTATTTGTTACAGATGGAAAAACTGATCCATCAAAAATAAATAAATTTAAGAAGAATTTAGACTTTAATTTAGATACTAAAAAGGCATTATTGTCTATATATAAATACATCTTTGACTCTACTCCAGAAGCTAAATCTTTATATAATATAATTAAAGATAACCAAGGAGATTTAAGTTTTAACTATTTCTTGGATGTCTTAGCTTATATGAATAAACAGGATGGATCAGAATATATATCATATGAATATAATTCAGAAAGTAAAGAGTATGAAGTAAATACATTCTCAAATCTAACTTATGAATCCTCTTTATTTAGACAGGAAAGAAATTTAACTGAATATGTTGATTCTATAGCTAGAAATGGTGATTATGATAATACTATTTTAAATGTATTACGAAATAAATTTAGAGTTAAGGTCTTAGATGATTCTATTTCTATCACCATTGGATCTAGAACATTATTTATTAATGATCATTTAAATATTGCTAACGAAGATGCTATAACTGGAAAAGATTTAAATAAAGAATTATTAGATAGTATTACAATCCCAAATCCAGAACAAGTTAGTGCGATTATAAATGGTAAAACTTTATCAGAATCTATTATGAATGGATTTAGGTTGTTAGAATTGTTACAATTATCTACAGATCTCCCATTTATAAATAGTTCTGGGCAATTATATTCTATATTAAAATCACAATATAGAACAGAAGCCGAATCTAATCTAAAAGGAGATCTTTTGGGATTATTATATAGAACACTTAAAACAATTGATACTCTAGATTCTATATATAAAGAATATGATTCTAATAAAGTTAATCTTACTCCAGGAGAATTTAAATCTAAAGTAAAAAAATCCTTTCCAGAATTTAAAACAATGAAGGATATTACTTTTAACAAATTCTTTACATCAAGTAAAATTAGACCAAGATTAAAGGTTAATTTAAATTCTAAAGGAGATAGATCAAGTGTATTTAAAGCCACAGTTAGTTCCATAAATTTATTAAATAGAGAAGCTAGTCCAAGTACATATAAAAACTCTGATGGAGATAATGTGCCATCTATAGGATTGATGAATTTAGTTAAAAACATACACGAGTTTATATATACTACTAAAGATTATCAGAATAATGTTAGAAAGCATTCTAATATATCTAATATATTCGAATCTAATATATTCTATAATAATCCAGAATATTTAAAAGGAATTGGATTAAAAACAGAATTTATATCTCCAAATGGAACAACAGTACAAAAGAATAAATTCAATGTTTCTGAGTACGGAGTATCATCTATAATATTAGATTATTTCAAAAATCTAATGAATGATCAAATTAATTATATAGAATTTCTTCCAACTGTATACGCAGATAAATCTAATCAATCTCTTATTAAAATATCTAAGGATATTAAATTTGATGGGAAGAATATTAAATCTGCATCTGCTACTCAGATCGAAGTAGAGAATTTTAATAGTCAACAGATTTATTATACTAATCTATTATCAAATTTATTTAAATCTTATTATAGAATAGGTGAAAGATTAGGTGTTTCTTTATTAGATTCTATACCTAAAATTAAAAATAAGAAAGAAAAAGCTGAGATTATAAATAATAATATCATCGCAATAAATAATCTCTTATCTACTAGATGGAAGGAAGTCTCTCAAATAGCTAGAGAATTAAGTTTAGAAGATCCTAATTTTAAATTTATAGAAGAAGTTCATTATTCTAAAGTGGAAATGTCTAAAGGTAATAGCGTATTTAGATTAAATCCATTTATAGAGAATATGGCTAATATCTATCAAGTATCTACTGTAGACGATTCTTATTACAAGGATTTTATAAATAGATCAAAAGAAATATTTAAAAAAGATTTAAAATCTAAAGGTATTGAAGTAGATACTAAAGTATTTAAATTCTTAAAAGATATTCCTTCTCTAAAAAATTGGATTGGTAGAGATGGAATGATGATATTAGAAAAAGATGGGAAATTGAATCCTATATTAGAAAAATATTTCTTTTTAGATGGGTTCTTATCTAACCAATTCCTTCAAGTAAGTGTAGGAGAACCTTATGCACATCCATCTAAATTAAGAGGCGTGTATTATTTAAATTCCGATGGATCTATAAATCCGGAATATTTTATCCGGGATCATGCTAATAGATTATTAGCTCAATATAAACGTATGGTTGCTATGCAGGCTACTATACACAACTATTATCAAAAAGCATTAGAAGGAACAACTCCAACTATAAATGTAGCAATTATCAAAGATATAGAAGCTCCTGTATTTAATCCTTCTGGGGAGACTGATAATGTAAAGGTATTAGATGGCTCTATGGAATGTAATCCATTTCAGAATGTGTTAGAGAACAATTCAATGTTTAGCTCTAGTGCTGGATATAATAGAAAAAATTTTGGATATAATGTAGATCCTGAATTTGGTAATGGGTTATTAATGAAATGTGCTATATTCTCTATAACTAATTATCGAATGAGAAAATCTCCGGAGAAAGTTAAATTGTTGCAAAAAATGACTGATAGAAAATGGGATGTTCCTATTATTAATTTAATGCAAGATTTTAATGGTAATAAACGTCATCTTAGAGATATTATATCCGAGGATTTATATTATTATAATGCGAATAATGGAGAATATTATAGAATAATTGATTTAGAATCTCTAGGAAATAATACTTATAATATTATAGAACGAAGAGTTAATAATAACGGGGGAGATACTCAGAATAGTAGAAATGTAACAAGAACTGTAGTAATAGATAGTAATTATAAATTATGGAAAGCTCTAGGTGGAGAGTATTCTTATTCATTAGATAATTCTAATCCTTTAGATCCTTATTTAAGTAATTCCGGAGATAAAGGAGAGGCTTCTGTAAATGCTACAGTACAGTTTATGAATAAAACCGGATATTATATAACTAAGAGGGATCTATTAAATATGGTTAATGGTGATTTAGATTTATTAAATACAATTATATCTAAACAAGATCTTCCATTTACATTTAACAATATTCCAGAAGATTCTAGTTATATATTAGACGAACAAAGAAAATTAAGAGTAATACTAGATCAGAATTATATATATCAACCTCTTAAATACTCTGATATACATTACCTAGCAAATGGAACATCAATAAAAGTTGGAGCGTTTAATACAAATCCAGCCAATGCTAGATACGATGATACTCCTTTATCCTATGGTAGAGTTGGTACACAATTCATGGGTATTCAAATGGATGCAGATCACCATGCTGATTTATCTACTGTTACTGAATCTACTCAGATTATTAGTACTTTAGCAGCTAATGGATATACATCAGATTTAGCTGATGCGGCTTATAGAGCTTTAGGTTCTGTAGTAAATACTACTTTAAAGAAGTATTTTGAAGCACATAATCAAGCTAATAACTTAGAAACTCTTACAGAATTAGGAGAAGCTAATAAAACATTATTATATAAACTTCTAGCTAAAGCAACTATTAAAGCCTTCGAAGGAAGCTCTGGAGATGGAGTAATTACTGGTTATTTGGAAGAAGCTGCAAGAGAGTTTGAGGAGAATTTAAATAATGAATTATTTAATGCTAGAGATTTAAGATTTAAAATTCCGTTTAGTTCCGGAAGTATAAATAGTTCTTTTATAACTATGTTAGCATCTAAAATGAACTCTGATAGTATTAAAAGAACTTTCTCTGGTATGGGAGCTGTAATGATTCCTTCTTATGGATCTATAAAACATTATTATTTTGATGGATCTGAGAATTTATTTGATTCTAATGGAAATGTTTTAAGAGGATATTATTCTCAGGAAGATTTAATACATATAGCTAATGAAGCCGGTTATTATTCTCTTACTGATGAAAATGGAAATATTCTTAGATCTGGTTTAGATAGATATTTAGAAACAGGAAATTTAACACAGGAAATATCTACGGATTTAATAGAATTTGGTGATATTGTATTAGATCCTACTACTGGAGAACAGGTAGATATAAATACTTATGATAAATTTAAATATTATAGGAATTTAAATACTACAGTAACTAATCTAAAAGGAATCAGAAAAGAACTTCAACCTTTTAGAGCTACTTGGAGTATTGATGGGATAAATAAGAAATATAATATTTATGACCATCCGATAATCGAAGATATGTTTAGATTAAGAGAGTCTAAAGCATCTAAAGAGGAAATTCTAGCACTTCAACATTTTGTTAATAGATATATTGGATTATTGGATGAAAATATTATGTTATTAGATCCGAGAATGCCTGAATATCAAATGATTATAGATAACAATGATATAATAGAATTTGGCGAAGGACTTCAAGGAGTAAAAATACATGATTTAAATATAAAAAGAGCACAGGCTGTAATATCTAAGGTATATCAATCTATATTCGGATTACGAACTGGAGATAATATTGCGAATATTATTAATAGTGATGGAGAGTATTTTAGACAGAAACTATTAAGAACGTATAATAAAGCTAAATCAGATCCCCTTCCAAATGATATAGAATTTTTAAAGAATAGTTTAGATAATACTAGAATTATTATAAATAAGCCTAGCTCTGAAAATTATATATCTTCACTAACTCCAATGGAAATATTAACAGAAGTTATAGATGGAGAAGAATGGAGATTAAATGAAAATGGAGAAGCTGTATATAAAACATCTGGGCTTCATTTTTATCAGGATACTAATAATGGAATAGTTCAAGAAGTAATTGTTGTAGATCTTTCTAATTTAGGGAATTTAGTTAATGTATTTAATTCTTCTGACGATTATATAGGAATATGGTATAATTTTAATTCTGATAATATTAAAGAGTTAAGAGATTATATAAATATGACAGATTCGAGATTAGGAGAAGAATTAGCTATAAATAATAGTAGTATAGAAGAGATAAAAGATGAATATGATGATTATATAAATAGAAGAATCGAAAGAGATTCTAAGAAGATATATAGATCATTTATTGAGAGTTTAAAAATAACAGCGAATCGTATTCCTGCACAAGCATTTCAGTCTATTATGACAATGGATGTAGTAGGATTCTCTGATGCAGAAAGTAATGAAGCTTATGTTAGTTTGTATCAGATTTGGTTACAGGGTAGTAAATAAATTTTAGTAACCAAATTTTTGGTGATTATGTAATAAATTATTATCTTTGTTTTATGTTAAATTTAAATAAAATATTTATGAATATAAACAAAGATTCAATAACGGAATTACTAAAACAAAGAAAATCTCAAGAAGAAATTGCTTCATTTTTTAATTTAAGTGTAAAAGAATTATCAAAAAAGTTATCTGAACTACAGCTTAATTTTAAAGAGTTAAAAACAGAAGTAAATAAGGAATTAGTTTTAAAGTTAAAAGAAAAAGGATTAAATAATACTCAAATTAGTAAGGAAACAGGATTTAGTAGAGGAATGGTTGCAAAATATTTATATGTTTCTACTAATAATTTAGAACTAAAAGGATCTTCTATTATAGAAAATATAAAAGAATTAGTTTTATCTGGGAAAACTAATTTTGAAATTTCTTGTATTTTAAATATATCTAAAGAAACAGTAAGAAAATATGTTAAAGATTTAGGATTAAGTTCAAATTCTTCTAAAAAAGCATCATTAGATTATAATAATCCAATTCTTACTAAATCTCAATTAGATTTGATTTATGGATCTTCATTAGGGGATTTATATATAGAACTTCCTGTAAAAAATGCTAGAATAGTTATTCATCAAGGAGGAGAACAAGAAGACTATTTTGATCATAAATGTAAAATGTTAGAAACTATATTAAGCAATAATATTCACAAAGAACCTAGATATGATAAAAGATTAAAAAAATATCTTCCATATTATCAAGCAAAAACTTTAACTCATCCTCAAATTACTGAAATTTATAATATTATATATATTAACAAGATTAAAACGGTAACGAAGGAATGGTTATCACATATTACTCCAAGAGGATTAGCGTACTGGTTTATGGATGATGGATGTAACTCTGGAAGTTTGTATACTATGGGATTCTCACTAGAAGAAAATGAACTATTGCAAGAATGGTTGTTGAATACATATAATATAAAAACATCTATTCATAGATATAAAGGATATACTAAAGAGAATAGTTCAAAACTAATTCCTGGAACTAAAGAATGTTATTATTCTTTATATATTAAAGCAGAAAGTAGAAATATATTTAAAGATCTTATTTCTCCATATATTATTCCGTCTATGGAGTATAAATTACAAATGTCATAAATTGCTACCCAAAAAATTGCGTGAACTGCGGGAAGTTCCTTAGAGATTTAAATACTAACTATATATAGTAATATAATATAGGGCAAAGCTAATCACTTTGAGACAGTAAAAAGTTTAAATATTGGATAATCCGCAACCAACTCTCCTATATGGAGAGAGGCTCAACGACTAGTAAGTCTTAGGTTTCCTAAGCGTAGGTTTCAAGTGAAATCGAAGTGCGCAACACTAATTACAGTGAAGAGATAGTCTCAACTTCTATAGAAATATAGAGATTTCTAGTGGAAACGACTAGAAAGTAAGAAAATGGATTATGACATTGATAAAGTCTACATGACAATGCCTTTAATAAATAAAAATGGAATTTATGAAGCATGGTCATCGTTATTTAATTATAGAGATAATGAATCATTTGAACTCTCAAAACAATTACCATTTCCAAATTCAGATTTAAAATATACAATAACTTCTGAAATAAATCCGGAAATACCTTATATAGATATAACTCCTGAAATCTTATCTATCTTAAACGGAGAATATGATGGGGATAATACTAGATTAAAATTAGCTGTAGATGTTTTAAATAAGGTAGATAGATTCAAACAAACTAATATACAATTATATTATAATCCTGATTTAGTTAATGATCTAAATTATATAAAAGAAAATTCAGATGATAAATCAAGGAATGAGGATATAGAAAGTGCCAGAATACTTATATCAAATATGATAGAGAATTTAGATATTGATATATCTAGACATCTTAAAGAAATAAGTCCAAATAAACTTTTATCTGCTACAAAGAATTTCGTATATAATAAAATATATCAAATCTCCGATAACTTTAAAAATCTTGTAGCTGCTGAATCACCTATTAGTATGGGAGATCCACAAGCTGCTGCTGCTAAATCAGAAGCTGGAGCTTATGCAAAAACAGTTACTGATTTTTGCCCGTCTGTTAAATGGAACTTATTCTTCGAGAATATGGCCGGAAAAGAAGTTATTGGTATAAGTGCTGTAGGACAAAAAGTATTTTTAGCTGCAACTCAGTACTTTAATCAGGAGATAAGAAAATTAGCTGAAAAAGGATTAACTGTAGAAGATTTATTAAAATCAAATTTATATTTTAATAATGTTTTTGAGATTTATAAAAATATTCCTGGAAATGAAGGGAAGAGTGATGGGGAACTCGTTAAATTATTCACAAATAGTTTGGCTAACATTAATCTTGATGATATTGAGTTTGTATATGATCTTTTAAATGAGGCTAGAGATAAAAGTATTAGTGTGAATGATGCAATAGATCTTACACAAAATAGATTTCAAGAAGACAAATCTCTCGTTATCTCAAGTTTAATCTCGGCAGCAACTGATCCAAAGCCGTCAAAATATTTATTGAAATCATTAGGAATAATAAAATATAATATCTATATTTGCATAAATAATAATTTTTAATCAAATAAAATTTTATGCAAAAACGTAGTGAAGAATACATTCAAAGAGTTGTAGATATGTACAACTCAGGATTAGAAGCAAAAGAAATCGCTGAAAAAGAAGGAAAAAACCCTAGAACAATTCAGGACATTTTAAGAAAAGCTAATGTAACTAGAAGATCTAGAAAAGGTGAAACTAGAGTAGATAAGGAATATTTAGAAAAAATAAAATCTCTTTATGAAGAAGGAAAAACAGCAGAAGAGATAGGAAAAATTCTAGGTAAAAGTGGGAAAACTATAGGATTTCATCTTAGAAAATTAGGAATACAACCTAGATCTTTAAAGTCTATTACAGAAGATCAATATCCAGAATTAATAGACCTATTTGAGTCTGGATATTCCGATGAACAATTAGCTGAATATTTTAATTGTTCTATTCCTACTGTTAGGAGACATAGAGGAATATTAAATTTGAAACAACAAAGATATTTCTCTCAATTAGATGTCTCTCTAACGGAAGAACAGGAACAAATGATTTTAGGTTCTCTTTTAGGAGATTTAAATTTATCACATCCACAGAGTAATAGACATAATAATTCAAGACTAACAATAGTACATTCCGTCAAACAAAAGGCGTTATTTATGAAGAAGGTTGAGATATTAGGGGAATTTATGGGAGCATATAGATTAGAAACACCTTCCCCAGATTCGAGAACTGGAAATGTTTATCAAACGTATAGAGGAAATAGTTATAGTCATCCCATATTCACTAATATATATGACATTCTTTATATAAATAAAGTAAAAACTGTTACAGGAGAGTATCTATCCAAAATCTATCATCCAATAGCATTGGCTTATTGGTTTATGGATGATGGGAGTTCGAATGGGACTATTGCTACATGTTCCTTTACTTTACAGGAATGTAGTCTACTATCTAAGTGGTTATTAACTAAATTTAATATTGAAACCACTATTCGAATTGTAAAAGACAAAAATTGGAATCTTCTTTATATCAAAGAGAAAAGCAGAAAACACTTCGAAGAATTGATATTACCTTATATTATTCCAGAAATGAAATATAAACTTAAATATTTTAATTAAATGCGTGGTTTGTTGTAAAAAACTCCTTTAACTCAGGGAACATCCTTAGAGCTTTATATACTAAGTTTAAATAGTAATATTTAAATGGCTGAACTAATTACTCAGGTATAGTAACAAGTATAAAGATTGGATAATCCTGATCTAAGTATCCTAATAGGATAAAAGAGCATCGACTAGAGAAAGACTATTTAAACAAATAGAATCGAGTATCGTAGGAATTAGTAATTCCGAAATGGGGAGAGCCTTATTGGCTAAGATATAGTCAGAACTTCTATAGAAATATAGAGATGTTATATGGAAACGATATAACAGTAACATAATTGAATGCTAAAGAATTGATCTTATCAAAGATTAACGCTGGTCCTGACCTGGCTGGAGTATATGTATATTTATTAATCCAAGGCTTATCATTTGATAATATCTCAGATCTTATGACTAGTTCAGAGGTTAATGCTATAGTTCAAGCAGCTACAGTTAATAGAATGTATGATCAATACGCTACTATAGATTCCACATTAAGAAATATAGAAAAAGGACCATCACTTACAAATTTTATTGGAAAAGGATATGTAAAATCTGTTTCATTATATTTAAATACATTATATAATTCTAAGATAATCTCCGCATTTAAACTTAATGAACTAACATCAAATGATATAAACGAAATTATAAATGATCTTGAAACTACTAAATATAATTTTGTTAATGAAAGATTTCTTGATGAAGAGTATGCTTTAACATTCTTAGATTCTATGTCAGAGTGGGATGAATTAGCATTAGTTAGATCTTCTGAGGAAGTAGTGCAGGGATTAATTAGATATTTTAAACAAGTGAGGAAATTTAAAGATTTAAAAGATTTGTTTAATTCATCAGTAAAATCTAAAACAAATTTTACTACCTTTGTAAAAGCTTACACTGGAGCAAAAGAAATAGCTACGTTAGGTCAAATTTTAGGAATTAATGGAGGTATAAAGACTAAACAATATGATAGATATAATTTCAGCAAGTCCTTTAATACATTAATTCAGAATGGATTAGATAAATTTCAATTAACCGGAGATACAGCTGATTATTTTATTGGGGCATTAAAAGAATATAATCCTAATATTGGGAATATATATACAGATCAAGAATTATCTTCTATAGTTGGAGATGCTCTAGATAAAATGTCTTCAAATGGAACTTTTTCTAGTATGAAATTTGATTTAACTAAATTTTTAGAACAACCTGATTATGCTGAATCTGTTATTAAATTCTATAATTTAATAAAGTCTGTAATAAATGTATTTGATTTAATAGATTCTCTTCCGCATTATAAAGCATTTATTAATGCTTATTATATAAATGAACAAAATTCTAAATTAGGAAGTGTTAAATATGCATTATCAAACTCTATTATAGATAATTTAGAAAACGTAATAATGAGAAGGAGGATTGGTAAAATTACTATGCCTAATAAACTATCTGAATCTCAACTAAATATCATTAGAGATTATATAGATGAATTGATAATTAGGAAGTATTTGAAAAATAAAAATTTATCTATTTCAGTTCCTAAAGGCCAAAATTATTTCTTAAATGGGGAAATGCTTACTGCTACCGAGCAAACATCTTATTCTTTATCTAATGATGATGGTTTAGCATCCTTTAAATTATATATGGAATCTTATGTAATTCCAATGTTAAAGAGTGGATATACAATTAATTCTAAAGGAGTAATGACTTTTGGATCTCAGTTAGTTAATAACGCATTTTTAAATGGATTAATTATAACTGATAATACTTCTAAATTAGATGGATCTAATTATATATATTACAGACCATCTATAAATATGGTTACTACTGTAAATAATCCAGAATTTGATAAACAAGTTTCAGCATTTGGAGAAATTGAAAATGTTGAATTTAGAGGTATTAAATTATCTGATCTATTTTTTATATATAACCTAATTACCCATAAAGGAAGAAAAGGACAGGATAGTATATTAAAAGTATTACAGGGATCAGTATTTAATCCAGGGAGTTTAATTGTAGATTACTTTAAATATATTGGAGGACTAGATTTAAATACTATAACTCCGGGGGTAGTTTATGATTCAAAAAGTGATAAAGTAACAATGGATGATGTTAATATAGATGATATTCTTCTTAGGATGGCTCCAGTTAAAGATAGTTTCGAAGCTCTTGTTTCAAATAATAAATATGTAAAAATATACAATGAGAACTTAGGTAAATATCAATTACAAGAAAGATTAGGAAATAGTAATAAGAATAAGAGCTATAAGGATGTAGAGCTTTTAGGAGATGAGAGGTATTATCTAATAAGAAGTAATTACAATTATAAATTAAAAGAAACTATTAATAAATCTGAAAAAGCTATTAAGACAGTTGAACTTCTAAATGATCTAATGAGACTTAATAAAATAAAACTTATTATAAATTGTTAAATATGGGATGTAACATAGAAATACAATATATCGTAGATGGAGAAGAAAAGGTTGGTGGGATTATTCCTACCAACTTAAATTCATATGATGAAGTTAATGCAGTTAGTTTAAGTGAGGCTATTTCTGGATTAGATATAGATTCTTTAAATACATTATTAAGTACTCTTTCGGATTTAAATCTTTTATCTACTAAAGTAGTATATTCTAATGGAGAACCTTTAATCGGAAATGCTACTATAAATGATATTAGGTCTTTAGTTTCTTATGTACCTAATAAATCTTTACAGGAAGACTTTCTTCTATTAATTAATAAATTAGTAGATATGAATGCTATTAATCCATCTCAACCGAATATATTATTATTAGATGGAGATATAGAATCATTAAATATCGATGGAAATGTAGATGTTAGAGGGACTTTATTAAATAATGAATTTATTATCTTAAAAACTAATGGAACATTTAATGAAGCTAGTCTTAGAGATTTATATCACGAACTACTTCATTTATATTATTCTAAGATAAATAAATCTGATCCTAATTTTGAGAGAATAAATGAAATAGCTTATAATATATATACCACTGCTAAACAGAATCAGGATAAGGATCCTTATATAAAAGAATTTGTTAGTAAAGTATCTAAAGGATCTAGTTATGATTTAAATGAATTTATTGCATATTTAGTATCAGAACCTAAATATAGAGATGTTTTAAATATAAGTAATTCTGATTTATTTAATGAATTTATTGGGAGATTATTTTCTATGGATGTTAATCCTTTTATCCAAGAATTAAATCAGAACTTAGAAATCATATCTAATACGAAAGAAGAATATGAAGAACCTCCTTTTGTTGGTAAAAATGATTCTTATTATATAGAACTTGAAATCCCGAAATCTAAAAATATATCTTATCAACAAATATCAGAAATAATCTGGAAGAATTATGAATCGACTGTATTAGATTCGGAAGGTAATCCTAAGAAGGATTTATATAACTTAAACTATTCAGAACCTGTTAAAGTAACTACAGAAGCTCAATTATATTCCTTAGTTCCTGGAGACTTATTACTAATTCCAAATTTTAGTAAAGATAAGAATATAATATATGGTAAATTTGATGATGATTATTTCTCTTATGCTAAATATCATCCAATTCAATCTGTTTGGAAGAATAGAAATGGAGAAACATTTATTACATTAGTTAATAAATACGGATCTAATGTAGGACATTTTACTATATCTTATACTGATTTAGTTAAATTATCTCTAGAAAAAAACAAACAAATTGTATTTAGAAAGTTATATGGAGCATTGAAAGATCCAAATCTTCCGGAAGATTTAATAAAGAATGTAAGAGATACTTATGAAAGAAATATTAAATCGGAAGATTATAATAATCAACCACTGATTAAATCTATAGGATTCGACAGAAAAGGACTCTCATTCAAGTATTACACAGTAGGGAAATCAGGATTTAAATTAGATGTTTCTAATGGAACTAATGCTACTATAACCCAAGAATTACGTCAAAATGATATAATTAAATTAAGATCTTGGAATAAAGAGGATGAGAATAGTGAATGGGATTCTTTTACATATTATGCTCCTGTAGTTAGAACTATAGGTACAATAGTAGAAGTAGCTTTAAAGAATAAAGATGGTAAATACTTTACTAAAAAAATTCCTTTTCGGAATATAGAGACAGTGATATTTACTAAAGAAAATCATCCGGATTTAGATAATATATATAATCAGTTTATTAATGATTATGATACTTATTCTTTAAATACTAAAGATAAAAGTAAATATCAATCTATCTGGTTCAATTTAAATATTCTAAAATCTGACCAACAACCTTATCGGAAATTAGAAGGAGACTTCTCTGATAATTTAGATAGGGAATCTGTTATTAAATATAGAAGAGATAAAGTTAGATCTTTACGTATTGGTGACTCTGTTTCTATTGAATGGGATTTAAAAAGAACTGATGGATCACCTGTTATTAGTAAACATATAGTAGTTGGGATAAGTGGGGATAGAATATACTTTTTAAATAGAACAACAAATGACTCTGCTCCAAAAATAGGATTTGTAGATTTAAAAACAGAATTTCCATTATCAGAAAATTCTAAAGGACAGAGAATAAATATTCCATCACTATCAGCTATACATTATAATAATACTTCCGATTTAGAATTAGTAGAAGATTTAAATACTAAAAAAGAGAATGCTAGTAAAGCTTTTACTAGAGTCGATGATAAAATAGTATTTGATCCTAATTCTAACTATATTCCTTTAAAAGATTTATATCACATTATAAATATAGACTCTTCTAACGCAGAACAAGAAACTGCTAAATTACAAAGAGGAGATATCATTAGATTTAAAGAAAATGATATAACATTTATTGGAGTAGTATCTAATTATGACCCTATAACAGGAACTATTATTGTTCCGGGTAGTTATAGATCTGGATATTTAAAAAGGAGATCTTTTAGGAAAATAGTATCTCCACAGCAATTAGAATATATCGGATTTGCTATAAATCCAAATTATGAATTAGGAATAATTGGACATAAAGAGATTTCTGAATATAATAAAAAACGTTTAAGTAGATTATATGATTTAAATCATAGCACTTATGGTTATTCTTTAGAAGAAATCTTGAAAAAGAAAAGCCTCCTGAACAAATCCCGGGATTGGGCAATTGAACAAGAGGCAGTGTATGTAATTCCTAAAAATATTACAGAAAGAGAATTTAAAGAAAGATATCAAGATTCAAAAAAGAAAACTCTTCCTCATGGTAGAGTATCACTATTAACTCCAACAATATTAGATATGATTAAAAACGGAGAGTTGATAGATCTCACTTCTGAATATATAAAAGCTAATAATGTAAAAGATACTAAAATTTACGGGCTGAAGAATATAAGAACCGGAATTCAAGTAAATGATTCAACTGGATTTTATTATGATCCTAGAATATATCAACGTTCTCCGGAACAAGTTATTAATATCATAGAAGTAGATGATGTTGTAAAGATTAAGTATAATGATAAATTTACTAAATATCTTAGAATTAAATCTATAACTGATAAAGGAATCAATTTAGAGTCTGAAATAGTAGGATTAAATGGAGAGATATATAATAATTCTTGGTATATAAATTTTAACGATATTAAATCCGGAAAATATCTTATTTCAGAATTATATTATCCAATAAATAAAACTAGACAAAAAGAATTAGAGAATTTATCTATAACAGATGAGGTTCCTCAAATAAAAAAGGTAGAATACTTTACTGATACTTATGATAAATTTGATAAAAAGAAAATTCTAAATAGGGTTATAGAAAATATTAATTCAACATATAATAATATTATTAACGTAATAGATGATGCTAAAATTCAAGAATTAGTTGATTCTGAAAATCTAAATAGTACTTTAGCTGATTCGTTTTCTAGAGCAGGAGCGTTTATTTGGAATGAGAAAATATATGTAAATATTAATAGAGCTGATATCTCTTCTCCATTACATGAATTAATGCATCTAATAATGGGAGCGTTAAGAAGTAAGAATTATTCTTTATATTCCTCTTTACTAGATAAAGTTGCTACTCTCCCGGAATTTAATGAGAGATTTAGAAATATACTTACTAATAGAACGTTAAACGATGCTAAAGAAGAAGCTTTCGTAGAATTTATAGCAGATAGTTTAAGTGGGGTATTTAGTAGCGAGGAGTTTAATATAAATAATTTATTATCTTCTACAGATTTCTTTGGGGAATATTTAAAAGTATTAGATTCTACGTTATCTCTAGATTTAAATACTCTTCCAGAAAAAACATCAGAAACTTTAAGTAGGGAATTAAGTAAGATGCCAATTGAAAAAATAATAACAGAATTTAATAGTTTATTACTCTCTGCCGGAAATAAGAGATTCTCTTTATTTAATCCAGAAAATGTATCAGAAGCATTTAAGAACAGGAATATTACTAATATAAAAAGTAGTTTATTAAATTCTAAAAATCCAAATACACAATTACTAGAAAAATGTTAACAGTATGGCATGTAAATATTTTTTAACAATAAACGGATCTAAGCATTCCTTTAATTCTGAACGAGACTTAGATGCTTTCATAGCCAAGAATTATGGAAATATGCTCTATTATAATAAATATGGAGATGCGGTATTTGATGAAAGTAATACTATTCAGGATTCTATATATAATAAACTCTTAGCGTTAAATTCTACTGTACAAGAGTCCAAATTTAATCAATCAACACAAGAAAATGAAGTAGTTACCCCTAAGAGATTGGGAGTAACTACAGCTATAACTACTTGGCTAAATTCTAATGGAGATCGTGTAATTCCAGAATTTAAAGTAGAGGAATATAAAAAGAATCAGTTAAAACTTTTAACTAAAGAAGGATTATCAGAAGAAGACGCAAAGAGACAGATAGAATTTGATATAGAAAATTGGGGGCATCTAGCAAAGATTGGAGATAAAGTACATAAAGTAGCTGAGTTATATTTCAAAAATCAGGATTTAAATACAATATCTCAGATTGTTGATCTTCCATATGATACAATCGAAAATTTATATTTTACATTTAAGAATTTAGAATCTAAAATTAGTAAAGGAAAAAAGTATAAATTTATCCCGGAATTAACACTACAAACTTCTGATGATGAATCTGATCCTATCATAGGACGATTAGATTTATTAGCTATAGATGAAAGAGGAAATGTAGAAATTTATGATTTTAAAATCTCAAATAAACCATATGAAACATGGTATTCTTCTAAACAATTAACAATAGATTATCAATTAGCTGCATATAGAGCGTTATTAGCTAATAATGGAATTGGAGTAAAGTTAGCTTCTTTGAATATAGTTCCTATTATTATATCGGATATAAATTATACTAATGAGACATTTACATCTTATAAAGTTGAAGAACCTATAAACAAAACTTCCGAGGGAAAATCTATGCAAAGATTATCCTATCCTAATGGATACATAACTAGGATAGTACAAGAACATATTAGAGCAAATGTATCAGAAGTAAGTTATAATACAGAAGCTACTAAAAATGTGGCTAAATACTCAGAAATCGCTTTTGGGAAATTATCTAAAGAAACTCCGAAAGAATTTGTAGAGAGGGTGGCTAAATATGATAATTATAGAAAAGTATGGTTCTTTAATGATTATGTATCTAAAAGAAAGGGACAAGATATTCCCATAATAGAAGCTCCAACTAAAGAAGAATTATTAGAAAAAGCTAGAGAGTATCAAGAAAAAATGGAGGATAGAAGTGAATCTTACTATTTTACTTTATGGAAAGAGTTTGATTATTTAAAAAAGACTTCTGAATCTTTAGAAGATAAAAATAAATTTAAATACCTTCCACAAAAAGCAAATACATATCTAACTAGAGTATTTTGTAATTACATAGATAATCCAGGATATGAAGTATTAGACCTTCCAGAATTAGCGGAGATAGGGATTTATGCGTTTAGAGATGTAGCCAATAACATAGTAGATATTATATCTATGACAGATATAAATTTAACAAAAAAACTTAATTGGAATAATGGATCTCATAATATCTTTGGAAATTTAGGATCTGAGGCTAAATATAAGAAATTAAAAAATCTATTATCCAATACTGTAGGAAACGCTAAGTTATTAGAGACAATGTTAGTTATAAATGAATTACATGATTATTTTAGTAACTTTAAAATAGGAAATATTCAAGTAATTAATTATAAAGAAGGACAATCTTATCCTATAGATATAAATAAATTAACGCATAATTTTAATATCTTATCTAAGGAACTAGATATTACAAATTACTTTAAATCAGAATTAATAATTGCAGATAGGATAGAAGCTTTAAAATTAAGACTATTAACTATTCTAGGACAAGATAGAACAGAATTAGTAAAAGGAACTTCTGATTTAATTTATGATTTCTATAATAATTATAAATTAGATAATGAAACCGGTAGATATAAAATAGAACAGTTAAGAAAATTACAAGATATTATTAGAGAAGCAGCTGGAAACAGATTAATTATTAGAGCAGATAATAATTATGATTCTGACCCAACTGGATTATCTTTATTATATTCTCAAATATCTAGGACTATTCTACATTATAAACGTATCTATTTCGATTCAGATCATGATATAAGTCAAATAAGTTTCAATCTCAAAAATATATCTGAAACTATGACCTTAGGAGGGTATTATGTAGAAAATCCAGAAATGATTCCTTTAATGAAAGATATAGTAGATTTAACTGAATTACAATTCCAGAAGATGCGTGAATGGTTTGAGAAATATAAGGAGAAATCTTTACAACGAGTGTTAGAGTTATATAAATCAAAAGGATTTACTCAAGTAGAACGATGGACTTTTAAAGATTCAACTAATGCATTTAAAAATATGTTTGAGAGAGATTCTACTGGAAGAATAGCTCGTAATTTTAGAGTAAAGAATCCTTATGACATGACAAATGATCTTTCTCAAGCCGAGCGAAAATGGTTGAAATCTTTCTTATGGAATGTAAATAGAATAAAGCGCGGAGTTGATTATAATTTGACAGAAGAAGAAGCAATAAAAACTACTCCAGTTCAAGAATTAATTCAAAGTGGACATTATTTTGATATCCCATTGTTGAGAGGTACTGCATTTTCACAATTGAAAAGTAAAGGATTCTTTTCGTGGATACAAGATAAATGGAACGAACAAGTTGATATAAGAAGAGCTACTAAAGCACAAGAAGAGACGATTGAACAGGATTCCGAAGCTGGGAAGAATGATTATTTAACAATGTATAATTTTCTAAACGTCTCTCCAACTACTAGAGAAAAATATCTTTCAGAGCAAGATACCTCTTATTGGGAGACTAACTTAGAGTTATTAGAGGATGTATTTGTTCATGCTTATATAAGGAAATCTTCTTTTGATACTATTCTTCCCCTTATTAATGATATAAGACATGCTATCTATTTACAATCTTATGATACTAATATTAATTTCGAAAATTTAAATAAGCAAATTGATATTTATTTAAAAACTGTTATATTCGGAGAAAGTTCTATAGAAAAATCCAATCAAAAATTCTATAAAGTATTTCAACCTATTACTACTGCTGCACGAGTTTCAATGTTGGCATTAAATCTTAATTCATTAGTTAGAGAGCCAATTCAAGGATTTTATCTTCTAATGACTAGAGCTGCTGGACGGTTGTTAGGAGATAATGGTTTTACTACTGCCGATGCTGCTAAAGCTTATGGTATAGTTATGGGAAATACCGGTGTAAGTTCTGATAATTGGACTTTAGTAGAAGCTTTAAACCATTTTTATGGGATGACTAGAATGGATGCTAATTCGTTAGCGTACGAATTAAATTCTGATAGAAAAGGTTATAAAGGATTATTAAGAAGAGGTGCTTATTGGGCTACTACTGCTCCAGATTTTTTAAATAGAATGGTATTTATAGTAGCTCAAATGATTCATGATGATTGTTTAAAAGCTCACCATATGTCTAAAGATGGAGAATTGATATATGATTGGACTAAAGATGGGAGATATTCTATATTCGCATCTGGAGATAAATCGCATCCTTTATATAATAAACAAAAAGCAGATTATATCGCACATCTAACTCAATTTAATATTGAACATGAGAATGATCTTGATTGGGAAGAGTTAAAATTTAACGAATCTAATCCAGTAGCATTACCTTCCGCATATACTATAGCAGAAAAAAGAAATATAAAATCTTCTGCCGATTCATTATTCGGATATATGGATCATGAAAATACATTTGCTGCTAGACATAAATTTGTAGGTAAGATACTATTCCAATTTAAATCTTATTTCTCATCTACTCGTGAAAGATTCTTCTTAGGAGGAACTGATAAAACACCTAAAGGAGAATGGAAACAAAAAACAGATGAAGAAGGAAATTTACTTTATTTAAAATCTGTAGTAGGTGAGGATGGAGAATCTCATTTAATAGAAACTACAGAAGTTACAGATATCCCTGCAAAGGAATGGTCTGGAAGATTTATAGAAGGAATGGTGAATAGTACTTTCTATTATATGCAATATTTATTTAAGTATTATATAAATAAGAATACTGATGCAACTTTAGAACATAAAGATTATAGAATTAGAAATACTAGACAATTATTAGCAGATTCTATGTGGGCTGCTTTACTTGCATTATTATTTAGATTAATAATAGAAGATAAAGAAGAAAGTGGAGAAGAATTTGATCCCTTAACTAAGAATGTTCTAAGACAAACTTTATTAAATTCCACTGACGAACTTGTATTTTGGGCTCCTCTAGGACTTTCTTTAGATACTCCAGTAGCTCTTAGTTTTTTAGAAAGACTGAAAGACTCTACTATTAGAATAGCTAAAGGAGAAAGTTCTTTCGGAAAAGAGATTCCTAAGAATTTTTATGTAATAAAACAAACTCAGAACGTGTTTAATTTATTAAATTCAGAAGAATAAATACTTATTATATATGACTACATCAAAACAAAAACATAAACTTTTACCATTAGTAATATATAATCCACTAATTCCAGTTAAAGGATTTCTTGCTATGGTAACTATTTTTATTTTATGGATAAGAAGCGAATATAAGGGTGATACTAGAAGACTTAATGAAAGATTTTTTAGACATGAAACGATTCATGTATATCAACAGACTGAGATTTGGATTACATCTATTATTATAGCAGTTTTATCTTGTTTAATATTTAATCTCTCTTTATGGTGGATTTTAGCTACTCCTTTACTTCCATTGTTAATATATGTAATATGTTGGATTATAGAGATAATTTTACCTCCATATAATATGGCATATAAGAATATATGTTTTGAAACTGAGGCTAGATATAATGAAAATAATCCAGAATATTTAAATACTAGGAAATTATTTCAATTTAAATTCTTAAAATACATATCTAATAAAAAATATCCAGCCAAATAAAAAAAAGAAAAACCCTAACAATGCATAATGCACTGTTAGGGTTTCTTTATTTCAAATTAAATTCTTTCTTATATACTATCTTTTGAAAATAATAAAATACTCTTCCATTTTCAATTGTTACATCAACTAAACAATAACCTTCTTTACTCATTTTATTTAATAAAGACTGTTCAGTCTCACTTACCGGAGAATATCTCCTAATATCTATAGATGGAAGATAGTTTTGTATATTTAAATTCTCTTTTAATATATCACTTTGATATGAAATCTTTCCTGAGATTCTTCCAATTCCAAATGTTAATATTACAATTAATAAACAATAGAATATTAATATGATATCTTTATATTTCATTACTTACTAAAGTATATTAAATAATCTTTTATACTAGTATTATTCGCATCAACTGGATTAGCTCCTTTAAACAGGAACTTGTTTACTCCCCCAACGCCACCTAGATGTGCAGCTCCTAATAAGCCCCACTCATTTATCTTAGTCCCATCGATATCTTTTCCATTAGTTCCTCTTAGGGTATTTCTAAGTCTTTCTCTATTTAAATTAGTAAATTTAATAACAGCATCAATCTGCTTCTTCCAATCTGACATATAATCAGAAGTAGTCATCCCGATATCTCTTAAAGCATCATCCCCAAATTGAAATAATCCTTTAAATCCTTGTGCATTTATTACTTCTGGATTAAAATTACTCTCTCTTTCAGCTAATCTAATTAAATATTTCTTATAATCATTTTCTATGTCTAAAGAATTTATATAAGAAGTAATCTGCTTCTTTAATTCATTCTTTTGATTTTGTCCCATATTGGCTCTATTAGTTTCCAAATTGCTAGAATCAGCTGGTTTAGTAAAATTAAAATTATCGGAGCTGATATTAGTAGATACCCCAGAATCGTTATTGCCAGGGCTGTTAGAAATATTGTTTCTATCATTTGTTAAATCTTTAAATTTCATATCTAATATTTCTGGAGATACTTTCTCTGTATTAGGATCTAATTTAGTAAAAAACTCCGAATATGATACGAAAGGGTTTTTATTTTTATTCATATTTAAATTCTAAACTTTATTTTATATATTTTTATCATCATTCTTTATATCTAAATCTAATTCAAATTTTTCTTGTACAATCCTATTATCTAAGATATAATACAATTTATTTGTCCAATAAGGCCCTATATAAAGACCTACACACTCTTTTGTCTTGAAATCGATATCTTGGTAGACTGGAATATTTTCTTTGTCACAACGTTCTACAAGAGTGTCTAATTGGTAGCGGGGTATATTATATATGATCTTAGTTTGACATTTATTTTTTATCCAATATTCAAATATTCCTCTATGTTTAAATACTTTTTGAAGAACATATCCAGATAAAAAATCTCCTAATTTAGATACTGAAAAGAGATTTAAGATACCTTTAGCTGTATAATATATTATTTTTGAAGTAAAATTTTCATTTTTTAAAAATTTATCAGAGAATAATATTAAGGAATGAGTATATTCGGAAGCTTTTAAAACTTTAGATTTTATTTTTATTGACATATTATGTTTAATTTAATATATAAAAACTAAGATCTAAAAGATTTTATATTAAGTTTCTTTACTACTTTTACATTTCTTAATAATGGTTCATTATCACTTCCGTATCCAACTACAATTCCTGCTACAATGTACATGTTAATATCTCCGTCAAAATATTGCTCATATAGATTATGTAATGTTACACATGTATGTCTAGTAGGTCTATATGGTAATAGAACTCTATATTGATTATTAAAACATATACATTCATAACATGACACTCCACATTCTCTTCCAATTAATTCTCCCTCATTATTATATATCCCAGAACGTTCATTATTAGGAATTTCTCCGAATCGAATGTATTCTTTCATTATACATCAATACCTTTTTCCTTGAATAAGTTATATAGTTTCTCAGCTAAATAAAAAGCGTCTGGATGAGGTTTTCCAGTAGTTCCTCTATATCTAAGATCTATAAAGTGTTTCCAGTCAGAAATGAACCCTGTCATTACAAGTTCTGTTTTAAGAGCATTAGGTAGTACTTGTCTTGCTTGTTGGGGAGTCCAACCTAAATTTAGTAAATCAAAGTACACCTTCTCTGAAACATCTAAACTATGTAAAAATGAATCTACTTCTTTCCAATTATTATTTCTATTCCAAGCTTTACTATTTACAGACTCTCCAAAAAATTCTTTATTAGCACCAACTCTAAAATTTATACCATCATGGAAATAAGCTTCTCCTTCTGGAATATCTAACCATGTTGGAATTATATAAGTAATCTCATTATTGAATTTATTCTTAGAGAAATTACAATACCTCGTAGATTCTTGGGCAAATGAGTTATTCTGTTCAGAATCGTAGTCTACAATTGGATATACTTCACAATCATCTCCCCTCTGTAAAGTTTTATGTCTAATAAATTCGTTCCATATTCCCCTATCACATGTAAAATGAACACTAATTCTCTTCTCATGAAATTTTGTTGGTTTACATAGATACTTTAAATCATCTGTCCAGTCATGTTCTATAATTACTCTATAATTAGTGCTAATATATAAACTTCCAACTGGTATACCTTCTAAAGTTTGAGCAACTCTACATTCTGAATATGGATTATCTCTGTACTTACTTAAATAAATATGGTAGTTAATATCTTCTCTTGGAATAGTAAGATATACTGTACCCTGTTCTAGCATAGAGTGATGTAGTGATTTAATCATTCTATCTACAAAAGGTTTAGCAGAATCTTCTGTTATTTTATCAGAACTTTTGTAACAAATACGTCCCGCACGTTCAATACTTTTATATACCCCATTTAAATCTTCTTCTTGATCCCATATTTCAACACTTGGCTTAATTAGTCTCATTCATTAAAAATTTAATCATTCCACATTCCAATTCTCTTTCCTTCCTTTTTATCTATATAACAAAACCTAGTTCCATCTTCTAAAGTAATTATATATTTCTCGGCAGCTGCGACTAATTCGGATTCTTTTCTAATTCCAGTAATTCGTCCAGTTCTATACGTATTATTACCAACAGACTTTTCCGAATCTATTTCGATAAAATATACCGCAGTATCTTTATATTTAGAACATTCCTCGCAAGCATGATCAGAATAACCTACAATTTTATTATGGAGTTCTCGTACCTTAGAAGCATCTTCTTCCGTTAATCTAGAGTTCATTATAATATTATCTTCGACAACACTGCCACATATAGGACAAATGTATTTAACTATAGCAGCTTCAAAATTATTCATTGCATTTGTTTATTAAATCTTCAACTTCATCTATTTGTTTTATATAAGTTCGTTCTGCTTTCCTTAATCCGTTCAGTAATCCATATAATTTGTTTCTTCGCTCTATAAGACACTTCATTTGGTATTCATGAATATCTTCTTTATTAAGTACTATATAATGTTTATCTATATATTCAATACTTTTATCAGAATCTACAGGAAATTCAAATGAAAGATATGGGTGCTCTTTAGAAGGGAAGAAATCTTTAATTGCCAAACAATGATGATCATTATAAGGTCTGCAATATTTAACTTTATACTCTTTAATATCTTTATAATCAATAATCCATACTGTATCCCATTCTTTTAAATCTTTAAAAGTTTTCATGATGAATTTTATATTTTACTTTCTAATTCTCGAACATATTTAAGTTGTTCTAAATAATTTTCTTGTTGCTTTTTTAATTTCTTTATTGATGAAATTAATTGTTCTTTCATCTTATTTAATTTGTCTTTTGCCATTATGAATTGATATTTAGCAATATCTTCTTTATTTATTACATAGTAATAATAATAAGTAGATTTTTCAACTTTAAATACAGATTCTGATTCAGGAGCTTCAAATGGAAGATCGCACATTAAAATAGTATAAATCATTCCAGATGGTAATTTATATGTACTACATACTTCTTCTTTAGTAATCTTTTTATTACATATTTTATATAAAAAATCCCCTCCTTTTAAGTCACTAAACATTTTCATTTAATTGTGTCTCTAGACATGTTTTATAATCATTCCATTTATCACATTTCTTTTGATAATACTTTATTTTGCGATTTATTTCTGATAAATGTTTTTTAGTTAGTTGTATTTGTTTCTTTAAGATATCTTCCTTATTTAATACAATAGTATCAACACTAATAAGATGATTGTTTTTAGGATTATATAAATATCCACCTATAAATCCATCTGTAAGGTAAAATCGTATTTCTCCTGTATCAAGAGTATTTATTTGACAAACTTCTGTTACAGTATATCCATTTTTACGTACTATATAAACAACATCACCTTCTTCTAAATTCTCAAATGTTTTCTTCATATTTTACTTATTATCCATCCATGCAACAGTCATTATACTGTATGTAGCGAGATCAATTAATGTGTCTCTAAGCTTCTCATCCTTTACTTCTATAGTACCTTTTTTAATAATAGATGAAAATCTACTTAATTTATCCTGCAATCTAATCTTAGATACTAATAATCCATCCTCATCTAATTGCTTATAAAAAGAATTTCCGTAATCACTATTTTTTATTTCGTACAATTCAAGTATTTCATCAGTTAGTAATTCCATAACCTCTGAATAATTCATAATAAATATATTTAAAATGTTAATACTAATCAATAAAATCTATTTTTCCAACACATGAATGTAAAATACTTCTAGGTTCATCTTCTAATACTATTCTATAATAAAAATCAGTATAATCACATACTATCCCAGCAAAATATCCAATAACATCACCATCGATTTTACATAATTTTCCTATTTTATTATATAACTTTCTTAACCTTGAAGGGATAGTCTTATTCCATTCTGGGATGATATAATCCGGATCTTGTAATTGATATGGGGTTATGTATATATCATTACCTCCATCATAAAAATATTTAATGGAATTGTTATCTCTCTCGCTCCTTTTCTTAACCCACCGATTAAATAATTCCATTCTTTTCTCTATTTGGAAATTATGTACTTTCATTTTATTTATTTAAAGAATTTAATTTAGATTCTATAATATCTACATTAACCATTGATAATCCATCTCCAATACAAATTTTAAGACTTTTATTCCTTTCCTTATTCCACTTTAAAATTGTTTCTAATTGGGCTATAGTAGGAGTAAAATCTTTCTCCATATATAACCATCTTCCACATGAGAATTTAATATATCCATTAGTTTCTAATATTCTATCAGAATTTGTTCCTGATAAATTTAAATATTTAACTAATCTATCAGAGAAATTTATATGATCATAATCTGGACATCCATATAATTCTCCATTTGGAGATAACCAACCACTATTCCATATACATTCAAGAATATCTTCTGGAAAGATATTATCTCCTCTAAGAGTATCTAATTCAGATTGAGCTTTTTTATGCTCCGGGATATATTTTAATCCGTTAGATGAATCTAATTTTAATAATTCTATAGTTCGATAGTCACGTTCTTCTATTAAATAATCTAGAGCATATTTAAAACTAAAGTTTAGTGTGGATAGGTATTCAGAAACAAGGTCCTTGTAAGAAGAAGCTTTATTAGGAGAATCTAAATGTTCGACATAATTAAATACATCAACATTATCTGCTTCCAAAGACTCTTCGTCATAAAGATAATCTTTAACTTTTAGATTTATATTACATTTTATCAAAGTACAAAACTCTTTCCAATTATTCTCTAATTCGTGAATCTCCTCAAAAGTATTTTTTAAAAGAGAGTAATAATGTCTTCTATCCTCATCTGTATCAAGATACAATCCTTTTGAATATCCCATAACCTGAGAAGCTAAATCCCTAAATTTGTATTCAAAAGATTCTTGTATACTATCTCTACTTAAATACATTCTATCTTCCTCATGATCATCTTCTATAGTAAAATTTATACCATCCTCAGTTACAGCTTTCTTTTTACCTTCTAAAATTTCTAGAAGTGTTTCATCATCTATATCTGGAATAGCTTCTCGAATTTTTTGAATTGAATCTATTTTACAATCCTGCCAAAAGTTTCTTAAATAATGTGTAAGCATCTTATTAGATTTTATATAATTTATCAGTATATTCAGTATTTATTGCTATATCAGGCTTTCCTTCGGAATCTTTAAATAGAATATATTTAACACAAAATAATCGTTTTGATTTTATATCTTCTATACATATTCTATATAAAATAGTTTCCTCCGTCTTCTTAATTTCTTCTTGACAAATAAATTTTGCTCCCAATTTTTTATTTATTGGATTATTTTTATCTAGGGAGATTAGACTAATCCAATCTTCCCTAGTAATATCAATATATTTATTCTTCACAATGTACTTCTTTAATATCTATATTAGAGGTTTCGAAAGAAAATATACTTCCTATTTCGTCAATTATATATTCTTTTATCAATTCTTTGGGAATATCAGAAAAAGTTAAATAATTAGTATCATAACAATAATTTATAATATCAAGTAATTCTTCTTCCGAAATAATTTCTTCGGTTGATAAAGTAATTTTAAAATTTCTCATAATTAATCTTTTAATAAATCAGATTCTTCTTCCTCTTCAAATTCTTTTTCGATTTCTTTAAATAACTCATTTCTAATTTCTTTCGGAAGTTCTTCTACTTCTAATAAAGGATCTACATCATCAAACACATCTGATGTATAGGGTTCATCAAAATCAATATAGGTTTCCATTCTAATTTCTATAAAGAGTTCTTTTTATAAATTTTCTATTCCCACTTTCATCTAACGAAGAATAAATACTACAAGTATATAATCCATATACATGAGGTTTCTTTAATATAATATCCAACATATATTCAAAATCAAATATACCTCTTTGTAGTAATTTTAATACTTCTGTAAGTTCTTCGGAAGTTGGTTCTTTTCCTAACTCTTCTGTAATATATATATGAACTAAGTTAGTTGCTTCCTCAGAATTTAAAGATTTGTTATTAATTACTTTATTTATAGTGTTATATAAATCTTTCATTTATTTAAATGATATTTTAATACCTATAGCATTTAGAATCAGAATATTCTCCTATTGAAGATCTTTTTCCATCTCTCCAAAGATAGAAGTCCTTATATACTTCAAATATAGGATTTCCTTCTTCCGAATACATGAAAGTATTATAAAAGACTAGTCCATATGGAATATCTCTATCTCCAAACATATTATATTCCTCACAATCTATTTCTGAACATACTGAATAATATCTAGCTTTATTTATTTCAATGAACCAAGCAATATATGGATTAGAGTCTTTATTTAATCTAATACTATCAAGTGCTAAATAGGATTTAAATTTAATATTTCCTTTTCCTGATATTGTATTTATATATCCTTTATGATTATTAAATAACTCTTCTCTAACATTATTAGATATAATATACTCAGAACCGTTACTTAATACACATCCTAATTTTATATTCTGTGTAGTTCCTAGAGCAATAGGTTGGATTTCTATAGATTGCAAGAAGTAATCTTTATTATTTAAATACTTACATTTATTTTTAATATAAATCACAAGATCGTTAAAATCATAATCTTTGCTCTCTATATCTTCAAATAATATGGTTTGAGCATATTGACTAAATAAGTTATTAGTATCTACAGCAATAGTATCTAATTTAAGACTATCAAATCTATTTAATACATTTGGAATATATATATTTATAGGAGTATTAGTTACCGCTAAAGTATCCTTTCCGAATGTTACTATAGTAGATAAATTTTCTTTCACTGGAACTGTATATAAATCCATAGAAGAAAGTGTTTTAACTAACTCACTTTTATTCTTTTTATATATGTCTCCATTACATTTTGTTAATAAAAATACTAATGATATTAATGTTATAAAAATAAATATTTTCCTCATATTATTTAATACTTTCATATGTTTTTTCAAAAATATCCGGTTTACATGGATAAAATTCTCCATTTACTCCTTTAATAATATAATCTCCAAAAGAAGCTTTCATATCCCCTTCTAAAGTTTGAATACGTATATGTTTATCATTTTTAACAGTTTCTATATCATCGTCAGTTATAAAAACATTATATATAAACTTTAAACATTCTTCTATAGAATAATCATCATTTAAAAGTTGTATAGCTTCTACGATTACAGGCTTCTTTTTATACTTCATAAATTATGATTTAAATATTAGAGATAAAATAAATTATCTCTAATATAATTTATGTTTATTATTTTAAAGTTTTTAAATACTTTTTCTTTATATTTTCTTTTATAGTTAGAATCTTTTCACCACTCTTCCAAGCATGAAAATTTACGCATTCCTGTACAGTTTTATGCTTATGTAAATAATCTAGTATAGCTTCCCACGTAGCCATACTTATTGTATCAGAATCTAAGTCATCATATTTTACCCAATTAAATATCCATACAATATGATATTTTCTAAATAAGCATATTTGAATATAAGGATCCCATTCATGTCTAACTTCATCATATTTCCATTTCCATCCTAACCCTGAGAATCTTATACTTATAATAGGATTATAATAATCTCTTCTAATAGGAAGTCCAAAAAACCATAAATTTTTCTTAATTATAAGATGACATTTAGGTCTTTTAAATATTTTTCTAACTTTCCACCAATAATAAAGAGGATTATTATATTGATTGATAATCTTTATCTTTGACTTTATCGGATTCATAATCTAATGCTTTAGTAAGATAATTTATAGCTTCAAGTTCTCCATAAGTTAGATTAAATATTCTTTCATTTATAGCTATGTCCCATCCCTCTCCATTAGTCCATTCGGTTATTTCTATAAAAGAAGACTTATTTTTTAAGTGATCATACTTTTGAAGATCATCATTGATCGATTTTCTACTGCCAATTTTCATATTCAATTATTATTTAATCCTCTTCATCATAATTATTATATATATCTTCTTCATATCTAATTGTTTTAAATACAGGTTGAGTTGGAATTCCACCTTCTGACATATTAAAATATGTAACAGTACCCATATGTCCAATAATATTAGACATATTCTTTATATAATCCAATTTAGTATTCCTATCTCCTACAGGTTTTGCTTTGAATCTTTTTCCAGATTTAGTCTCCATTACAAAACACATATCCTCTTCGGGTCTTAATCCTCGAATCCATCCAACAATAAGAAATTCTTCATCCTTATAGTCCTTAATCTTTATAGCTGCGCTAGTCTTCTTTCCATATCCATAATATGCGTCTAATCGTTTAATGACTACTCCTTCAAATCCTTCTGCTACATATTTCTTATTTAATTTATCGATTCCTAACCATCCAGAAATTGGAGTTTGTTCTACTAATTTTAAGTGAAACGATTTAGATATAATAGGTTCTAGTTCCTGCATTAATTCCCATCTATCCTCAAATTTCATTTTATCATCAGCGATATCGTATATCCAATATTGTAATTGGATAATATCTTGATATTTTTCAGGAGTAATTTCCTTAGTTCTAGCTAATCCAGAGATCTTTTGTAACGGCCATCCATGTTTATAAATTTCTCCATCTAACATTATATCCGGATACTTTTTAAATATCTCTATCATAGCAGGATCATTAATTAGATGTTCTGCTGCTATGTTGTAGTCTTTACCGCCCCTGGAACTTGTCCTAATCTCTCCATCCCTCTGATAGAAGATACACTTTACTCCATCCAATTTTCTTGAAGCTAAATATTCTTTATCAAAAGCTTTAGTAGCTACTTCCGTATATTTTTTACATCCCATTGGAATAGGAACATTATCGGCATTAGTTTTTATTAACGGAAGTTTTTCATTTATTTCTTCTTCTGATAACTTATCCAAAGGCTTTGTAAATAATTCTTCTACTTTCTTATATCCTTTATCTAAATACTTAGATATAGTAGAATTATATTCTAAATCTCCTTGTTGATGAACAGTTCTTTTAGCTTTACCTTCTGTAATAACTTTCTCAGGCTGTTCAATGAGTTTTCCTTTAAATAATCCAGTTTTTTTAAAGATTCTAAATTCATTAGGTATAGGGAGGTATTTAGCACTAGCATATACTACTCTAATTTTTCCTTTAGAATCTCTAGATATTAATTCATTCTTATACGTTGTTCTCATTAGATAGTAAAAGATTACATATAGTTGTAAAAGATGTTCCATTAGAAAGTTCTTCTAATATCTTTCTTTGAGTTGTTCCTTCCATTTCTACAGAAGTTATTACATCCATCCATTCTGGATATGTTTTTATTGTAAAGGAGTCTTTACTCATTCTAGAAAGATATTTAGCATAGAAATTACCTTTATAATATACTTCAGTTAAAACTCCGTTTACGTCTACTTCTATTTTTACTTTATTATATTCTTCAAAAGGCATTCCATATATAGTCTCATTAATAATTTTACGATAATTACAGAACATTTCCTCAGGAGTACTTTCTAAAGTTCCATCTTTAGTTATACGTATTTCTAAATCTTTGAACTTAATATAGAATCCTTCTAATTTCTGTGATCTAATCTGATTTGTGATATATAAAAGTTCAGTTTGAGTAGTTACAGTAGCGAGTAATTCTCCTTCTGGAGTATAAATCTCTACAGGAATATCCTTTGGAAAATTTAAGTCTATATTATAATCCATTTTAATTTAATAAATAAATGTTATTTTTAGTTCTAGACAATGCTACATATTGTAATTGTCTTAATTCCTCTTCATCTTTACATCTTAAAATATCTTTCATATCTATATAAACATTAGTAATCGAGCTTCCTTGACTTTTATGTGTTGAAATAGCATATCCAGGCTTTAGTGTTGCTGATTTTATTAATCTCCCATCATAATATAAATCAATCGGGGATGCAAAGTATTGTTGTAACTTATAATATTTACTCCACAATGCTCCATATAATCTAGAATTTACTTTCTTGTCTACTTTTAGAGCGGTTAGTCTAGTTGTTTCAAATAAGGATATAAAAGAATTTAATATTTCAGGATCTATATATTTAGATATAATAAATACTTCTATATCATCTTCATATATAAAATCTCTTAAAGTTAATATAAATCCCTTTAATTCTAGAGGAAATATTTGAGATGGAGGTTTAATATAAGGCTTTACATCTTTTATTATATAATCTAGAGAGTTATATATTTTTCCAAAATAATCATCGGACTCAAAGTTATCATATCCAGTTAGAAATCCTCCAATATTATATTCTTCATTATTATTAAATAAAAGTTTATTAAGTACAGTATTATACTCATTTAATCTTTTATTTGTATATGTAAGAATTCTACATAAGTACGGATCTTCTTTACTAATAGCCTTCTTAAAATTCTTTCCAGCTTCGATTATAAAATCTTTTACATTGTTACAGTTATATAAAGATCCATAGTTGGACTTAAACTCTTTAAACCTACCAAAATGTGGAGATGTTCTTAATTCATCTAATAAATATAATAACGGAGCTTCATCTTTCTGTCGGTATATTTTGGTTAATTCTATTTTATTCTTTAAAGAGAATACTTTAGATATTTCTAAATCTTTAACTCCTCGTAGTTGTGCTGAATCACCTAGAAAAACTATCTTTACATTCCTTTTTGATACTAACTCTTTATCTATAAACTCGTATAAATCAGAGGTTATCATACTGCATTCATCTACTATTACTAATCTAGGAATTCTAGCTTTCCGATTATGTTTCAACCCACTTTGAAATTCTAATTCTTTAATATTTAATTGTTCAATTTCTAGATTAGGCTTTAACAACAATAACTGATGTAATGTTAATGTTTCAGTCTTAGTAAGTTTCTCTAGATTAATCCTAGCTTTATGAGTTGGAGCACATACTACATAATCATAACTATGGTTATCTAAATATGCTATTACTTGTGATATAACTGAAGTTTTACCTGTTCCAGCTTTTCCAGACAATAATAATTTATTATTATCAGTGTTGTCTTTGTTACTAATGTTTTTATTATTTATAAACTTAATAATTTTCTTAATTGCAGATAATTGTTCCCAAGATAATTCAAAATCCAGAGTATGGAATCCTTTTATTTCAGATTCCAACTCTTGATCTTCTTTTTCTTGTATTAAAGCACTTCCAAATTCAGAAAATATGTTATTTGCATTCTCCATTAGAACATAATCTCTTCATTTATATGTTTTATAGTATGTATTACTATGCTAGAAATATGATCAAAATCTTCTGACATCACTTCTATATAATTCATTAGATCTTGATCTACATTAAGATCATAGGAGAATACATTCTGTAATGTTTTAAAATTTAAATCTTGTTGGTAACTATATATACATCTAGAAGCTTTCCTAATAAGATCTATATTTTCTATTTCATCGAATAATATTTTACATCCTGATTTATTCGGAGTAGAAAATTCAGTTCCTAATATTTCTAATATAAGCATCATTGTTTTCCAGTTGATCCAAATCCACCAATCCCTCTATTTGTTATATCTAAATCTTCTAAATTATCTACTTCTTCCCATTCACATGTCTCTACCTTTTGAAGAATTAATTGACAAATTCTATCTCCTTCTGAGATATCTACAGGTTTATTCCATGAAGGATTTACTAAAATAGCTCCATAATTCCCTCTATAATCAAAATCTATAATCCCAATTGCATTTCCAAGAATCAATCCATCTTTAAGAGCTACTCCACTACGAATATGTAAAGTAATCATATAACCTTCCGGAATACTTGTATGAATATCTAAAGGAACTAAAACTCTTGACCCTGGCTGCATCGAGATAGATTTAATTTTTTTTGTTTCCGCATCTAAAGTATATACAACAGGACCATATTTAATTAAATCTTTTGGATCAATATTACTAAAGCTAGCCCTTGCGTCCATCCCTGCTGCCCCAGATGTTTTATATTTAGGTAGTTCGTTATTAGATTTATTATATATTTTTACTTTCATTTTTTCTTAGATTTCTTTGATACTGTTATAGTTTTATTTCCTTTTCTTTTTCCATCTCCTTCTTTTAATATTTCAAGTATTTTAAAAGTTTTATTAAACGTAGAAAAGTCTGCCCAATTATTAGTTTTAGGTAAATCAGTATATCTATATTTAATATTAGGTGATGATATATCCAAAATTTCTATATTATAATTACTACTTCCTCCTTCTACAAGTATAATATCTCCAATTTTGAGATCTTCTGCTAACATAGATAAAATATATTTATTCTTTATTATGTTCGTATTCTTTTACTTTAGATATAATAAATTCTTTGGTTAATTTATACAATCTACTTTCTGCATAAGAAAAATATAAATAATTCCCGTCGTCATCTGTTAATTCAAATACTGGAAGTTCTCTAGCAGCATATTTATTTAATATAGCTCTTCCCTTTTTCTTATCCTTAGTATATGATATATCATAATAATTTATATTTAAATTCTCTATATCATTATCAGGAGGAAGAATATCGAAAGGATCGATATCAGATTCCAGACTATTATATATAAAATTTAATATCATGATTTAAAATATTTATATATAATCTTTAACTCACAACCTTTTAGTCCATCTTGATCTATATATTTAAGAGCAGTATCTTTATTATAAATAGCGTTAGTATTATACACTCCAAACTCTTTTGTTATAGGATTGTAATAATTAGATAATTTAGGATTATATATAGCATAAAAAGATTTAATCATTATCGTCAGGATTTGGAATTAATAAAACTGGAAGTACTTCACATTCTTTCAATTCTTTTTTAATTATAACATTTTTAGCTTCATCTTCTGTATTATATAATGGAACTAATCCTCCAGTTCTAAATAGTTCACAGGTATCGTCCCAGTACAATCCGTTGTTTAAATTGTGAATAGTATATTTCATCAAACATCCTCCCCATTTATTACTTGAATATTTTCTATTTCTGGATCTAAACAAGAAGAGTCTATAAGTATTTCTTCATCGTAATCCCAGTATCCGGAACTAAATTTATCTATTGCTTTTTTTTCATTATCTGCATCGATATCTACATAAAATGTAGAATCACAAGATACTGTATAAGTAATTCTATATTTCATATACTTATTATATTTTAGTTATATCACATTGTCCTCCAGAACAAGCCTGAGCTCCTGTTGTATCTGCATCAATTAATACTTTTTTCCATTTAACTGTAGTCCAATCGATAGGAGTATAGTTTCTAGTTATATCACACCAATCATGATATAATTGTACATATTTAAGAGCTTCAATCATAGTACTATAATCTTCTCCGAAATATGTATCTCCGAACTTCTTCATTCTCCGCATTATATCTCTTTTAGTATTTAGATTTTTTATATTAGTAAATGCTGTTTTATCTAAATACTTCTGAATTTCTGCAATTGGAATTTCTATATCAGAATCTAAAATTTCATCTATGAATTCTTCTGTATATCCCAATATGGATAATACTTTAACCCAATTATTATATTGAATTGAATTAGCTTTTACCCATTCAGAATGAGGTTTATTTAAATAAGAGGGATCTTCTGCTACATTAAGTTCTTTAATAAATTCTTTAGCATCTTCAACAGTAGAATATAGTTTCTCCCCTTTATAATTAAATGTATCACAAGCTTTCCACAAATTCCCGAAAGTTTTTTCTGCATCTACGATTAGACCTGAGGCAAATATTACTCCGTCCCCATACATTTCCACTAATTCTTCTGGGATAAATACTTCTGAGTATGGAGGTTGTGTAAAAGTAATGTCTCCAGTTGAAGGAATAAATGATACTCCAGCAATAAAGTTTTTATTATTCCATACCCAATCTTTTACTCTATGCCAATCTTGATTTGGAACTATAACAGTATTAGATACATTATTACATACAGGATTAGTAGGATCTACCATTCCTGGAAGAATCCAGTTGTTATATAGTAATTTAATTACTTCTAATTGTCTAATTCCTAGTAATTCCGATTTGGTTTTAACGTTATCATCCGATTCTATTGCGAACATAATACAATTATCAGTATGATTATTAGACCAAACAGATTCTACTACTGCTTTAGGATTATATTTAGCGTATACTTTACCTGCTTCTTCTTCTTTATTAACCTGAACTCTCCGGATATATCTTTTCGCATGTTGACCATGACATCCGGGAGTGTTTCCAGTTAAGGTACTTATATTTCCATCAGGCTTAATACAAGTAGTCCTAGATGCAGGATTAATTCTTAGTAAGTTAGCTATTTTGCTATTTTGTTCTTTAATAATCTCAGCTCCTTTACGCAGAATATTTTCATTTAATAATATATCAGGATTCATCATAATCCCGCTAATAGATACTCCAATTAATGGATCATTCTTAGCTAATTGCTCTGTTACTTCACCTAAGAAAGGGAAAGAATTATATGTAGCTTGAATTGTTCCAATAGTAGCAGCTGCTTTACATTGTTTATAGAATTTCTCTTCTGTTGTGGATTCTTTACCTGAGATAGAGATCAAATTACAAAACTGTATCCCGGTTTGTTTAGATACTCCATCAGGTTTCTGTATTTCTAGTACGGGTTTAAAACCAATCTCGAAACATGGATTACACCCTATACCAGAATCAGACCTAAAGAAAAACCCAGGTTCTCCATATTCTTTAGTAGATTCAAAGATTTTATTAAATACTTCTTTATTATCATCACTTCTCTCCAAAGCAACAGAAGCATTATATCTTCCACGTTGAGGATTGTCATAAAACCAATTACCTACTTTAGAATTATACATCTCCTCGTCATTAGGAGAGAATAATATAGCTAAAGCAGACCTGCGCACACCACCCGAAAGTACACTGTCTGCACAGTGTGATAATATATCAGCACAGTTAAGTGGAGATAATCTTCTAGTAGTTTTATGAACATTACTAAGTAAAGAATCTATTTTATTTAAAGCATTTCTTAAACCATCAGGACCTGGAGCTATAAATCCGCCTGATATTAAACTTCCACTAGGTCTAATTTTAGAATAATCAAACTTAGGATAAGTTACGTTAGAATTAAAATAATATTGAACTAATCTACCAATAGCTAAACTCCAACTTTCAATACTGTCCCCGATTACATATTCTTCAACCGAGCTATTAAGTCTTTCGGGCATCATGGGAAGAATATTTACGTGTCTATATTCAACAGAACACCCCACTCCACAACCACATAACAGTAAATACTCAATTTGCTCAAATCTTTCTAAACTATCTATATACGTATATGAACAATTGAAGATTTTTTCATTCTTTCTTAAAATAGGATCGCCTCCGAATTGCAAAGCTCTCTGAGATCCATAAACATTTTTATTTTTATACTCCTCAAAGGCTTCTAATAAATCATTATTAAATTCTGCATTATTTAATACTTCTGGATATTTATCTTTAAGATGTTTTAAATGCATCTGTAATATTCTATCTACAGATTCCTCAAAGGTCTCTTTCCTTTTCAGATTAGAATTATATCTAGCATATTTAGATTGAAAAATAAATTCTCCTAAAGCATTAGATTGATCATTGTACATATTAAATTTCAAATAAATTATTTAAAAGTAAATTCTTTTCAAAAGGATTGACAACATCTTTATCATCCCTTAATAATTCAGTAAATGCGTTATATGCGGTAAATAACGAAACTTCCTCATCTTCCGGAATATAATACTCTGAGTCGGGATTTAAAACTAAATTTTTATATGCAGATATTGCAGTAGTTGGGGATAATTTAGCTTTTCCGAAATCACTTTTATACTCAGATTTAATACAAAAATCTACCCATTTGCCCAGAGTATTAGTCATATCTACTTTATCTCTAGATATAAATGTATTCTTTAATTTTTTAATCTTAACTCCTAAATCATCTGTTAAATTCATTAGGTTTTTAATGGGAGAAATATCATACATCTTTTGTGGCTCTAATACTTGTGTATTTAAATATGTAGCATTAAACACACAAAGATTTAAACACGCCATATTAATCCCTCCCCTAAAAATTTTTACTACTGGGACTTTACAATCTAATCCATAAATTAAAGATATTACTTGCTGATGATCTTCATACTCCCAATAGTTTTTAGGTAAAACTGCTTGAATATAAACCCTATTATACATTACATCTTTCTCTTCACCAATACTAATCTGTTTTGGCTCTTTTACTTTACATATAAATTCATCTGTAAATTTACTCATTGATTGAAGAAAGGGATCTATATAATCCTTAGTAGAATAGAATTCTTTCTTTCCTATTTGCGTTGCTTTTCCTTTTAATAATTGTTCTAAAGTTACTTCCATGTATTAATATCCAAATATATAATAGTAATTATTAAAAATTGCATAATTAAAATTATCTTCTATATAAGTACGTGCATCTATATATTCATCTATTTGAGGATCTATAGTAATACCTAATGTATCTATCATAAAATCTATCCATTCTCCATTTCTTATCTTTCCCATATAATTATCTAAAGCATATTGATAATCCTCAAGACTAGTAATAATAGAATTAATATATGCTAAGATGATTATAAATATATTTTCTTCGTAATAATAATATGGAATTGTAGCTATTAAAAATAGTTCGTTAATACTCCAATCTTTAGTTTTTAACAGATTAGATAAATTAGGATTTGTATTATTAGGATTTATGGTAATAATATAATTAGAGTATTTTAAGTCCTTTGCAACAAATCGTATTGAATTTGTTGTTTTATCACTATCTATACATTTCCAGAGTAAGGAGTAGAAAGAAGGATTTGATTCTAACCAGTTATAATCTATTTCAATTGTATCTGATTTCTTTGTATCACATAAATAAACAAAGCCCATGTTTATATAAAATTTTATTTAAGTATATAATAAATATCCTTATTTAAATAATTCGATTTATGTAGATACATATTTATTGTTTTGAATTAAATAAATAAATTTTATCTTCAAACTCAATTGTATGTAAATCATCTAATATAGTGTCTATATCTATATAAGTTAGTAGTTCTGAATTGTTTATACGTTCTCCAAATATAATTTGTATTAAATCCTTTTTGGCATTTATAGTTTTATAGTTTTCTATATTTCCTATATACTTCCTAATAGCTTTTGGATAATCTTCACATATATCTTTTATATATCCTTCACTATAATATAAGATAGAAATAAATAACTCAAACTCACTAATTTTATGAGATACTTTGATAAAATCTACAATATCTTTAAATAACCAATAAGTATTACTTAGATAATCTATTAATTTTTGAGAACATATATCAAATATATTTATAGCGAAATCAAAATTCTCTAAATAATAAGTAACATTATCTATTGCAGAATTATCTTCATCAGGATTAATAAGGGCGGTCAAATTTATATTATTCTTATTACAAAATTCATAAACATCCTGAGAATTACTTAAATAGATTATAGGAGTTTTAGAAGTATCTTTAATTGAATATACAAAAGCATTCATACTTAATTAGTTTTATGATATAAATACCAACAATCATCAAACTCTACAATATTGAATTTGTCACATAAAAATTTAAAAGAATCAATATAATTACATAAATCGGTTGCAGAAAGATTTATATCATAATAATCTTTTATAATAGAATCAAACTCATGATATGGACACTTTTTAAAATAAGTACTTAAAGCAATTGTATACTCATTAACTATATCATTTGAATAACCTTCAGAATAGTATAAAAAAGAAATTAATATTCCTTCATCACATAGACCTTTTTCAGAAAGTTCGATAATATTTATAATATCTTCAACTCTAAAGACAATTTCTTTAAGACATTGACATAATTTTGGATCTTCAATATTATATAAGTGTATACTGTAATCACTACCTTCTATATCATAAGTAATCCAACTTTCACAAGAATCATATACGAAAAGTTCATCATCTGATATTATATTATTCCTCTTACAGAAATTAATAAATTCTTGAATATTATTAAACTCGGTAGAATTTTTATTTCCTCTTATATTAAATTTTATCATATAAAAATATATAGTTTGTATTATTAAAGCTAATAGTGGTATACTGTTCCAAAAAGAACTTTTTAAAGTCTATATATCTAGAAAATAATGGTGTTGCTCTTATCATATCTCCATATATACTAAGATATAAATCTATATAATCTTCATCATCTTCTATTTTACATGAAAAAGATTCAAGTGCATATTCAAAATTTTCTAAATTAGTATAATTATGAAAATAATATAAACAACAGAGAAATAATTCATAATCGTCTAACTTTTCTGATTCTTCAACTATACAAATAATTTCATCAAGAGTCATTTCCTTTTCTATAAACATCTTAAGTAAATCCTCATTAAGATTTAAAAGAATAAAATAATTAGATTGTTCATTTGATTTTGGAATAAAAGAAAGTGTATATTTTAATCCAATAGAACTATCACAACTTAATGGTAAAGAAGTGTCATATTTTTGTTCTTGACAATACTTATAAATACTCTTTTTATCTCTTAGGGGAATTATCACTTTAGCATTCCCTCCTACGAACGTTCCACTTATCATATCATTCTTTAATTACTCCAGTTGTTACATGGTCATTAAATACTTCCATAAAACCTACTCCCCATTTAGTCTTCCCAAAATTAGCAGCTATATAATTAGAAGATCCATATAAACTTGGAACAGAAATATATTGAAACCTTCTGGATTCTGTTATAGCATATTGATGTAAATCTCCTTTTACTACATAGAGATTGTCTTTAAATTTTAATCCAGAATCATAAATATAATCATTTACCCAATTTATTGTTCTATCATTCAATGTAAGAGGCATTCCTTTAAATTGAGTATCTGAATCTTTTCCATGTAAGAAAATAATACTATTGTTTCCGATATCAAATTTATCGATTGGAAGATCAGAAATGTGGGATTCTATATTCAGTTCTTTAAGTTTAGCAGAAAGAACAACGTTATTTAGCCATCCCCAGTCACCGTCATGGTTTGAATCTCCAATACAAATATATTTAATATGAGAATTTTCTACATAATCAAGTAATTTATTAAAGAACTCTAACATAACATCTAAATACATCTTAGATTGTTCTTTTGGAGTAATAGTAGTAGGTAATTCATGACCTCTAACAGTTTCACCTTTATAAGAATCTACACTATCTCCTAAATTACAGATAATTAAATTATCAAATAATTTATTAATAATAAAATTATATACTTTATCTAATCTCCTACTAATTTCTTCTTTATTATAATCTTCCAATTGTATAAATCCATATTTAGGATTATAAGCTCCAATATGCATATCAGATAAGAATATAACTAACGTATTAGTATATTCATTAGCATCGGAATATAAAGGCGTTATAGGAGTATTATATTTAACAGGAATTCTAAGTAAATCCTTAACGAATGTTTCTTTATCCCTATACTTGTTAAGTTCCTTAGTTAATTCTAAGATATATTTATTCTTATCTTGTATCTCATCTCTATCAGCGTTCTTAGAAGCAGAATGTAATTTTAAATCTAATAACATCCTTTCTAATTCCTCTTTACTCTTACTTTCTGCAATATGCGGAGCAAATGGGTAACAATCTTTAGTAATCTGAAATGCTCTTAAAATCTTCTTTAATTGAATCAAATCATATTGTGGGAATTTCTCAGACAATTTCCTAGCTGATAAATTATATCCTCTATTAGAATATCCAACATAAATATCCTGCATTTCAGATAATGTGAGAGTACCTTCAAAAGATTCTTTATCTCTAATAAGGATTCTAAATTCATAATGTATTACTTTACCTTCTTCATCTCTTACAGATGAACCAACAATTCTACTTTCGAAAGATTCATCAGTAGTAGCATCATATACAATTTTTCTATCCTTAACTTTATTTAATTGTTTCTGAGGAGTCTTCTTCACTCCAGAGTTTTGACAAAGTATTTTATATGTGAATCTAAATGTATCTAAATCAAATTGTGGTGGAGTTAAATCCTGATAGTTTTTATATAATCTATTATATAACTTTTCTTGAATATTATCGAATTTATATTCACTTTCTACATCATCAAATGTAAAAATATCGTTATTTACTCTACTTGAGATGGATTCTAAGATCGATTTAGATAATTCTAGTTTCATATTTAATCACGGCTTTAAGTAGCAACACTGTTAAAATTATTACTGTTATGTTTTTAAAAATAAAGGGTGTAATAAATTAATATTACACCCTTCTGATTGATTATATATTTATATAAATATTTTATTATATTTAAGATTATTCTTTAACTAATCCAAATACATAAAATTCTCCTTGTTTAGTAGTAATTGACGGAGTATAAACACCTGCACACAAGATTTCTCCGTTCTTAGAAGCTTCATCCTCAACAACTTCTTTAGTCTTTCTTACTACATAATTACGTTTATTTTGAGCAATCAATTCACGCATTTTACGTTCGGCATCAGCCTTATTAACAGCAGATTGATCTACAGGCATACCAATTGATTCAATTGATTTAAATTTACCTTCTTTATCTAAGTTAAATTCTGCTTCACAAACATTATATACGGTTTCCCATTTAGTCTTACCTTCTTTCTTGAAGTTTACAATTTTATAAGGTTTCGTACGAGTATCAGCTACAGGAGAAGTTTTCTGAATATAAGCACCAGCTCCAGTAATCATATGTTTGTTGCTGATGAAGTTCTCAGCGAATGCTCGGAAATCATCTGAACCAAAAGTAGGTTCTCCAGCAGCACGCCATTTTGCAGTTGCATTTTGATTAATTTCTAACGGAAGTTCACACATTGCTTCTTCTTTACTAAATCCTTTTACATTGGTCATAAACAATTTTGCCATAATTCTAAAAATTTTATAGGTTAATAAATATTTAAGTTGTTATATTTTCCCTCAATTTGATAGTACAAAGATAAGGGGATTTTTAATGTTATCAAAATAGTAATCACTAAAAATTTATTAATAATTTCTAGTGAGGTATTGTTTTTATCTAAAGTAGTGATACTCCTATATTAAAATGGAAGTAATTTATCTAATACATTATTTATCTTAGATTTACATTCCTCAAGATTCTTTGCTCCACATAGATTTACTTTTTTACAATCTGTGATAGCTTTACATAAAGGTAAAAAATTCTCCATCCACGAATCATCATAGGTAGATATAGTATCCTTTAAAAATGCTTTAGTAAACTTCTCTATAGAAACATCCGGATGCTTCTCAGCATATTTTCTATATACAGCAATAAGTATAGATATTAAAGCTGTAACAGCATCTAAAGAGTCTACAGCTAGAGAACCAATACATAAAACCTTTTTAAAAAATCTTTCTTTTTCTTCTTGAGTTAAGTTATTAAACTGATTAACTAAATCTTGCACTATTTGTTCTGATATTAAAACATCATCTCTATATGGAATCATGATAATATTTTTTCTTTATTATATTCAGCATAAGCTGCGTAAGATAATAAGGTCTTAAATTCTTTTAATCCTTTAACAAACCATTTATTTGGGATTCTAAATACTACTGTAGAATAATTAGGAATAGTTTGTACTGATATGATATTTAAATATGATTTAGATACTACATAATTCTCAGAATTTAAATAAGATAATAACATCCAGTAATACATACCTAATTGGCGATAATAATGATAATGTTGGAAGGACCCTTCAACAAATTCTCCAGTCTCATTAATAGTTGATCCTGGGAACATATACCACATTTTACCAGTAGTTTTTAAATCATTTAAATTAAGAACACCTTCATCTATATTTAAATTCCAATTATCTATTTTAGCTTTTAGTTTCAAAGGAATTTCAACAATGGGCGCATCTGGATTAGTTATACTATTTGGAAAAGATACTAAAATTTCCATTATAATAGTATCCTCATTCCTATTTAAATATTGATCTAATGAAAATTCATCTGGAAGAAGTAAATTCATTGCATCTATATTCCCTCTAATAGAATCTACGCACTTTATACAGGTTTCTCTAGTCCTTTTATCTAGGATAATTTGTTCTTTTCCATAAGGAACATCTTTATTAGCTCTAAGAAAAAGGTAGTATTCTAATCCAGAGGAAATCAATTTAGAGATTTTATTTCCATTTAATTGTCCCACGTAATAAGACACATCCTCAGATGCTTGTTCTATAGATTTGGATATACTATACCCTTTACATCTATATTTAAATATAGATTCTACTATCTTACCAGCTTTGGCAGAAGGTTTTGTATAATCATTTAACTCAAACTCCTCTGGCTGCAAGATTAATTCATGTATGGAAGTCATTTTTGTTATCCTTTAGGCTTTTTATCCTAAAGTTCTATAACTTCTTATTTAGTTATAGATCAGCGTACATTTTCACCCTTAGGGTGCAGGACACTCTTGGAGAGATTATATTTGTTCACTCTCTACGCGTTACGATGATTCAGAGCCTTTCGTAATCTCTGAATTTATCACGGGATTGGCATCACAGCTTTCCCCGTTATTGCCCTGTGATAATCTATTACATTCCTGTAATGACGGCACTAAAAAACTTTTTATCATTTCTTCTACTTCACTATCATTTTTATTATATGGTAATTCTAGCAAACAATAATTATTTTCTTTACATAAGGTTCTTAATTCCTCATCTCTTACACATTGTTTAATAAAACTTTCTTCTCCGCCAAAATGGACTATTGGGAAATAATGTTGTCTTCCATTATACTCAATTATAAATATTTTATTGTTCAATTCTAGATAAAAATCAACCTTGAATAGTCTGTGATTATTTCTTATCACCTTTTGTCTAACAAAAGGTATGCTCAAACTTTGCAATATCTTGTTCACGAACGCTTCTCCGTGTGATTCTTTACAGAATGGACATCCACATTTAAAATCTATATGTACAGAAGGAAGTTGCTCAAAATATCCATGTTTGGGACAAATAATAGTTACTCGATCTTTCCATTGGGAAAACTCTGTTTTACTATAATCATATTTGTCACCATGTATTTCTTTTGCATGTTGTATAAATTCTTCTGTGGTCCAGTTTTTTCTGAAAGCACATTTAGGACATTCTTGTCCAGATAAGTGTTTATTAGGGGATTGCCAAAATTCTCCGTGAGTAGGGCATATTATACATAATTTAGTATTAAAATTAATATACTCTGCTTTTGAATAATCATACTTATTCCTATGAATAATAGATGCTCTAGATACAAACTCATCTTTCGTTAATTTTCTGAGTTCGTTATTCCTTTTAGAAGAACAATGCTTACATCCAAATCTTAGGATATTAGAGCTAGTAGTCTCTCTAACATTCCCGCAATCTTTACACTTGACCTTTACATGCTGCTGATCTTGAAAGTCTACAAGTTCGTATTTATCCTTATCTAGTTTATCTAAAAAATTTTTTAAAGAAAGTTCTTTACGTGCTTTGTTTACTTGGCACTTGGGACATCCATGTTTAGATGCTTTTACAGACCTAGTAACAGCTTCCCATTCATGCCCACAGAGATTACACCTATGTAATATTTTATTATTTGCTCCAGTATATTCTCCAATTATATCTATAAAAGAAAAAACTTCGTGAAGTTCTCTTTCTATTTCTAACGTTGATTTTATTTTTGTTACATTTTTCATTGATGTCATGTTTTAATTTAACATGACAAGTATAACATTTTAAAATCAAAGAAACAAGTAAATAGAAATTTATTTATAAAAAATTATTTTATATTTTGCACCTATGTCCATACTTCTTGTAGAGAATTGTTTTAGTCCTTCAAGATAGGTTTTAAAAGACCCTTCCTCATCCGGATTAATAAGTTTAAGCTTGGAGTTAGATATATATCCAGAATAAGCCTTAGAGAAATAAATATCATCTGTTATATCTAGAGTGTTTATTGATACTATTTTTATCTTAAATTTAGATAATACTTCCTTAGATATCAGTTCTTCTTTTTTGCGGTACTCCATTTATAGTTTCATATATAATAATGTTTGGAATAATTCTTCTCAAACCAAAGATAAATTCTCTCCCACATTGAAAATTTTCAATTGTATAATATTCTATAGATAGGTTAAATCCAAAATCAGTAGTTAAGACATGAAAGCTTATAGAATCTAGTATATTTTCATTCCCCAATAAATCTTTAAGTATTTCATTAAGGATAGATTCATATATATCTCCTAAAGCACTGTCTGTAGAATTTTTAATAGCATTTATAATATAATACTCTGGTACAAATAATTCTTCTTTATAATTCTTATAGAGATGGTTTATAAGTTTTAAAAATACCTCTGTCTCATCAGAAGTACTACATGCATTAAGACATTTTAAAATAGTAGTATCTAAATAGGTTTTATAATTGTCAATATTCATTTTCTGTAATTAAATCGATATAATCAAAATACTCTGGAAGTATTTCTTCTAGAGCTTTTATTATTTCATCTCTAGATTCTTTATTTAAAGTGATGATAACAATATTTTGAAGAATTTCTGGAGTTATTATTATATCTTTAAACTTTCTATTATTTTCTCCGAAGTAAACATCTAAATATTCAAAGATAATATTCCTGAATAAATTTCTATCAAATAAATCCATTATATCTACTACATCAGTAGGATGTGTATAGTATGTTATTGTGGATTGATTTAATCCATATGCAATATTTAAATAATTCTGCTCCTTAAATTTATGATTAGTTTTATTTATAGATAGTAATAACCATCCATAGTGACAATTATAGTAAGCTAATTGTTTGTATAGTTTATCAACTTCTACTTGTTCAAGTTTCGAAACTTCCATAAGATTAAATTATAGTATTTAATATTTATTATATTCTTCGTATTTATTATATATATCCCCATAATTTAGAGAATTAATTCTAAGAGGAGTATTATAATGTTTATTTTCTGGAGTGGTTAATAATAATGTAAATATTCCTGATTTATTACATTCTGTAAAATTAGTTATAGAATCTTCAATAAATACATCACATTTCCCTTTAATTAATCTAGATTTATTTCCAGAGTAACATACCATTTGATAGATAGGCTTATTGGGAAGATTATTTTTAATTATCCATTCTTTAGTATATGATTTAGAATTAATTCTTTTAGTGCAATAAGCAACTATCGGAAAGTCAATATCCCGTAATTTAGGAACTGTTGTCCAAAATTTCTTATTATTTCTTAGATTATATACATTTTTAAGTATTGTATACTCTTGTAATCTAGAAGGATATGTATCTATGTTAAACCATTTTTTATAGTGTCCCATGAAATCAGCAACTACTCCATCTATATCACATATAATTTTTAAATCTTTCATAAATTATTTAAATCTTTTATATATTATTTATTTTCTCTTTTTGCTTTAAGAAACTGTTTTAAAGATTCAGTGTATATTTGTATTAAATTAAGGTGATATAATTCCGCAGTATCAAAACCGCCGACACTATATTTATCTTTATAGTTATAGATACTATGTAATGTGGCTTCTATATCTGCTATACATTCTTCTAATTCTATTTTTTGTACTTTATCCATTTAAATATAACCTTTTCGTATTTTCTATTAAGTCGAAAGTTTTTAAACTTCCATATTTAGAATAAAAATCTGATATATCTTTAGCCTTATATCTCCTTGGAATATATATAGGAAGTATATCAGAAAATTTCTTTCTAATTTTATTCATATTACTAATCCCAGCTAAATCAGAATCATAAAACAAGAATATTTTCTTAAATCTTTCTTTTAATTTAGAATATAAAACATCACTCACAAACTGATTTTCTGAATTAGGTGCAATTGCGGGTATTCCAAGTTCATATAAACACATAACATCTTTAAGGGATTTAGTTATTACTAAATATTCTCCATTCTTCGGCATGTTATGAATACCTTGAATTATACTTTTCTTATAATTAGTTATGAAGCGATATTTTTTATTCATCGGGTAGTAAATTTTCCACAATTGCTTCTCTTTATCCTTAGTGGGATAGTAATACCCAAACTGAAACTTTTTAGAGGTGCTAAATGAGAATATTTCATTATTTAAATACACTAGTTCTAGGGAGAACACAAAGAATTTTTTTAAAGTATTTAGACTTATTCCAAATTTTCCCCACCATTTTAATTCCTCTTCCGTAAAATCCTTAACTTTAACTTTAATAATAGATCCCTCTGTTTTTTCAAATTTCGAATTAGTATATTCTTTTATACAAGATTTATTAACTGGAAAGTTAATATTTTTTCTTATCCCAAAGTCATTAGCGATAATTGCTAACGCTTTAGAATAAGAAACATTATATTTATACTTAACTACCTCAATAAAATTTCCATAAAAATCGCCCCTAAAATCTTTAAATACCAATCTTCCTGCACTATCTCTAAAAAATGCACATGTAGGAGTATTATCTTTTCTAAGTGGGGATTTAAATAATCCTTTTTTAACTGGAATTCCCAAATAATGTTCCATATAAGTTTCTTCTGAATTATATCTAAGTAATAATTCTTGAGTTAACTTCTCAGAGAACACGGAATCGTAATCAGCCATTAAAGGACTAGAAACATCTACTTTACTGAGGTTAACTCCCATTACAGAGTCATATTTTCAAAATCTTCCATATTAATATCCGAAATTTCCTCCGGATTAGAAGAAATTAATTCTTCTGTGGAAGTAGCAGTTCCAGAAGCAGCTTCTTCTCTAGCTTTAATCTTCTTGATTTCAGAAGCAGTAAATGCAATATCTCTATCTTGTTGTTTCAAAATTTCTACATTGCCGATAAAGTTATTGTTTACATACGCATTTCCTTCTTTATCTACTGCTGCAAAGAAAGGAAGACTGGCAAATCCTGAGCTATTCTTAATTAATTTAAGTTTACACCATACAGGAGTCTTTTGTTTAATAACAGCTTGGAGAATTGCAACCATCGAATCCCGGAATTGTTTCCAGCTCTTCATTTCAAGTTTTACTTCTCCTTTAATTAGTTTTTCATTATATTTAGGTGCGAAGTGTTCAATATAACACCGGAACTTTAATACTGCGGAATCATACATAGACGCAGAAGTTCCCCATCCGAATGTTTTTCTTTCAATAGAGTCTTGTGTTAATTCAAAGGTTCTATCTTCAAAAGTTGCTCCATTTTCATCCTCAAATACTACGTTGATAGTATCTACTTCCCTTCCATCTTTTAATTTTTGTCTATCAGCTTTCGCTTCTTTTAATTTAACAATATGAATTTTATCACCTTGTAAATAACTTCCTTTAGCTAATGTGTGTTCTCCTGCGTTGTTAAAATCTGCTCCAAAATTTAGTGCCATAATGTTTAAATAAATTAATTAGTTAAATTAAAAAGTGTTTCATCATCTAGATTTATTTCTTCTAATCCCTCTAAATCTAAGTTTTTAAGATCTGTTGGAATTTCATAATCTTCCTCATCTTCCAAAGTAACTTCAAAAGGAATTTTTAATTCCCTTGTATAAGTTTTCTTTGTATCATCTTCTGATTCGTTAGAATCAAAAGTTACAATATCTTTATTAGATTTAATAACTTTATCATCTGCTTTAACTTCTTTATCTCCAATTAATTTACATGTTTTAGAATTTTCGGAAGTTTCCTCGAATCTAAATTTTGTACCATAGATTAATAACTGTTCTCTCTGTTTTCCTCTATAAGAAAGAGTAAGACTTTTAGTTAATTTATTTCCAGATTCTGGATCCGCAAAAACTTCTGATTTAGCAATTACTGGAAAGTAAATACCATTCTCTTCTTTAAAAGAGACTAGTAATCTATCTCCTGGTTCAGCATTAATTATATCTAATAACTTCTGAGTTAATACTAGTTTATTATCTTCCAGAACTATTGTATCCTGATCTTTTTTAGATTTAGATCTTTTAGGAGTTACTACAGCAATAGTTTTAGAAGCTGCTTCTTCAAAAGAGTCGGATGGTTTATTAATCCTAACTCCAGTAACTTTTAAATTATCCGATAGAGTAACTATAAGATTAAGTTCTATTTCCATTTTATAATTCTATATTTGAAAGTTTATCTACTTCAGATTCCTCTTCAGATATGTTAGAATTTTCAGATTGATCTTCTTCGTTAAATTCTTTTTCATCTAAAACATCTGTAACATTAATCTGGGGAGTAGTAACTATATCTTCTCCACTATAAGGTTCGGAAGAATAAATACGATCCCAATGAGGTATTAATTCCCCATCTCGATTCTCGATTAATACAAACTTCTTACCATCTAATCTAGGAACTCTACATTTACATTCTGCTGCAAGCTGTTTTATATCAAAAGTAATAATAGTATTATCATTTATATCCCTATATAAATATCCAGCTCCATCATATCTAGATGCAATAATATCAGATAATTTTCCAGCTAAATCAATATCTTTTATAGTTAATTCATTTTCATTTATTTTCGCATCTTTTGAATGACATACTAGAATAATTCTTTTACATACTTGTTGTAATAATCCGATTACTGCTAAATATGAATCTCTCATATACTTTTGGCCTAACCCAAAAGGTAAACTATATACATCAGTTACTTTTAATTGTTCTGGATTCTTTTCTGGATTATATGCATTAGATTTCTTCCACAAACTTAAGGCGTATGGTTGTAGAATTTCCTCTAAAGAAGTTAAAGTATCTAGAGTTATATATTTATAAGGACATCCTGCTGCCTTAACTTGTTTACATACTTCTAATATATCTTTAACTGAAGAAACATCTACTTTTAATGCTTCAATATACGCTGTTCCCTTTTCTGTATCTAGTATTAGATTATTATCTAATAAACTTAGAGCCGTAGATTTCCCGGATTTTGGCTTCGAGAATATAACTAATACCCTAGGTTCAGTTTCTGTTGGTTGTATTTTACTTGTTGGTAATACTATAGCCATTTATACATTAAAATTAAATTCAAGTACTTCATCTTCTTCATCTTCTTTAATAACTCTATCTAACTCTTCTTTTTTCTTTTGTTGATTATCAAATTCTTCGAATAAATAATCCATTCTCAGAACTCTATCGTAATCAAATCTCTTTCCATCTTCGGGAGGATCTAATTCTTTAAAATATCCTATACTTCCTTGGAAAATACAACCCTCAACAACATCAGACTGTCCAAATCTTCCTTTGAGCAATTGAATTAGCCTAAATTGGTCACGTAGTTTCTTAATATCGAACCCTTCACACTTAGCCTTCTTCTCTCTGAATGGATGATAGACACCAATAACAATTTCTGATGCTTGTGTCATGTCCGCAGTATCCTGAGCATCTTGTAATTCGAGATAATTATGTTCGGAATTTCTTCTATCCATAGATTTAAATTGTCTATTAGCTTGTTGAACAGCGCATATTGTCATATCACACAGATTACGGTAATAAATAAAATGTTTAGCTGTTTCATCTATTTCATGCTTAATTCCGGAACCATTATTCTTTAATAACTTACAATGGTCTAATACTGCTATTAAATATTGATTTCTATCATTCTTTATATACCTCTCACCATTATCGTCTGTTTCAAACTTCCCAAAATATCCAGCCCATGCTCTGAGGATATTATATACTCCAGTGGAATTTAAAGGAGTATCGTAGATGGTTAATTTATCATCTACTTTAGTTAACCAATCCCTAGCATCGTAGATATATTTAAGTTTATCGTCTGAAACAGGTTTATCTAATGAGAATATTTCAGAATAACTAATATCAATATGATATTTATCAAGGATATAAAGAGAGAGAAGTTTAGCGAGAAGTACTTCTTTTGACATTTCAAAGCTTAATGCGAGAATATTTACAGGTATCTCTGGATGTTCTAAGGAATAAACTAAAGGTTTATAGATATACATGAATATGGCCACAGAACTCTTACCTGCCAATTATATTACGTATATATCGTTTCCATATATACTCTTACACTTTCGTGTAAGATTAGACTATTTCATTATAATATTAAAATATTATACCATCCGCTTCGAGCTACTTAGCCCTACTCTCTTTCGAGATAGTCGTTGAACTTTCTCCATAGATTACATCCTTAGGAGCTTAGCTGCTAATTATCACATAATTTAGTATTTTTAACATTCACATTTAGAATTTCTTCTGATGTTTTAGTTACTAAATCTTCGCGAGTTCCTAGCAATTCAAATGGTTTTCTATTTATTTGTATTAAATAGGGGCACTTAATTTACCCGAATCGGCAATAACTGTACTCATAAACCTTCTTTGTATACCATATATATACTTATCCAATTTAGGAAATCCGGATGGTATACCCATATTATTCCCTTTCTTCCCTTCTTCTACTTTTTGATAAAAAGAATCAATTAAATTCATATAAGAGTATTTATATCCACCGATCCCATACCCTTATCCCTAGCCTCTTTTAAAGCAATCCATGATTGGTTAATAACGAATGTAGAAATCCCCATTTTTATCATATCATTTTCTTTTCCCCATTGTAGCAGGTCAATTATTTCTCTATGTAATGTTGGATTCCATTTGATAGTCTTTCCGTAAAAGAAAAAGAAATCTTCCATAGATCCGAAATGATTTCCAGTCGTTATACTACGAGCATTTACAGGAGAATTATTAATGTATATAAAACTTGGGTATTCTAGGAACAATTCCTTCCCTAATTCCCCAGAATGTTTTAAATAAGACTTAATAAAATTAGCAGTGAATGGAATATCTAATGGATATGTTTTCTTATCTTCACCTTTTACATAATTAAACTGTAAATCATCTATCTCAAAATGATCTCCTTTTTTAATATTCATCTTTTTTAATACTCCTTTAGATTGGAGAGATTCAATTATATCATATTTAAATCCACCTATAATTTTACTATATCGTTCTAAAGGATCTATCCTTCCCTCAGGATATTGAGCGAGAAATAATAATTGTATAATCCACCATTCCTCGGCTGATAGATTATATTGTGTCATTAGATCTAATTCACGATCTAATGAGATTGAGATTTTTTCCATTAATGTTTGTTTATATTGTTATACAATATAACACAAACAAGCACGGTTAATTCTAGTTTATTAGATGTTACGTGAATGGAATAGTGTTAGTTTAATTCTTCTATAAGATCTATATATTGTTCTCCAATTGCGTTTGGTTCTATATCAACTATATTAGCAAGCTCAACTAAATCATAAGCATTATAAAAGTTACCAATATCTTCAATTATATTTGTAGCATTTCTATTTATATAGCCCTTATTTATGAAACATTTAATTTCTTCTTCGGACTCTGCATACACAGTAGTTGAGACTTTTACATCACAAGGAATGGTTAACGATATATCGTAATATGGCATAAATCAATCTGAAATTTCTGTTATAGATTCAAGATCCTCGTATATAACTGGTTCATCATAGTATATATCTACGGTAGTAGATACCTCTATAAGATCTTCTATATTATCATAATACGCAATATCTCCATACCCTTCTGGTTCAGGATCTCTATCTATATAACTATTACGTTCAAAGAATTCTATAATTTCTTCTTTAGGTTTAGCATATACCTCAACTTCTGCAAGTTTTGTACAATTCATTAATATTCTGTAGTATGGCATAATTTTTAAATTTTACAATCCTTACATCGAGTACGTATCCATCCATTTTTAGAATATGTAACTACATCTATAGGAGAACCACATACTTCACATATTTTCTTAGATAATTCTTCTGCCTTTCTAACTTTTTTCTTAATATCTTCTGGAGCATTATCTAAGTAAATACATAATTCTCCAAATTTCTCTTTTATCTGAAAAATTTCTATTTGTTGTGATTTATCCGGATGAGTCTTATTATATTCTTCTATATCAAATATAATAGGATAAACTAATCCATACCATCCAGGACCATGTTCACAACCAAACTCATCATACGGAGTGTTATATTCTTTCATGTTAAATATTTAATAATTATAAATCATTTCCGGACCTTCGATTCTTTCTTCTAAGATTTCTTTTCCTTCTAAGACTCTTTGTAGCATTTTCTCAGTGATTGTTATATAATCATTATCTAAAGTACTTAATTTGTACCAAGCTTCTTCCATAGTATTCTTTATAACAAATGTAAAAATCTTACCTTCTTCTTTTATTAATTTTAATCTATTCTCTTTTAATATATTAGATGAATTATTACATGTAATAATTTCCACATCAAATTGCGACTTTATTTCATGAGAAATATCATTTACAGCAGATACTAATATCGGACTTGGGAAATTTATATGCTTCAATGCTTCGAACTTCTGTTTATCTGATAGTTTACTATTGTATTGAATATCTCCATACTTATAAGACTCTTCTATAGTTGGAGAGAATATAATAACTCTTTTAAATTTATTATACTCTAAAATCTTTTCAGTTAATTCTCTCTTTTTTGGGTGGAAAAATACAAAATCTTTTCTCCATTTAAGCTCTCTATAAACTCCAAAAGTACAAGCATTGACTAATTCTATTTTACAGTTCTTAAGTTTACTAAATTCTTCTCTTACTTCTTTAGATGATAAGCAGTTCATTGCTAGAGTAAGATCATAATTAAATAGTTTCATATATTTATAGAATTTCTGATCATGCTCTTTATATAAATCTAAATCATCTACATTTATAATAACTTTATACTCTTTATAATTATTAATCCATTTATTAGATATTGCTTCCTCTTTAGTAATTTCTCCAACAATTGGAAGAGATTTTAAATAATTTAAATCGTAAAAAGAAGTTATAGATAATAAGAATTTATAAGGAATCTTTAAAATACTGTATAAACTTTTCTCATTAGTTACATCATCAATTATCAAGAATGGGAATTTAGTAAAGGTAGATAAATTACTTAATATATAAGAAATACTATAAGCTTTACATTTATTATATAACTTCTGAGTATATAACCACATATTCCATTGATAAGAAGAAGAATAGTTTTGAGTTATAATAAATACCTCAGAAGAAGGATTTTTATCTAAAAAAATCTCTAATACTTTAGATAATAATAATTGTTTCCCAAATTGATTAGGGAGAATTATTCTACCTCTCCCATTATTTTTTCTCCAGAGTTCTATTAACTCTTTTATTCTATCTTCTTTTTTCATTATATGTGATTAGTGGTAATTAATTCAAATCCAAAGATACATGTATTTTCTTTACAATATTCAGGATCTTTTAGAATATACATAATCTTTATAATACATTCTCGATCAGTATATTCTCCTTTGTAATATTCTCTTAAAAGAATTAGATCTCCGAGTTTAAATGTTCTATCTATAATATTTCTTACTTCGAATCTCTTATCCTTATATATAATATCATCATAAAATTTTGGAAGTATTTTTAACTCTATCATATTAACTTATTTTATATACTGTCCTCTTCTATTCCATTCTATTTCATCTCCGGCTATATTAGCTATTATATTTCTGATAAAATCTTCTGGACCTTTCTCATGTTCTATAAATTTATTTAGAATTTGGATTGTTACTAATCCTATTGTTTTTAATTCCTCCTGATTTCTAAGAACTTGATCAAGTTTAAGAGATAATTCTTCGCTGGTTACCATATAAATATTTATAATTTCCAAAAATCAAATACCATTTGTTTTGGTTCTATTATATCTATAATTTTATTACATTCTCTAATATAAAATTTATAATTTATATCATATTTATCAATAGGAAGTTCTATATATTTATTAAATAATGTAGTTCTGTATCCGACATTAATTCTATTTTCTCCTTGATTAAATTTAGATAAATTTAAATCTTTACCATTAGATTTTATTTTTATTAATTCATACCCTTTATTAGATATATAATATCTAGTAATTCTATCTAATTTAATAACATCTTCTCCGTTTCTCATAAAACTTGTAAAATTTGAATTTGATTTATGTAACATACAAAAATCAAATATATCTTTATGATTATATATAGTTTCTGATACTGGAATATTATTAAGGAAATAATTAGATAAAGCTAAAGGTACAATTCTCATCGAAGGATTTTTATAACATTCGGAATCTATTTCAAATATTCCTTTATATTTAACATCTCCAGATTCGTATCTAGCCAAGTAACTGTTTACATCCCTCATTACTAAGAGATTATATATATTATCTTCTATATATAATCCAGTTAAGTCTTCCATTTCTTTAGTTACTTCTTTAACTAAAGATAAATGTGACCTTTTAACTAAATACGTAAGTCCATCAGTATTATGTTGTATAAATTTAATTTCTGGACAAGCATTTACTAATTTTTCAGTAAACATTGATAAAAATAATTGTCCAGCAATTGTTGTTTTCATTGTATATAAAGGATCATATAAGAAAGAGGACTCTTCTCCAGACTTACCGTAAATTCCATTAGCAGCAAGTTTGAATCCTTCCATAATAACCATATCTCTTTCTTTTTTAGGTTTCTTTTTTTCTTTTAATCTAGTACTTACTATCTCATTATAAATTTCAGTAAAGATTTTACCTAAATGTTCGGGATATAATCCTAATGTAACAGCTAAAGAGGGGTATAGCGATCCAACATCTTGATCATATATAATCCATTCATCGTTAGATTTATAAATTCCGGGATCAGCATTAGAATGTAAACCTCCGGTACCATATTCCATTTTAATATTATGAAATATAACACTTTCATTAAATTCCCCTTTAGTATTAGATATAACCGTAGAATTAATCTTATTTAACAATTGATTAAATTCCTTAGTTTTAAATGCTACCCATTTCGGAACACATTCTTTTAAATTAATACTATTTCTAGGAGATTTTAATTGTTTTATATCCCATTTTCTGGATCCAGTTTTATCACAATATAATTTAAGAATAAGTTGTTCTCCGATTTTAACATCTGGGAAATTTAAACATCCTAATTTATATTTTTTATTTAAATTTAATCTCAATGATATTTTATCCTTTCCTTTATATATTGGATTATCAGTTTTTCCAATTGTCATAAAAAAGAATAAAGTAGTAGCTTTTACATCATTAAGATTATATAAAAGAATAGATTTAATATCCTCTTCTGAACACCAATGAGTATGATTAAATGGCATTTCCTCTACATTTCTCATTCGCATATAAACCTCTAGTTGTTTGAGAGAACAAATTCGAGCTTTGTTATTTAAATGATGTATTTTATATAAATCTATTTGTTGAATAAATTTATTTTTATCTGCAATCTCAGAAAATTCCATCATAATTACTTCTTGAGATTTTTGATAAATACATTGAGAGAGAAGATGTCCAGATTTAGTTACATATTCATCATAATGATTTAATAAATGATGTATTACAGGATAATCATATCCTTCATTATTAAATCCAATTTGAACTAATTTTCTTCCTCTTAGATGATTATATAATAACTCATAATCATTTTTAGAATCATGTATTACAAATTGAAAATATTCTTTAGAATTTAAATCGTAACCAGTATATGTAAATAGGTTTGATAAACATTCTATATCGTATACTTCATAATCCATTTTAAAGCAATTTAAATCCTTTGGATTCAGCAACCAATTCAATCTGATGCTTTAAAGTTTCCCATCTTGAGATATGACTTCTTACACTAGTTCTTAAGTCTAACAATACCCTATATCTAAGAGTTGTTAGCTGTTCTGTAGTTAATTCACTATACTTTTTAGGATGGTTAGTAATTTCTAACATCCCTTTTATCTGGGATAAAGTTAATCCGGTTGGATTAGATCTTAATTTATCATGTTCTTTAAGTCTTAAATATTTATATACTTTATCCATAGGATTTAAGCTGGATAATTTATTTAACTCAGCCCACTCTTTTAATTTCTTATGATCTCCAGCCATTTTACTCATCCATAGCCCCATTCTAAGAATAAAAGATTTAGTGATATGAGGATTCTCAAACAATCCCAACTTCCCAATACATCCTTCATATACAGAATGTAAAGTTAAATCTTCATATTTCCTAGCTACCTTAATAAAGTTCTTAATTGTAGCAACTTTGGGATCTACATCTTTATTCTTTTCCAAGAACTCATCGATAGATAATGCGAAAGAGAATCTATCGAAATTCTCATTCTTAGCTTCGAAATCTCGAAGCATTAACTCGACTCCAATCTTTGTAATTTGGTCCTGAATTATTTTTAACACATTAACTCTTCCGGGATTTTCCTTAGAGTCATTATATAACATTTTATTACAGTGGGAATAAAAACCCTTAAGTTGTTCCTCAGTACAAGATACTAATTTAACCTCATTCTGAACATTTCCATTATCTCTATCTTTCGGATATAACCATGTAAAGTTTTTAATATCATTCTCTTTTCTTTCTTGTGCTTCTAATAGTCTTTCTTTTAATAATGTCATAACTTTATGTGTTTAAATAATTTTTATTTTAAGTTTATTATCTTTATCTTTTTTAATTATATTAGAATTATCTTTAATAAATTTAATAAGAGCTAAATGAGTATAATTATATGGAGTATATACTTCTTTTACATTTTCTCCAGAATTAACATACCATTTAGATACTCCTGCGATTATTATATAATAAGTAACATATCCAATATCCCCGATATTTATAGGACCTTGATTCCAATTTGGATATTTAGTTATCATATAATATTCATTTTCCAGATCTAAATCTTTAAATATATACGTACTGTATAATCCTTCTTCTTTCTCAACTACTTCTACTCTTGCTGTTATAGGAGTAGGATGTGTGTAGATATTTTTATTATACACTAGAGATTTTATCCTTTCATTTATAAATAAAGATTTAAGTGATTATTAGAATGATTAGTTTTGTATGTTTTATTTAAATAATATTAAATATTTAAACCGTTCCTACAACAAACCACCTAAGTGTATTTGCAGCGGACCCATATTTATATAATTTTAATGTAGTAGTAGATATAGATCTCACATATGCTACATATGCCCCTTCATTAACAGGATGTTGTACACTAACATACCCTTGAAATACATAGGACAAGGATTTTGGTAAACTAACAGTTACTTCTTGTGATCCAGATGTTACTGATACCTTTCCCCATTCAAAAGTTATTCCGCCGGGGAATGTAATATACCCATTAGAACCTACAGTAGTGTAATCTGGCTTAACACCATTAATTAGTTCATAAACTCTTGAGGATGTTATGTACTTAGTATTAATATCGTCCTCAGTAATAAATTCTTTTGCCATAGATATAATAAATTTTAAAGTTTATAATTAAATTTAGTTATAATATTTATTATTCTATAGCTGGAGATCTTATATTTTTACTTAAATCCCCCCCCCCCCTAAAGTATAAGTTATTTTCCTTCATGTGTTCTAATAAAAACTTATTCAACATGATAAAGATTTTTATCATTTAATTTTTCTTCGTATATATTTATTAATATAGATAGTACATCTATTCTTGAAGTTTTATCATCAGGATCCCACCAGTAACCATTATAATCAGTACAATACGGAGCAAATCTATCCTTATTAAACTCTGGAAAATAATGTTGTAATGCTGTAGATAGATTTGGTATTTCTTTTATACCATTATGATAGTAAAATTTTGGTTGACATTGAAAAGATGTCTTAAGAGCTAAACATAACCCTGATATACTTTTTAATTTTATAATACGTTTAGCATCTTTTAGAATAGATATTTTTAGTTCGTTTGGATAATAGTTAGGAGGTTCATGATTATATCTGTTTATATAAGTGAGCAGTAGATTAAAATTACAGGAATTATCTTTCCAGGAATTTTTAAGCCCCTCTCCTCCTTGTAGTATATAATTAAGATTATATATATCAGGATTTACAACATTATGTCCTAATATATTCGAATACCAAATCCTATAACTATACTCAAATTCCTCCCACGATCCATTTACATTACAATGAGTAAAAGCTTCTATTATATCAGAGCTACTAAAAGCTTTAGTAAGAAACTTTATACAATTTTTTGAAAAAATCTTTAAATCTGTAGAGTTTTCTACACCTTCCATTAAAAGATTCCGAAAATTATTTAGTCTAATTCTTTCAATTAAACAAGTGGATCTAGTACGTTCATCTATGTACATATCTACAGCTTCATCAAAGTTTACTTCCTTTAGAAATTTCATACAAACATTATGAATATATCTAATTTGGTATAATATAGGTAACATCTCTTTAAATACTAATTTAGTTATTTATTTAATCTATATTCAGATATTAATTTATCAAAAGCCTCTATCCTTGAATGATAATCACCTATTGGCCACCAATAATGATCATATCTTTTGCTTATTCCAAAATGATCAGGATTAAACTCCGGAATCATTGAAAGAGGTTCTATATCTAAAGAATTACCAAGTCCTCTACCTATATGAAGTAATGGATTACATTCTAGAGCAATTTTGATACAATCACACATTCCTACTTCAATATTATTATTAATACTTTTTAAATATAGTTCTTTTGCATCTTTTAAAATGTCTACTAATGTAATTTCCTGTGGTCTATCAATTTTTATAATTCTTCTACATAACACTCTTTGTAATAATTCCGAAAATTTTTCATTATAAGTGTATTTGTTATATGTATCACTATCTATTTCTAATCCGGATAGAGAAAATAGTGCATATTTTTGAGAATCTGGTAATGTTATATCTATATAATCTTCATAACTAGCTTGAAAACTTGATTCTAAAATATCATAGTCTGATGATTTATTTGTATTATATAAAATATTTAAGATATCAGTATTATCCATTACATGTCGTATATAGCGGACGATATTATTTATCCAGTCTATTGTATATAAACTAGTTGGATTATACATATATATTATTAGATTTCTAATACATAAATCCATAGCATATTTATCAAAATCTTTAATTTCTGATAGTGATTTAGTTATATGTGAATCAAAAAATTCTAATGTCTTTATAGAATTTAAAGGCTCTTTATATAAGAAGCCGTATATTAATTTAATAGAATAATATAGTAAACTTTCCATATTTATATTTCAGATATAATATTAGTGATTCTTTCAATAGCTTCTTTAAAAGCATCATCAACTTCTTTTTGTAATTCTGTATACGTTGTATAACACTTATAAGATAAACTGCTACAATTATCAAGTATATTAGAAGTAAATATACCATCCATGTCTAAATTTTCCGTAACTATAGAGTGTTTGTTTAAGAGAGCAGTTTTTGTTCTTGCTGCTATTTTATAATTTCTAATTTGTTCTTCTGTCATTTGTTAAAGTGTTTTATTTTTGATCTTAGTTATATTATAATCATGGCGAGCCAATTCGTAGTAGTCTAACATAATATTATGTGCTAATTCTTTATGTTGAAATTCGACAACCTCTTCATCCAAGCTAATAGGACATTTCTTCTTAAGCCATCTCCACATAGGAATAAATCCGTAGAGATAATATTTTACATATTTAACAACATAACATCCGTTTTCATTCTCTAAAACTTTATACTTGTTATAGGAATTAATATCTCTATCACGAAGTTCTTGAGCAGCAAAAACAAGAAATAAAACAATTATTGTAAAAGCTATTATAAAATTAATTGGAAACATAGTTAATCCTCCTTTATTTTAAGTGCATGTCCTGAGAATAGATTACAGAGTGTGACTTCATCTCCCTGTATAAGGATACAGCAGTCTTCTTCATCTTTAAGAGCACAATTATTACATGCTGTTGAGTCCTCGTTCTCTATATACGTTATCCCGTCAATTTTTATTTCCTGTATTTCCATTTTACTCTAGTAATAAGTAATCCCTATATAGATCAATAAAATGAGTTCCTATGTAAAAAGCATCATCTTCTTTTCCGCAACATAATTTAGGATCATAGGAGACACCGTATAAAGTATGACATATATCACCGCATACAAGTTTACCTTCCTTCCACATAAAAGACGGGTAAAATGCACATTGAGTACCAAGAGGGGTAAGCTTCCAATTATCATTCAATATATTAGAGGCCTTATAGATCTGTATCAGTTTTAAACGTGCCAATTCAGACCTGTCATCATATTCTATATCAGGAACTGATCCTGTGATTTCACATGCATCCTCATAGGTCTTCACCAGGTCCTGGAAATTCAGTGTAAGTCTCTCTATTCCGAAGACATCTTCAAGCTTTTTCTTAAATTCTCCGGATATACTTGAATAAATCATCCTAGCCTCTGCTTCTGTTATTGATAATACTTTCATCTCGTTATCTTTTTCTAATCCTTTTAGGAATATGTAACCTATTTCAGAAGGGGAATAAACTCTCATAGGATCTATAAGGGTTCCTAAATGTTGAACTCTGGATAATACCATCCATTGATCACTAGGGATACTCCCTCCATTTAACTTTTTAATGGTTTCATATATTTTAAGACAGTCTCTGGCATCCTCTGAATAGTCTGTCTCTAATTGCTTTAATAATCGATCCTTAAGTTCACTCATAATATTTAATTTTATTCATACCACTCTATCTGGATAGTGTCAACAGCTTCGCTTATTATCGCATTTGTTCTGGCATCTTTCTCTGTTGTATAAATACATTTTATGCCTGATACAGTATCTTCACCATCTACATGATATATATTAATCCATCCTGTTTTCTTTTTTAAAGGCATTACAAGATCTAAGGTATGCATAAGACCATTACGACAAACTTCGCCTTCATTGGTATAAGTACGTAAATATTCCTGTGTGGAATATCCTTCTTTAACTAAAGCTACTATAGGATAATTCTCTGATTTAGCATCAAAGCAAATAATTCTTACTTCTTGTCCGTTTCTTGTACAAACAGGTCTTCCGGCTTTAGCTTCTTCGAGATTGAATGGTTTATATTTATTATTTTCTTGTTTCTTCATATTTAATTTTCATTAATTTTATTTATATCTCCTAGAGGATAATCACTAGGAGTATTAATATAACTATAGCCATTCTCTAACCATCGTATCTTTGTTACCCCTACATATCTATCTAATAGATAACAATATATTTCTGTTTCTTCATCATATCCTAACCATCTTCATTTGTACGATGATAAGGGCAATCTAAACAGTTTGTATATTTCATGTGTACTTAACATATTTTATATAAATTATTATTTCTATATTATCATGCTCCTTTTGGATTATAATAATCAATTAATTTATCAAATGCTTTGATTCTAGATTCTGTATCAGTACGCGGCCACCAATATCCAATTAGTATATCAGAAATTCCAAGTAAAAACTTTTCATTAAATTTTGGAATCTGTTCTGCAATTGGGATATAATAAAGTACTTCTGGAACACTTCGTATATAATAACACATTCCCATTAATACACCATTATGTTCTATACAATCTAAGTATGTTTCTTTTGCTTTTATTAATATGTTATATATTTCTTTTTGTGAATGGTGTTTGGAATTACGTTTTTCTTTTATATAATTTTTAATATTTTTATATATTAATGGTTTGGGAGATTTAGGAGTAGAGAAAATCTTTTTAATTATATTTCTACCCATAGATTTATATTTTAGGAAAATTTTCATCAGCATATGCCCATTTTATAATATCCTCAAAATGATATATAAGACTTCCAGGAACGGTGAATAAGTAATGATTTTCTTGTAATATAGCTAGAAATTTACCTTTCTTATGTAAACATAAGAGTAATTTATGATATTCTGGTAATTCCTCTTCAGTATTCCAAATATTATTTATTAAGTTTTATTTAAATACTACAATACTATCTCTACTAACTATAGTAGAGTCTCTAATAATCATAGTTATTTCTAATTCCGTTCTTCCACGATATACGTCAATAGCGGATGGTGTTTCTTTGTGTATATAACTATAAACCAAAACTCCAAAGATGTAACTAAGTAGAAACAAACAAATTGCACGCAATAAAAAATTATACTTATTCATGCTCCTTTACATATAAGTATAATAAAAGTAATTATAATTAGCCCTGAATGTAAAACCTATTAATTCATAGTGGTAAGATCCACAATAAGGACATCTACATAAATTTACTGTATACATTTCTCCAATTTTTTTTAAATTTTTATCAGTATTATAAGTTAAGAATATTATTCTCATTCCAAGATAAAGAAATATCGCCGTTTACAAGACATTTAAATGTATTTATCTTCCTGTTCATGATATCATTTTCACATACCTGGAAAGCATGTCGAACTGATGGATACTTACAACTTCATCAGATTCTTGCTTTTTGTCTTGGTATTGGAGTTGTTTTTCTACTTCTTCAGCAATACCAGAGTTGTCTCCTAATAAGGATGTGATAATTAGTGCTATTATAGTTTTTATTCAATTTTTTACTGTTGTTCTGATTCTTTAAATTTACCATCTTGTAAGGTATAGTACACATCTTCTTTTATCTCAATTCCATCTACTTGTTTAGTTACAACTGAAAATGGAATATATTTTTGTTTTTCTTCTGAATACTTCCATTCTGCAAGAGTAATCCATGACCCTATTTTTGCTTTAGCTGATGAATTAATACCAGCGCACATTATGACACAATCATCACCAGAAGAACCGATTTTAGCATTGTCACCGGAAGAACCGATTTTAACATTATGACCGAAAGAACCGATCTGAACATTATGACCAGAAGAACTGATCTGAACATTATAACCGGAAGAACTGATCTGAGCGTAATCACCAGAGGAGCCGATCTGAACATCATCACCGGAGGAGCCTATCTGAGCGTAATTACCGGAAGAACTGATTTTAGCATCGTCACCGGAAGAACCGATTTTAACATTATAACCGGAAGAACCGATCTGAACATCATCACCAGAGGAGCCTATCTTAGCACAATCACTGGAGGAGCCTATCTTAGCATTATCACCGGAAGAACCGATTTTAGCATTATCACCAGAAGAACTGATTTTAGCATCATCACCGGAAGAACCGATCTGAACATTATGACCAGAAGAACTGATCTGAGCATTATAACCAGAAGAACCGATTTTAGCATTATGACCAGAAGAACCGATCTGAACATTATAACCGGAAGAACCAATCTGAGCGTAATCACTAGAAGAACCGATCTGAGCGTAACTACCGGAGGAACCTATCTTAGCATCATCACCGGAGGAGCCTATCTTAGCACTATCACCGGAGGAGCCTATCCGAGCGTAATCACTAGAAGAACTGATTTTAGCACTATCGCCAGAAGAACCGATTTTAGCACTATCACCGGAAGAACTGATTTTAGCATTATCACCGGAGGAGCCTATCTTAGCACCATCACCAGAAGAACCGATCTGAGCGTGCTTACCAGAAGAACCGATCTTAGCGAAATCACTAGAAGAACCGATCCTAGCATTATAATCAGAAGAACTGATCTTAGCATTATAACTGGAAGGTAATTTTCTAAAATCTTCTTCTGTAAATATTGTTTTATTTTTAATCCATTCAATTCCCGCTTTAAATAAGCCTAAGAATCCTATTTCAATACCAACCTTTATTTTCTTTCCGCATATTTTCGAATCTTTATTTCTATTCGGATCAATTTTATCTAATTCTACTTCGCAGAATTTGTCATCAATGTTATTATAATAACTCAGAACGTCAAGAGGGTTCTCGCAAGCATGAAAACCACAATGACATAAATTAGCTTCATCTTCTTTATATTCCTTACCAATTTCGTATTGGAAAATTTTCCCATTGGGCGCACATTGCATATGCTTGTTAAATCCTTTATATGCTTTAACTGGTTTGTTTACTTTTTTCATCTCAATTATATTTAGTGGTTTTTTAATTGTTCAAATTCTTGTTTTCGTCATTAATATGTTTTATTTGATAATAAATTTGTAGAAATAGTCGAAATGGCAGTGCTTAAATACTGTCTTTTTATCAACAAGGCAATGAAAATTATCTTCGCTATTATCACCTTCTCTTTTTAAGGAGAGATTGGATCGTCCTTTTGCTACATAGTAAGTATCTCCGTGTAATGTATATTTTTCAACGTATACATATCCGAAGTGCTCCTTAGTATCTGCATACTCTGGATATCCAGATATTTTATCAAATGGGCAATCGATATTATCTTTCACATAAGAGACGGCTTCTGAGAATTACTTTATCATAGCCTCCTTTTATATAGTCTTCAATATATCCCATATTATCAGTCCTTATTCGTCATAATTTCTATTTTTTAAGTAAATTATTTTCAGCAAGATAACAAAGCATTTCATAAACAGCTTCTAGTAACGTATCCCCATAAATTGGAGCGAAAAGTTTACTTCCGTCACTATCCTCAGTAGTCCCGTAGTATACTCTCCACTCATCTATATATTTTTCTATTCTAAGAGAAAATACTTCATGTGATCTAGAGGATAGCATGCAAGGGATAACATTCAATAAATCTTGGAGGGTAAAAGTTGGAATCACTTCATAAGATATAAATCCAATTACCTGAAACTCTTTCTGTAGACTAAGAAACCACTCTCCTGTAGAATCGTCGTCAATTTTACATCCATGACAACGACGTGTCCAATATAAAGTAGCTTCGCTAGTATCAATATCTAAGTCTTTTAGATGTTTCATTTGATCTATTGATAAAACCTGATCTCTCATGCTAAAAATCTATTGGCTCTATTTAATAAATCTCTAAAGCATTCTATAAATTGCGTTGCCATACTTTTAGATGGGAACGTAAGAGTATGACGGTATACATAACGTGATATAAATGATACTGTTAATTCTCCATCTATCGTACTTTGGATATAATAAATATTCGGGCATGTTTTCTCTGGATCCCATTCACCTACGCAAGCTTTTCGTAACCTTATCAGTTGAATAAGAGCTAATGTGGCTTCTGCTTCTACTTCTGATGCATGTAAATTTCTATCCCCACAAGAAGCTCTGCCTTTATTCTCTCTTAAATTTATTTTTGAATCATAACCTATAAAATACTCCTGTTTAATAGGTGTTCTATTACAAAATTCTTCCCAAGTTTTAGGTATTACCTGACAAATTTTATAGATATTTCCTTCTTTTATAAGTTCTGAATCATCAGGAATTTCAATAGTTACTGTTTTCATAATTATTTTTATTTACATAAATATTCTTCATACTTCGATTATAATATCATTATATTCTGCACTATTTCCAAAATCACAATAATGAATTTCACTTCTTGAGTCTTTATCTCTGAAAACTGTTTGTTTTTCTGGATTTACTGTGGTATGTCCTACGTATTGTATTACAGGAGCATCATATAAAGGAATTTCTGGATCATACTTAAGAAAATCTCTTTTAGATTCTAACATATCTGACCATAATGGTCCACCATAGAAATTACTACCACCTCTACACATAGATATAGACATTACTTGAGATAAATATCTATAAGAATCTATAGATAAATTTATCTTTTCACAGAGATTAGGATAGTATAAATAATTAGAAGCTATATCTTTTTCATTCTCAATATTATTAAATATTTGTCCATAAAAAGATAACCATTTACTTGTAATTCCGGCATGAGAAAACCAGTAAGTTCTATCTATCTTTTCTGTTTCTGGATTATATATCTTAATATTATAATTTAATTTAAATAAGTGCAGATTGGTTCTGTAAATATCTTGGAGTTTATCAGATATACTATATCTATATCCAGAACAATAACCTATATAAGGAGAAATATAATTAAATTCATGATTGCCCAATAATAATATTACTTTATCCTCATATGCTTTCTTAAATTCAATTATATCTAATAAATTATTTATTATTCCTTCATCAGAAACAATATAAGAATCAACATAATCCCCTAAGAAAATATTTAAATCAGAATCTCCAGTTTTAACTTTTCTCTTCCACCAATCTCTACCATGAAGATCTCCTATTACTCTAATTTTCATATTTTAAATATTTCGGATATAATCCAACTTGTAGTGCTACCCAACTGAGCTGTATTCTCGCATGTTTTTTATCTATATACCAAGGATTTAAATGTCTACGAATTAATTTATTACAATAATCTTTCCAAACTTCTTCTTGAGATTTAGTGTTAAAAGTATATAAATTATACCATTCTTCAATACCCTTTATATCATCTACTGTTTTATTGTAAGGTCTTAATTCCTCATTCACCATTATTATTAGCATATCCTTAACAGGATAGACCTTATTTGGTCTATACCTGTTCTTTTTCTTTTTATATTTTCTCATTAAAATCAAATGTTTTAATAGGGGTTAAATCAAAGGAGCTTGGAGTAATAATAACTTTCCCATTTTTAAGAATCATATTCTTACTTAAACTTTCGGGAGGATATATCCAAGCTTTAATTGATGAATCTGTTAGATATTTATAAAAATGAGCTCCAAAGGCAACATTTGTAATATTTAAATCTTTAATCGCTTTTTCTAGAATTTCCCATACTCCTGGTTCTAATCCTTTAGTAGACCTTCCAGAGGGCATTAGAGGCAATAGGACATGATATTTTATATCGTCTGAGTAATTATACCAACTATCTATAAAGTCTTGTACAGAGGCTTTATCAGATATTATATGATGAATATTAATATGACAATCTCCTTTTTCTAATAATCCTTTTATAGCATTTTCTGCATAAGATCGGAGAGATTTGTTTCCAAACGAGACAGCAACTCCTGCTACATAATCGTGAGTATATTTAAGGATTTTATTCGCCAAGTCATAATATTCTGTTCCAGGCTTATCATAATATGATAGAATTACTCCGTTAGTAGTATAATTAGGAACTACTCCAGTATTATATACAGTTTCCAAGAAATCACAGAACTCCGGCGACTCGTCCGCAGAGCCTTCAGATCCAATCGCTATTTGAAAGGGTTTTTCTGTGATAGTGATATTCTTTTCTTTCTTATCTGGAGCAAATGTAGCGATAAACTTCTTCCATGTATCACATACATTAGTATAATATTCCCCATTTGGGTTAGAATCAACATAACACCACGGACATTTTCCAGTAACACACTTATTCCCTAATGAAACATCGTAGAACTCAGCTTTATCTGCTGGAAGTTCTTTAATCTCTTTATCTCCAAGACGTATTGTAATTAAATTACTCCATATTGCGGTATAATTACAACTACTTATACCTTTAAACCTAACTCCAAAGTGTTTAAAATCTTTCATCTCTTAATTTATAAAGTTAAACAACTATAACCTTTTACATTATGTAAATTCTCTAAATAAAGTCTCATCCAATAGGGTATCTCATAAGTTAGTACTGCTAAGTCTTTAGGATTGCAGCATGTTGTTACTTCAATAGCCGGTTGGATCTTTCTAAAGAAATCTTCGTATGATCTTCCCTCAGGCTCTAATAGTTTATTTAATATATTACTTATAGTAGTTTCATTATAGTATTTAGAATCAAATACAAAAATTATTGGAAACTCTATTATTGACTCCATATATAAAGATATTTTTTATTCTTCTTTTGATATTGTATAATCAATATTATTTTTATCTAATACATATCTTAATCCTTCTTCTAGTAACGAAGGTCTATAATCTTGGGAACATCTAATTTCAATATAAGGATCCTCTATACCTTCTTGAAAAGGACCATATATTTGTGCACAACATTCATCAAAAACATCATAGTTCCCAAAATAAGGAGATAATACTTTTAATACTTTAGATATATCTTCACTATAAATAAAACAAAAGGTCTCGGAACTACTATTAGTAATAATATCTGAAATAGAATGAATTTTAATATGGAAAGTTTTCATATTTTAAATTTGGATTATCTGCAATAAATTCATAATGATAGCCATTATCTATTACTATAGCTACTATATCCTTAAAACTCTCAGCAAATACTTTGTACATCTCATCACGTAATATACCTATTTTTGAGATATTATCATCCCAGTCACTATCATTGAAGTAGTTACTGAAAGCATCAGTTATATCACGTATATGATCAAGTGTTATACATAAATCTCCATGATTATAGTCTTTATCTATACCCCAACTATAAGTATGTATAAACTTTAGTAAATCAGATACGTCTCCTAAATTCAGTTTCTCTTGCAATCCTTTTATATTCTTTATCTCACTATCTTTAGAAACAAGAAATACTTCTGAACTACTGTTTGTTATAATATCTGATATTGAATGTATTTTAAATCTCATCCTAAATGATAATATGTAATATTAAAGTTATGCTCAAGCCATTGAAATACATCAGAATCTTCCGCAAATTCTGAGCGGTTAAATTTTCTACTACATGAAATGGAATTCTCCTCCTCGGAAAGGAGAATAATCTTTCCATTTAATTTTCGAATGTCATATTCGAAATTTGCATTTAGTAAATAGTCTATGATTTTGTTTATTTTGTCTTCATCATATGTTTGAAGAAAAGCTTCAATTTCTTTATATGAGGGATAATTAGTATCATACTTTTTAATTAATTCCGCGTATAATTCTTTAAGTAGACTATTTTCTAATTTAATATAGTCCTCTAACCGTAACTTATAAAGAGTATCCCTAATATAGTAAGTTAAACCACTAGGATACTCTAAATCAATAAACCAGTCGTATATAGTCTGAAAACATGCGTCTATATCCGTAGAATTATCCTCTTCGGAACTTTCTACCCATTTTCTAAACGTATCTAAATTAAATACAAATGGTTCATAATAACCATCTAATATAGGATTGATTATATTCTTAAGATGGTCTAATGTAGTATTTTTATCGTTTATTACAAATAATTCCGATGAGGAATTTGTAATTACATCCGAGACTGAATTAATATTATCTAGAACTAACATAAGTTATTATATTAAATTATTATCTTTGTTTAAGAAAAGAGTTATTGTCAATAATATCTCTATCTCCTTCTATTACTCTATTCAATCCATTATAATATGATAGAATAGTATCTTCCTTAGTCTGCCAGTCAGTATCTTCCTCAGACATTGTTAGGATTATTCGGCTAACATCTTCTTCTTCCCAATTTTGTTATCGTAAGAGTTTTTTATCTCTTACTTCCGGGAGTCTCCTCCTTACTTTATTGAAGATATAAATAAAGATATTCTGATTTAATCATCAGACGGTTCAGCGTACATTTTCATCCTCAGCATCACCTGTAGGAGTAGATCACTCTTGGGTATATTTTATTCTATAAAATATTAAATATAAAAAAAGGTATAGAATCTTAATTCTATACCTTACTAAAATTATATATGTATATAAAACTCCCTATGCTGGTATCTAAACCGATAGCTAATAAACATTTCTACCTATTTATTTATCAACTTAAACCCCTTCACCTTCTTAGCTACTATTTTCATAATATTTGTTATAAATATTATTAAGGGGTCGTCGCCACTAACCAAGATATACATCTTGTAATGCTGGATACTCCCTGAAATTTGACCAGCACCCGTTGTCGGAGTTGGGACAGAGCGGGATTATACTAAGGGAAGTTAGCTTTGACAAGGGCATTATCACCCACGTTTCTAATATTTATTATGTGCAAGAAATGATCCGCAAAGATGCACCATGTCCATGAACACAAAAATATAATATACATATATAAATTCCTAGTAAAGAATTAATAATTTATAGTTTCAACACCTACGCGTTACAGTGGTATAAATTCTTTAGATTTATACTTACCTCGGTATTATCTAAAATAGATTCCACCGATTTTGATCTATTCACCTGTATGTTACCATACTTTCAGACAGAAATCTATCTGCTCTTCCATTAATGTCCTCTTCAACCATCCCTCAGTTTGCCAATCTTTCTCTTCTCGTGCAGCTTCAATCAGTTTGGATATCCACATAGTAGTTTCAATCTCCAAATCAACAGTTTTACCAAAACTATCTTCTGGCTTTAATATAACATGATTAGATTTAATAGCTGGTACTTCTGGATAATTAAAATCAACTCCGGCTCTATATAATCTATCAACAATCCATTGATGATGATTATATTCCTCGTTAGATCTCATCTCATAATAAAGATGTAATTTAAACAATCCTCTTACATAATAGTAATTCGCATATGTTCTATATACATTATGATTATATAATTCTCTTGAGATTTGGTCTATCATTAATTTCTCCATATTTTCGGAGATAGTTCTTTCTTTTCTATTCATATTATTTAAGTTTAAGATTTGTTTATTATATACCTTTTTAAAACATTTAGAGCAGTAAAACTAGAATTTTCTCTACCAGGTTTAATAAACCCGATAGTTTTATCTGAATTTTTAATCATCTCTAAAGCAGATTTTTCATAACTTGGATATAAATGTAATCTTATAAGATCATTTTTAATATCCAAATTCGGACCGTATACTTGAACTGGAATAGAGTATTTATTTAAATACTGTATAGTATATAAATCAACACCTTCACATACTCCAACTAAGAATACTGCATTAGAATCTTCCTGAATAATTCTATCTATTTCCGGAATATAAATTTTACTAAACTCCTCTTTAGATAAATCTCGATGTCCTGTAATATAATATCTCATCCTATATAAAGATTATGTTTGTAAATATAATCAAGCACATCTTTCTGAACTAAGGGAAACGGATTAGAATCTAATCTTATATAATTCCGAATTTTATTAGATGTAATATTAATATGATCATATAAAGGTATACTAATAATATCTTCAGATAATTTCCCTAAATCTTTAGTTTCACAAAGAACAATAAATTTATTATCCTTTAATATCTCCTCACCCTTATCCCAATTAGGAATTTTGGAATATCCAGGGAATGTAGTTATTATATATAATTCGATATCTTTTATATTCTTAAAGAATTCAATAGTCTTCCAAGATGGAACCCCTTCTCTATAGGTTTTCATATCTGTAGAAGCTATTAAACTTTCCATATTAGATATAGTAACCTTTTTAAATGGTTTAAACGCTCTCTTACACATAGTTACTCTATCTGTAAAAAGTGTGGAATATGATTCTTTAACACTTCTATATTTAGGAACAATAAAGATTTCATCTAAGAAATTATAATTTACAATATTCCTAATTATATTTTGATGACATATAGTAGGAGGATCAAAGTTTCCTAAGAATATTCCTATTTTTCTCATATAGTCTGGTTTAATATTGATACTTTAGTTATTTTCTCCTTAAGCTGAAGAATAACTTCTTTGGGACTATTATAAAAAGTAATTTCTGGGAATAATTCTCTATCTATTCTAAAACGATATTTAGACGGATCTTGCTCATCAGCAACCCAATGACGTACAGATTTATAAGGTTTATATCTAAATAAATATAAATCATCATTTTCTTCTCTCGCTATCCACATAAGTTTAAGGTATTAATTTGTTGATTTCACTTAATTCTTTAGATAAACATGAGGTATTTCCTTTTTTATGTTGAATACTTCTAATAGATTCTACTTCTCGCAAAATAAATTCTCTTCTCTTTTCTATAAGAAGTTTTCTTGTATTATTAAAATCTTTTTTCAAGAAAAATAAATATTAATTTCTTTTTCAGGAGTAATAATCCCAACTAGCTCTTGGAGGACGTATATAAACCTTTTTTAAAGATTTCTTTCTTAATTTTTTTTAATAATCTTATTTTCATAATGTCTTAATCTATAATTTTCCTTCTCTTTAAATAAGCAAGAATAGGGATTAAATCTACAATATCAGTCTTCCGATCATCCCATATTATTCTAAAATAATCTACATTCTTAGATGAACATTCTCCTTTAAGCCACTTATTAACAACCTTTTGATATTCAAGATTCTGTTCTATGTATTCTTCTTCATCGACAACATCTTCTCTAGTATAGATATTTATATCAAGTATCTTCTTTAAAACATATCTACATTCTGCGGTAGTAAGTTCTCTTTTAAGTACTAATCCTTTTGGATAATTATCTAAAGTCAATGAGGTTGTAACTGTTCCAATATTAAATGTCTTTGTGGTCATAAACTATAAGTTTCCAGAGTAGACAGTTATATAAACAATCTAATAAAGATTTGTCTTCACTATAATATAAATATCTTATAGAATCAACATTACGATATGTTATGTTCCATCTTTTATTAAATTCTTGAGTATTTAAATAATATTTAACGCCTTCTTTTTCTACATATTCTGGAAGAAAATCTAATAAATCAATTATTGTAAAAGCTGGAATAATTTGTTCTACAAAGTTTAAATCTTCGTAAACTTCTACATTAGTTTTAGTAACTAAAAAATTATTTGTGGGTCCAGATACGCGAATCCAGAAGAGTCCTGAATTTGGTTTATCTGCTAATAGTGTTAACAAATACTTACATTTCTCTAAGGAAAGCACAGATTTATATAAATTATCCATATCTTATTTAATAATATATTACATATTAGAGAAACAGTTAGAAATATAATAATAATTAATAGAACACTAAATGCTTCATCATCATCTTTATACTTATAAAGCAATATACAAGCAATTAAGATGATAATTATCATAAAACCTTCTATATTTACTTAGGTATGAGAATAGTGATACTTCCTTATCTTTTAATTCTTGCTTCATTGAAATTAATGTAAAAATAATTTAGCTTTTTCAAGTAAATAACTGGAACAAGTTATAAATTCTGAGGCACTATCTCTAGAGTTAAATTCCAAGAGATGGTTTGAAAGTCCTTCACCTATAGTTAAACAACTATTGCCGTAGTCCCATATAATATAGTATTTAAAAATACCTTTTGAACAAATATTTTTTTCATATTTATCCCATTCAACTTTTAATCTTCTTAGTTGAATAAGGGCTACAATAGCTTCTGCTTCTTCTCTGGTTGCACATAAATTTCTATCATACATAGGATCTCTTTTACCAGAGCTTATCGAATGCACGTTTGAAAATTGATCTATATAATATTCACTTATAACTGGTACAATATCACAAAAATCTTTCCAAGTTTTAGGTTCTCTTTCTGTAATTACTTTAAAAGTTGTATCGTCTTCTTTAATTAATTTACAATTATCTGGAACTTCAATAGTTATATTTTTCATAAGTTATTTAAATAATTAATTCTATTCTCCATATTAGACTTCTTAAAATTTTTATTCTCTCTAAGTTCTTTAATATATTCTAGTATTCTCTCTATTCTATGTTCTTTTAATACTTTATATAGATATTTATCAGATGTTTTTATAAATTCTGGATATTTTAAAGTAAAATAAATTTTAAGGTTTGAATCATATAAACATACTAAATCATCTACATAGTTATATTTAACGTCATTCTTTACTTTTTTTCTAAGTTTCTTAAGAAGTTTTGTTTTCATGTTTAAAATGTGAAATTAATTCTTCTACTATTGTTTATAAAGTTTCTTTTCAGATGGTGGAGATAGTATCCAATTTCTCTAACTTCTTGCGAAGTTCTGAAGTATTTTCCGATAAAACAAGGTGTAGTAAACATAAGTAATTTCCTTTAGAATCTTTTTCTTTTTAACTTTTAAATAACTGATAATTTTTTCAAATAATCAATGATTAAAACCATATTCATCATCCCTAGATAATTCTCTAAATAGCTCACGCAAAAAAGATCTACTATATATTGATCTTCACAATCTCCCTTAAGCCAAGCGTTCATAGCATCTTTATACTTATCCATTTGCTCTTGATATTCTTCTTCTTCATCAAAATTTTCACGTGTGCATAATTTAATTCCAAATATTTCAGAAAGAATATACTTACATTCATCCAAAGAAAGTTCTCTTTTAAGAATTAATCCTCTACCTGATTCTCCAGTTGTCATTTTAATGATTCCGAGATTATAACTTTCCATAAAATACTTTATTTATAATTATTAATACTAAATATTACTTTTATTTTTCCTAAATTTCTTTTTTATTAATTCCTCCGAATCAGTTTCAATATATCCATTATCATATAACCATTCTTCTGGAGCTCCTATTAAATCCATATATGTAAATGTATTAGACTTTTTAGGAGCTATTGTCTTTTCCGGAATATATGTCTTAGATTTTAAAGTTTTACTATCTTGAATTGAGATAATATTACCTTCTCGTTTATATAATAAAACTTCATAAATAAATTCTTCTGTAGGATATATATAAGAATTATTCTTCTTAAAAATTCGGGACATTATCTTTTATTGTTACGTGGAGATTTAAACCATGTAAGAACAAACGAGGGATCTTCTTTAAAATATTTAGCAAATGTTTTTAAATAAGCATTACAAATTTCTTGATTCATTCCTTCTACTCTATTACATTCAACGAATATAAAAGGACGTTTACAAGCCTTTCCGTATGCTATCTTCTTTCCTAACTCTAAAGAATATTTAGCCATATCCTCCTTTCTTGCTACAGAAATCCCGAAACGAGTAAATTTTCCAGATGAGTTTGAGATGGTTACAGCACAGATAATAAATTTTCGTTGACACCCATTATTATCAGTAAAAACATCTTCTATATATTGTATTATTTCTTTCATTTTATTTATTATTTAAATTTTCAATAAATACAGTTGCAAAAACATCTAAATTCATATTTATCTGATCCCAGACATCTATTTTAAAGTATTTATCTTTTACAGAAGGCCAAGGAGAAATTAGAATTTCCCACTCACATCTAGCCCAAAACATATACATACCTTCTTTCTTTATAAATTTTTTACACTCTTCTAAATCAGAAGATTCAAATTTCTGCTGTCTTGCACATCCTAAGAAATAAGGCATTACATCATACTGCTCTAATTTAGTAGAATTAAAATCTACAATATATACATACCAACTTTTCATTAATTATTAAATTTAAGTTTTAATTTATTTAAAATAGAAAGATCGTATTTAATAACAAAATACTCTCTATCTATTCTAAGTGTTATTTCTTTATTCTTATTATCATTTAAGTAAAATAATTCTACATCATCTAGATGAAATCCAAATGGAGTAGTGGTATAGACTGGTTCTTTGTATACTCCCGTTTTATCCGCTTGTTCAAGCTCTTCCTTATTGATTATTACTTTTATTTCAGCAATCATTTATTATAGTATTTAAATGATTAATAGTGTCTTTATATGCTTTTATATATTCTTTTAAGGAACATTCGTTTAACTTTTTATCTGTTAAATGATGAGAAAGAGTTTTGAGGATTGTAGGCATTGATATATCATATCCTTCTAATATCCAATCCTCTCTCTCTAAACTCTTTCCGGAGGTATCTTTTTTTCCTTTATTTATAATCTTCTTTAGATATAGATCATATCTAGCAGGAGATGAACCTTCTTCTATTTTAAAGTCGTTTTCTATTATTATCATATGTAATAAATTAGTAAATATTCTATTTCAGCTGCTATACACAGATTATTATAATTTTTATAATAAAAACTCCTTTTACTTATTTTGATATAGATTAGATCTAGTTAAACATATATTAAATGTCTAATAACCAATGAGTATATAACGCTTTTATATAATCCCAATCTATTTTCGGTAATACTGATTCTTGTCCTAGATCCTTAGGAATAATATCAAATAAAGTATCTGGATTATTTGCATCTAAATTTCTTATTATATTATAGGAAGATGATATATTATTGATTGTTTCAAAATATACCATTAATAAACCAGAACACTTTAACCATATCAAGAAATCGTTTAATGTCTTTTTAGTCTTCATTATCTTTTAAATCAATTAATGATGAATGTTGAGCTAACATATCCGCGAAATTATTTCCTTCATCTTCCTCATGTCCTTTAACCCACTCAAGAGATAATTTATAATGAGGTAATAAATCAATAACTTCTCTCCACAAATCTTCATTCTTTTTATCTTTAAAATTAGTCTTTATCCAATTATAAATCCATCCTTTTTTAATCGGATTTAATACATATTCAGAATCAGAATATATAACAACTTCGGAGTTAAATGGGAGATGTTTCAATGCTGAAATAAATCCCATTAACTCACAACGATTATTAGTTGTATTCTTAATTCCTTTAAATACGTATTTAATAAGATTCATATCGGAATCATAAAAGACTACTGCATATCCTCCTTGTTTTCTGGAGGCTCTGTAAGATCCATCTGTATAAACTATATATTTCATATTTAATAAATGCAGATATAGCTATAATATATCCGGTAATGAATATAATATACTTCATTCTAATCCTTTAGCACATTCATAATTTCAGATTCGGAAATTCTCCTGTTTCTAAATTGAATAAATTATATGGAACTATATACTGATATCTTGCACTTATCCTTTTTGGAAAAGTTGTAGTTACACATTGATTTCCTTCATATGTTCCTATTGACCAAAATGTTTTATTATTTGATGCAACTACTAAAGTTCCGATTAGTAACTCTTCAGGAACATCCACCCAGTCTAAATAAGAAGAGTGTTTAAAAGGTGTTAAAAATATAGATCTTCTACTACTAAATCCAAATTCATCTAATGTATCTATGTGATAAGGTGGAGTAGATGTATATACCTCAATATTACGTTTTTCTAAATTCAATTTAATCTTGCAATCTCCAACATCCTTATAATAAAACATTCTATTAGATATATTTAATCCTGCTAATCTAGAAAAGATATTTATTCTATATCCAGAATCAATAAAATAAGCCTCCCAATCCCGTTGGTCTTTTTTAGGAAATAAGATACATTCAGAAGCTTCAAAAGATGAATGTTGTCCATATTTATTTAGTATAATATTTCCTGGAAGAATTTTAATATAATCATTCTCAAGTATTTCTACTGTACAAATTCCAGTAAGTATGTTATAATACTCAAAATCTTCTGGAAATCTTTTTATTATTTCTGCTATATTTATCATAATAATTTCTGAAATATTGCTATAGGAATTAACAATAGACCGAACATCATTAGTATTATGGCTATAAGCTTTTCAAATTCTCCAAGCTCTAACTCACAGTAATTCTCAGCATGGTAGTATATACCCCATGACAATAATAATAATATAAAACCTACAATAATATACATTTTATTATAATTTATTTAAAAGATCTTTTAATCTTTCCTTATTTACAATTACTTCATCAAATGCCCCAAATTTACATTTTCTATTAAATAAATATTTAATAGCAATTTTCAATCTCTTCCAAAAACTCAATTCCGGATTTAAATAATATTCTATATAAATCTCCTCTTCCCCTTCATAAGAGATGAAGCGAATTAAATGTTCAGAGCAATTACATTCACATTCTAAATATATAATATCCATTACACAAACATTTCATCAATTTTAAATAATAACTCTTCAGTTGTTAAATCTAAATCTAACTGATTCCCCTCAATAATTCTATTTATATCCGGAAGTTCTAAGGTAAGTGGAGTGATTGATAATATTTCTGATGTAAGAGCTCTTATATTATCTAAAATCTCACACATCTCCACACAAAATTCCTTATAAGGATTTAAAATTTCTTGGAATTTATTATATGAAAGTATTTCTGTACTCATAATTATATATAAAAATCAGTGAGTGGAATATTAACTAGAGATACTTCCTTATCCTCTGGAATATCTGCAAATAGATCTATATATTTAATCGGATATAATTTACTTGTCTGAATTACATCTCCCTGAGGGAATTCACGAGATTTTACTACTATAAAAGTAGTATTATTTATGGTACGTTTAACTGCTTTATATACATTGGTCTGAGTTAAATATAAAGCTTCTAAATATGCTATATAATCGTATAATTCCCCAAATGTATGTTTTCCATCCGAAATAAATCTAGTATCAATTTTGTCAGATAAACTTGAAATGATACTATTTAAATATGTAGCTTTAGTAACTCCTTCATTCATATTTTGTGTATTTTAATATATAAACATCTTTTTACTTTTAACACTATTTAAATCAAATTTGGGATCTAATTTATATCTAAGAGAATTTAAGAACGATTGATCGCTATCAAGCTCATCTCCTATATAAACCATTCCATTAAATTCTGGTGAGATTATATCGAATAATTCTTTTATAGATAAATTGGGATAATCTTTAGTACTTCTCTTGTTTAAAGTATCTTTTATCACATTTAAATCATATTTATCCCCATCCTCTTTTATAGAATAAATAGGATGAGGTTTCATGGATGAGATAGACCAATACCCAAATCCGGAAGATTTTAATACCATCCATCCCATCCAATTTACTCCAAATTTACCGCTTGTTTTAAATACTCTATTCCCCTTAAGATCTATTATATCGGAACTCCCTTTAATAGTTCTTCCGTATATAGTCTTAGTAGATTTAAAATATTCCCAAAACTTTTTTCTGACGGTTATTCTCATGGATTAATAACTCCTAGAAGAGTTAGTATTATCAATATGACTCCAAAAGCTATCACCCCAGCACTATCTTCATTCTTATGTTCTTGCATAATCTTAAGTATTTATATTAAACAATGTTTTTAAATTCTTTGATAATTTAATACATTCTAGATCATGTAAATGAAACCATTTACAAGAAACTAGATCTTTTGGGAGGTGTATAAATTCCGGGATATGATCTAAATTAATAGAGTAAAAATACCTTTGTTTCTCTAAATCATTATCCCTATCAATCATTATAAACCTCTCTCTCCGAAACCTGTGATTAATAGAATTTTTCACAATTCTACTTGCACAAGATTCCATTGTTTCTGCTTGAAGTAGTGGACCTTCTAAAGAATCCCATATATTTTTATGTCTTTTTTTGAATAAGAGAATTAAATCATTATATCTAATTAATATATTTACTACCATCATGTTTGAAAATCTGAGTTTGAAAAATAAAAATAAAAAAGCCTAGAACTCCAAAAATCTATAATAGTCCAAACATACCATATCTGGAAGTTGACTTAAAAATAGTTTTAGAGTATCTAGGCTTGATAAAATAGACAGAAAGGGGTATTCTACTTATAAGCCATAGAATCCGTTTAGTTTTGAAATTTTAATATTTTACAGTCTTTTAAAGAGTTATATAAACAAAACTTTATTTATATAATATTCAGTTAAATAACTATTTGGAGTATTTTTCATATCTTTTCGAATTTTTCAATATTTATTGAATGAAAAGAAAAGTCCAAACAAAATTTGTCCAGATTTTTCTATAAGAAATAATCAATCTAAAAATTCCCATTATAGAATTGTTGTCCTACGAGGATTTGAACCTCAATTCTCTGGACCAAAACCAGATGTATTACCATTATACTATAGGACAAATGTTTATTAAAAATAGTTATGTATAGATTATATAATATAGTCAAAGAATATGTCAAGGGCAAGAATCCTCTCAAGGACTAAGGTTAAGACAGAAAGAGGAGTATAGTTTATATTTAAATAAGTATATTTATTTAAATAAAAACATCTTTTGAGGATTCTTTCGCATTAATAGTTTATATTATCGTCTATATTATTTAGCTAAATTTTATTATATATATAATCTATACATATAAAAATACCTCCATCCAAATGGATTTAAGTATTACCTACTTTATTTATTTTTCTTTTGAGATGGTATGAAGATCGTTATAAATACTCCTTAAACCATCTGGGATGATGATTTTAAGTTTCTCAATTTCCGATCTCTTATTTAATACATATTCATTATATTTTGAACGTACTACTTCCATCTTTTCATTATACGACTCTGAAGCTGCTTTATCTTCAAGAGTAAGATACATTTGATATTCATGATCATAACTTTTTATCTTAGATTTCAAAGAGTTCAGAACCTTCTCATTCTCTCTTCGTAAATCTTGATATTTAAGCATAATCTTTTCTACTTCTTTAGTATCCACACTTGGGATTTTATTAGTGACTACAACTATAGAATCTTTTGCTTCTGTGGTTATATTCACTTTGTTATGTGCAATATTTAAAAGCTCGCTATAAGCTTTTCTTAAAGCACCATTATTATGAATATATTTCCCAATTGAAGAAGTTAAAGCTTCTGAGAAGAGATATTTAACCCGTTCTGAAACATCTAATTTCCCAAGTCCATAATTAGGATCTAGTGTAGAATCTTTAGATCTCTGTACTACATATTCAGGGAAATCCTTTATAAAATCAGATAAAGTATATTCTCTAAGTTTCTCACTTTCCACATCTTTTGCTTTGATTCCTTCACTCATCCATGCAATAAATGCTTTTAGTTGTGCAGCTTTAGTAAGTTTAGAATCTAGATCAGATAGTTCGGATAAATTATATCCTTCTTTAGTTCTAATCTTATTCTCAGATCCAAAGAGTGTTACTTCCTCAGTAATGAAGGAGATATTATTTAAAGATGATTCTATATCTTTTAATAACTCCCTAGCAATGTTACATAAATATGTAGCAGAAGTAGAAGTAATACCACTCTCTCCAAAAAATACTTTATTCTCATTTCTAATTTCCATAATATGAATATTTAAATAATTACTACTTAGGCACTTTGTAAGGAGTCGAACCTTAACCTCAAGGACTTATCTGAGTGCATCCGATGCACAAAGTACTATTAAATAATCAGATCCAGAGATATATAAAATCTCTTTCGCCGGGAATGTATCCCAATGAAGTTTGTGCCTTAACTTCATCCCCTGTTTTTCTATAAGGCACTATAGATTATCAGAGATTTCATATAATTTCTTATATGATTGATTCCCTATAAATATTGTAGTTTTTGGAATCTCACCTTCTATATAAATAGATTGGCTCAGTGTCACCACTATCCTTTAAGGACTACAGGTTCTCTTACGAAGCGTATTTCTGTATTTAACTTCACTGATTTTGCTACATCTAGATAGTACTAGAAGTGGGATTCAAACCCACATGGATATTACTATCCACAGAATTTTAAGTCCTGAGTATCTGTCAATTTCACCATTCTAGCATAATATATTTAATCCCACCATTCTTTCATATAATAATATCTTAATTTATTATATAAATACCACGCTTTTTCAGTTCGAAGAGTTGGGAGAATATCAATATCATATTTATCTATAGAAATAAATCTATTTATATTCTTAGTATTTACATAACCTTTAAAATCTAAATCCTCATCCCTAGCAATATCTAATAATCTCACAGCCAATTGCATCTTCGAAATTATTCTGGAATTATTAATATGACATCCGTTATCAGTAAAAAATTTAATACATTGAGTTAATTTCTCTTTTTCTACATCTAACATAAATGCCCAATCAAAATTATAATAAGCATTAGTTTTTATAAAAAATTTAATCCATCTCTTTACTTCTTTCGGGAGTTCTCTCTTTTTCATAATTAATAAATTATAAATCTAGACATATTTGTATATATAAATTATTAACAGGATCATTTGGAATTAGATCTTCTCCAGATATTTTCCGTCTTAATCTTCTCTCTATACATCTATCACATAAATACAATTTTAAATCCCACGTCGAATACAATACATTATTCCGAACTGATTTCTTATATTAACTTGCTTCTTATAATACGAAGCTACATTAGACAATTATAAGTGTATCAACTCTGCTCATACGATTTATCAGATTAATCTATTAGGAAATAATGCTTGTTTCTCATATAATTATTTTTATGGAAGTTCGATAAAAATGCTATCATTAACCGTACTCGATAGCTAAGTTGGGTTATACGACACCCAATAGGACTAAATTTATATGTACAATACAAAACCTATAAGTTACGTTGAGTCCTACACTAGTACTACACTCTTTATTATGCTCCTCGGGTAGGACTTGAACCTACGACTCTACGGATTAACGGTCCGCTGCTCTAGCCAACTGAGCTACTGAGGAGTTAATTTAATGATATAAGTTCCCAAACCTTATATTTTAAATTCAAGAAAGTTTTATAACATTTCTAAGTTATAGAGTTATTCTCATTACCAATACAAACTCAAAAAGATGGATCTGCTTTTAATTTATACTCCCCTTAGACATAGGATGAGTTGGGATTTATAATTAGCATGCATAATTATAAAATATAACAAACTTCTATATTCCGCGTTAAATATCTGAAGTCTATTATATAGTAGCGGGAGATGGATTCGAACCACCATCCTCTAGGTTATGAGCCTAGGATGTTACCTTTACACTATCCCGCATAGAATATAAACAAAATTATTAATAAAAGAGTGGTTACAGCTCATCTGCATTATTACTGATTTTGATATTATCTCAAGGGCACTGAACCCACCCCAACCCTACTGTTGCCCCTTTTTCGGGTTAATATTAAGATATGAATTATATGAGTTTCTTTATCACTTCTTAGATTGGATTCGAACTAATATTTCCTACTGTATGTGACATTTTCACCAGTTAAACTACTAAGAAGTTGATTTAACAATAAGTATTCCACGCTTATTTTATATCTAATCCTAAGATATTAGATTTTAGGTCAATTTGGAAAATCTAAAAATCTAGGTTTATTTATACTCTGTAACCAGTAGAGCTTGGAATATCTAATTATTGTACACTAATTAGATTTACATATGTAAATATCTTACTCCATGAGGATAATTTCTCTATGGATGTTACCTATTTGGATTTCAGAGATTTTATATTTAAAATCATCTCTAACTGTTATCGTTTCTAACATATCTAAAGATGCGTTATCTCCTAATACTTCGATACATCTTACTAATCTTGGGCTACTCCTATTAATATTTCTCATATCTAATGGAGACTTAATTACTTTATATTTAATTAAATACTCTATAGCTGGTAAAGATAGATTTAATCCAATTCCGGATCTATTAATCACGATCTTCATAATTATTATATTTAAAAGATTATTTTTATTTATTTTAATTAATATAATTTTAAAGTATTTAAAAGATATCATTCTTATATATTTCCGAATATAACCTTTTAAATATAATATTTAACGAGAGCGAAGAGAGATTCGAACTCTCACAATATAGTTTTGCAGACTATTCCCTTAACCAATTTGGATATTCGCTCTTACTTAAATAGAATTAATGATTGATTCTAATGAAGATAATAATAATAGAAATATAAATATTCCTATTATTGTCATTATGTATTTTATATCTATCTTTCTCATAATAAACAAATTTAAAAAGGAGAGTATTAACTCTCCCTTAATAAGGAAGGAGATATCACATCTCATTAAATGTTGCTAATGTTAAACACTGATCATGAAAAAAATTACAAAAAACATTAATCCAGAAATTCTAAACATCAGAAATCCTGAAAATCAATATCGTGGTCCCACTAGGACTTGAACCTAGAATCTCAACATTATGAGTGTTTTGCGTTAACCTTTACGCTATGGGACCTTACATATCCTTAGATAAGATATATAATTATATACTTATCATCATATGTTTAAACATATATCATAATCATATTTCTAGCGATCTGAATATGTTGATCTAGATAATATATCATAGATCTTTATCTAACAATCCTTGTAATTTATATTATAACTCTTATCTAACAAAAGAGAAGAGCTAATATTGTAAAGAATAGATATATTCTATACATCCAAGGACTAGCTGTCTTTTTAATGTTTTGTAATAATACTATTAACGCAGTTATACATACTGCATTAAGTACTGTTAAAATAATTAATATTAATTCCATAATTTTAAATTTAAAGTTATAAATTATAGACACGACAGCTTATATATTTATTGATACTAGAGGCAAATAAGAGGTGATTAGGGTTCAAGATTAGAACTTGTCTCACCTCTTTCATTAACACAGGATTTTCCATGGTTTTACGAACTATGGAGAAAATTTTTAGTGGTGTTGTGGATTAATGCTGTGAGAAGAGGGAAATTTGTGGTTTAGAATCACAAAAATCCCATCTCTCACTTCTAATCACTTGAAAAATATTATCACTTGAAAAATATTATCACTTGAAAAA